TTATTTATATAATTGCATCCATTTCCAAGTTCCTAAATCTGTACCACACGATACAGCCCATATGTGTGCATTCCAATGATTGATAATAATCATTGTTGCTTCATTAGAATTTTGTCCAAATACAATAATATTAAAATTTCCTTGTTCACCAGCAAAGACAGTTGACTTATCATTGAAAACATTTAAATATTTCATTCCGCTTTTTATATTACTGATAATCCATTGCTGAATATCTGAAACAGATGTTGATACTGATTCCACAGATAATCTGTCACCAAAAATATTGCTATTTAGTTGATTTATCTGGCTTGCATTATTATCTGCCTTTTCATTGACTTGTCTGACACTATTCGCAGTAGCGACCTTGGTTGTACTAGAAGAATCTGTACCATCATAGATATCAGAAGTATTTACCTTCTTTCCAAGTAACGTTTCAATGTATGTAAATTTCTTCAAAAGTTTTCCGCAAAGTGTTTTGATTTTATCTCCAGGACTTAAAACAGGATTTTCATTGGACTCTTTGGTGAATTCACTTACAATCATTTCATCAGCCTTTTCGCCGTCAATCGCATAAGGAAGATCCTTTGTAGCGGTAGCTCCATCACCAATCTTTACTCCATATCTACCAGTTCCACTACCGGTATTTGGAGAAATTAATAACAATTCATCTTTTTCGAGAACTTTATCGGACTTATCTGCAACTGATTTAGTTGCACGTTTTGGTTTAATTATATCAGGCATATTGTTCCTCCTTCATTATAATGTCCCTCCATCATATAAGTTTTCAAGAGGGCTAGTATCAGATAAATTACCACCATCTACCATTCGTTTTCTAAATTCAAAATCTTGTAAAGCTTCTTCTACACGATCCGCTTGATTTTGAGCAAATAGAGCAGCATCATTGGCTTTTGAACTTGCAGTATTTGCTGACTCTGTAGCGGTATTAGCATTTGATGTAGCCGTTTCGCATTTTTTGATTGCTTCTGCTGTATTCGTTTGACGTTTATTTTCCTGTTCGACACGTTTGTTTTCAGCTTCTTGTGCTTCTGAATACCATAGAGTAATATTAGTCTGTAGATGAGTGAGATTTTCATTAAGCGTATTAAAAGTTTCTTGATATGATGTAATATCAGAATTTATTCTTTCAAGTAATTTATTAAAATCTGATGTATATTTATTTTTTATCTCATTGAACTCGGTTGAGTATTTTTGTATATTTTCTTTGAGAGTTTCAATGAGTTTTTTTGCTTCTTCCTGATTCAAATTAAAATCTTTAATCAAGTCTGGAATAGCAGCGGCTTGTACAATCAAGTCGTTCAGAATATTAAATTCAGATGAAGATACAAGTCGATCTTGATTTAACAATGATTTGCTTACAGTCATTGTAAATGTAAAAGTTGTTGTTACGGACGATTCAGAATTATCATAGATTCTAATTTCACAATGAACATCTCCAGTACGGGATAACATTGCTTCAGTAAATGTAATATAAGGATAACCATCATCATCAAATGGACAAGTGGTGTTTGAATAATTCTCACCATTTATTTCCAAAGATAGAGCAATAACCTCGGTTCCTTTAAATGTTATAGGTATATTATTGTCAGTAATAACCAAGCGTCTAACTCTGGAGTTATGGTCATATTGTTTTGCTTGAAGATATTTAAAAGATTGTTCATGTGATATGTCAATCCGAAAGTCCTCTATAATTTGTGTTGCCAAAGGACACCTCCTTTCCAAATAAGAAAACTTCTTACTCAGAAAGTAAGAAGTCTATATTAAAAATATCCTCTTCATTATCTAATGTAAAGTCGGAATTATTAATTACATCTATTGGGAGCTTATATGGAATTAAAGTTTCATCACAAGACATATTTATTAATTCGTCTATTTCTTTTGAGAAATCTTCATAATTGGTATTAGATTTTAAATTGAAGATAATATTTCCATCTTTTAAAGAAAAATAAGATGGAGTTCCATTTTCATCTTTTATGAGATTACAGTATTTTTCTAAAATTTCAGTTCGTTTTTGTACAAAGAAGTTATAGGAATCAGAGAAAATTTTGATATTCCTCATTACCCAGTAATCAATTTTAAAAGAAGGTTTTTTACGTTTTATCTGCTCAAGAATCTGCATCGCATTTGCAATTTTTCCAAGTGTCATATTTAATATCTCCTATGGCATATTATTTTCAAGATAATTTATACGTTCAGCTAAATCAATTAATCCACAATCGCTTCTATTTGACCATATGTAATCTAAAGCTTCTGCCAAACTATAACCTTGCCAATATTGTGTATTTGCTATTTTGGCTATACGAGTTTCACCACTACCAGTAACGACAAATGGATATGGGTCATGATTTGAACCAGCCCACAACCAAGCCTGATCATCCCCCGAAGCATTGGCCATCATACCTACCATTTCATTTCCAGATGATAATTGACCTCTACGAAGATTAAGAACACAAAATTCTCCCAAATACACTTCTGTACTGTTGGCCTCAAATAAACTATTTCCAATATTAATTGATCCACCTCTTATATAAGAAGAACTTCGATCACCTATCAATTCATCACCTTCGATTCTCCAACCTCCAATACGTCCTGAAGTGGCAGTAATAGCACCAGAAATTGATGCTCCGGAGGCTGTTAGGATGCCTTGATTATTAACTGAAAAGTGTTCACCTACTTTCAATGAACCACCAGTAATGTTGGCATTAGAGCAAGTCATAGCCCCAGAATTACTTACACGAAATGGAGCGTTGTTTCTATCTGTACTTCCAGCCCAATAAGCAATAGCTCCAGAAGTTTTATCTGATGATAATCCGATATTTCCAGAAGTGAGAGTTTGATCAGCTATTTCAAAGCTTGCGATTTGTCCAGACTTAGAAATTAACTTACCTTCAAATGTCAAAGCTTTCACCTTTGTGTCAACGTACAAAAGCTTTTTGTTATCAATTGAAATAGAGAATATATTGTCTGGAGTGTCTGGATTGATTTTTACTTCGTATGAATCCTTTTTAGCAGTAAATCCCTTATCATCAATGGTATACGATCCAGATTGGTTAGAAATGATGAGTTGTTGTCCCATTAAAAGACGGCCTACAATAGAATCAGCGCACAAACCAAAGAAATAATCATCACCCATTTTAACATATCCAAGTGCTAAACCAACGCTATTCCAGCTATCATGAGTGATCGCAATCTGATTGGAAGTTATCCATACTTGACAAGGGTCATATATTTGTTGCTCGGCTATCCATTTTTTACAAGTGATACCTGTTTTATCAAGTTTAACTTCATTGTTCTCATTAGTTACAAGTTGTTGTTTACTTGCATCCAATATATTGTTCATGTACTTATTTACATCAATGGATACGATAGCAGCATTTTTCCAAGCACCAGTCTGAAATTCTACTTTAGAAGAGGCATCTTCAGCTTGCGATTTCACTTCATCAAACAAAGCCCAGGATTCTTTTAAAGAATTACGATTAGAGAATGTAACTTTAAAATCAGATGGATTATCCCAATTGATATGTAGTTTCAAAAGACGGGCAGATATAATAGAATTGTGATTCTCAAAATTGATATGAATGATATTGAACATTTCCAAGGCATCTGTAAATCGTTTATAATCATAATCTACAGTGAAGTTAATCAAATCAACATCCAGTGTAAATTGAGGATAACAGATTTTTTCCAATTCACTACGTCCGTGTTTTAATAATGCTTGTTGCATTTCGAGAATTTCTCTATCAGTCATTGAATTTGTCGCTATGAATGAATCATCAACTAACGTATCTTCACGAATAAATGGGCCTAATTCTGCGTACAGTTCTGAACCTAAGACTTCTGGGAGATTCACTACAAGGTCATTGATCTGAGCGGTGATTGCTTCAATCTCAGCCTGTTTACTTGCAATCTGTTCTTCTCTAACTTTGATTTCAGCTTCAATTGCTGCGTGAATTTCGGCGTTCTTTTTATATAACTCTGAATCGCTATCATTAAGATATAAAGACATATTTGTTTTATATATGATTTCTTTTTCCTGCAATTCACGCAATCCAAACTTAGTCCAATCAGTAGAATCTTCACCTTCGTCTGGAACTTTATTTTTTAGCTCATTTAACTCATCGTAATGGGAGAGTAGTGAAGACATTTTTCCTTGATATTCAGATTCATTCTGCTTGCATAGATCATCATATTTTTTTAATCCAGCTTGCAATTCATCTGACATCATGGATAGATAATAACTAAAGTTATAAATTTGGTTCGTACCTGAAATGTTCACATCTAATATACCAAGGGGTGTATTAGTACGTTCATCATTTCCACCAGTCACAGTCAATACCGTTTTGATATCATCCTCGGATGATTCCATATTAATACTTTTAATCACGTTCTGATAATTGAGTATAATATTTGTGTCTTGTCCTAGATTTTCTAACTTATAGGCAGAAACACTTCTATCATAACTATCAAAAATAAAAACACATTCATATACCTTAGAAACTATCTCTGTGAGGAATGAATAACTGTCAACGCTATCTTCTTGGAAATTACGATATTCGGTTGAAATTTGTGGATCTACATATTTAATTGACCATCCGGGATTTTTTTGAAGAAAGATATGAAGAATAGAATGTGCCTCATCTAGTTTATTATACAGACAGTAACGATCAAGACCTCCCTGTTCATCAGAATCAATTCCCAATGAACCAAATGATGTAAGGTAAGTTTGTCCGAGTTCACACTCTAATGATGATGCTGAAATTTCTTTGTATTCATTGTTTCCTTCATTTATAATCGTACTTTCGTTTATCCTGAACCATCCAATACCATATAGATGAACATATTTACCTATTTGTATATCTTCGTAAAATTTAGTAGGGTCATTATCTTCATATTTATAAACATTGAAACTAATTTTGTTAAATGAATTTGCCATTATATCACCTTGCATATCATAAGTATGAATGGCTCCAATGATTGATTTATTGGGAAATGCAAGGTATACTTCTGGTCGTTTTAGGTTTTTGAAATAATTATATGAAAAGAAACTCATTAGACGATACCTACCTTCCTATATTCCCTATATTCAAATTCCAAGGTACACGGCATGTCTACGGTAATCCGATTATAACCGTCAATGAGATAAGGCCAGTATTTATTGAAATCATCGAATACTTTATGCGTAACAGAAGATGAAGAAATAAAGGGGTATCCGCATTCTAATTTAATAACTTCATCAGGGACGCAATTTTCAATAATTAAAGAATTATCTTCCTGTTCGATAGAAGAATTGGTTAATGTCAATGTTCCTGATTCTTTTGGTACAATGGTTAAGTTAGGATATATTGGTAGTTCTTCGTCATTGTCTACATAAAAATCTTCTATAGTATCATTTCCGCCCATGATCCATTTTTTATTGCGGACATCAGAAAATCCGAATGGGGCATTGGTTGTTATTGTAAATTCCATACCAACAGTTCCATAAAAATAGGCTGCTTTGGGATTTGAGATATTGGCATAAAACCATACATCTGCATACTGCTTATCTAATATACAAAACCATTTATACTTATTTCTCTGGCATAACCATTTTTTAAGAAAACGTTCTTGATTGGATGTGATAGGAGAGAAATCCCTGTTTACCACTTGCATTGTATAAGATAATGGTTTTGAATAATCTTGTGATATGATATGGAATGTATCACCTAATACAGACTTTTCAGTATTAAGTTCTGTTTCTTGTGCAGGTACAGTAATAAATCCAGCTCTAGCGAACGCGGCGCATCTTATTCCGTATTCATCACAGGATACACCGTCAAATACAAAACGTTCAAACATAATTCACATCCTTTCTTCTGGAGCATAATAAAAAGCACTATTATAAAATTGAATTTATAACAGTGCTTTAAAATTATTGAAATATTTCAACGTAATCAATATCACATAGACGAACAACTACATATGTATTTTTATCGTTTAAATGCGAAGGTTCATTTTCCATAACTTCATTTGTTGTTTTATCAAATTTTGCAAAAGAACTTAAAGCCAACCATGAGGCTTCGCCGTATTCCTCTTGTGATTTATAATGTCCAATCAAATAATAATCTTTGTCCTTTAAGTAAATCTTTAGATTGGCACCATTCTTAAAATCAATGATGTCTTCCCAAATAGTATTTGAAGGGGACTTATGTAAATATTTTGCTAAAAAATTTTTCATAGAATTTGTTTTTAACACAAAAATTATAATAAAAACAAAAATAGAACCTACAATAATTTCTATAAAAGCGTTAATCATTGGAACATTTGGAACGATATTAATAGGTACAATCATTCGCAATAGTGTTACCAATGATAATAAAACATAACTGATTATACAGCTTACCCATAAAAAATGAGATTCTTTAAATTTCTTTGAGGCGGCGAATGAATAAAGTATAAGACACCATGCGCCAGGAACAATATATTGTAAAATTGTAGGTATTTCTTCGATAATAAGTTTTACTGTTTCTATTTTGATTTCTCTCCTTTATTTTTACTATTATTAGCAGAATTTCCAGTCATTCTTTGAACATCGAATGGTCTTTCGGTTGAATTTGTTAAAGTGAAATTTTTGTGAGTATTTTGTGATGAATTATTTTTGTTTTCCATAGCATAACCTCTCAATTATCTTTTTTTCTGTTATACTACAAAATATAAAAATATTCAAGTGTTCTGATAAAGCGTCCATATTTCAGGACGCTTTACTAGCATTTATCATTTATTCCGATTATTTCTTTAGCTGCCATTTAACTTCTTTAGCCACACTATCTGATATGATACGGGAATTCTTTTTAAGCATAGGGACAAATTCGTTATTGAGGATTCGCATAGTAGATTCATCAAGGACTCCACCAATGTTGATATCCACATTTACGTTTTGATTACGCTTAATAGAATTCAATGCATCTTTAGGAATCTTTTGATTCACGATATTATCAATGTAATCTTTTGGATTCTTAGAGATATCCCATAATCTATTTGTCTGTTCAGAATTGAAAACATGTTCTCCACCCTTAAACTGCTGTAATACACCATATTTACTTATGATAACTTCACTTCCAAGACCATCTTCATCCATAAGATTTAGACCTTTCTTAGCTTTGGTTGTTCCATTACGATATCCAACGGCGTATCCTTTTTTTCGTACTTCATCTTTGGTGAGTGTTTTACCATCCCATTTACCAGAGCCATCTACATAATAGTAATCATTTCCGTCTTTGCTCTTAATAGCCATATTTTCAGCCATGCTACCATCAGCAGTGAGATAGTAGTATGTACCATTTCTTCCAGGTATCCACTCAGACTTAATCATATGACCATCATTTGCGTCAAAGTAATATTGCTTACCGTTATGTTCTTGCCATTCAGTTTGCATATATCCATTGTCATCAAAGCCGTACTGTTTACCATTTATTGTATAGATTCCATCTGAAGCATAATCGTAATTACCATCTGGATCATAGTCTTCGCCATACCACCAGCGTCCACCTTTACCTTTTTGCCATTTACCTGTTCCAGAGATATCTTCAAAATCGACTCCACCACTTCCATAACCATTCAATCCTACCTGTTCTAATAAGTCTACCAATTCATATAACTTACTAAAATCAAGATTGTCGATTTCATATTGAATATTTGATGTAACTTCTCCAATTGCATCCGCACATAAGTTTGCAGCATCACTACTGGAATCCCAAGGCTCTGTTAAAGAATCAATAGCAGATAAGCTGTATTCATTTCCGTATTGAGTTAAGATTCCATATACAGTAGAGTAATTCGATTTAACTTCTTCCAGATATTTTTTGATAGCTGCTTCTTGAGCATCCAAATTACTATCCAGTTCATCCATCTCTTTGTTTTTGGATTCTTCAAATGCTTCGTATTCTTTATCCAAAGCATCTTTTCTCTGTTCCATCTCGTGATCATACTGAGTTTCATATAGATCCTTTTGTGCTTCGGCAAGTTCTTGCTGTAACTGTAATTTTTGAGCTATATCGGCACGATCAGTAGAGTTGGAGAGAGCAGCAATTTGTCTTTCCAATTTAGATATATTGGATGATTTTTCAGCAATAGATTCTTGATAATCATGTAGATCTTGCTCTGCCTCTAATGCTGCTTTTGTTTCATCAATCAACTTTTTCTTTGCATCAATCTCTGCTTGAATCCCTTCTTTTACAAGAGATAGGATAGCGTCTCTTGATTCTTTGCTTGCTAACACAGCACTTTCCTGGGCAGATGTGTACTCGTATAACATGGAATTATATTCGTCCTGAGTAATTAGTCCGCTTTCAAGTGCATCATCTAACGATTCGATTGCTTCATTATATTCAGCTGCCTCTTGCTTGGCATTTAGATACTGTTGTGCATATAAAGCCACTTGAGCCAGTCCACGATCTGTTAATTTACCATTCTCGTCTACGAGATTTGTATCTCCAATCAGACTGTTCATTGTGTCAATAGTACCATTGATTGAATCCATTTTGGATTTAAAATCATCAAGCTCCTTATACACGAGTTCTGTCATTGCATCTTTGTATTCTTCGATGGCATCCGCAGCAGATATCATGTTGTTTTTATAATCTTGAAGTTGATCGTTGTATTTCTTCCATTCTTCGGAACCTTGCTTCAAATCCAACTTGGACATCTCATTTACTAAAGCATTATAAGCGTCTGCATTTTGTCTTGTTAGGGCAAGTTGTTTTTCTACAAGTGATGTATAATCATTTGCTTCAATCGATTCTCCAGATTTCTCACGCAATGAGAGCAGTTCCTTTTCCGTATCAATCATCTGGGACTGTATATCTGTTAATTGCTCAAACTGATTGATTATATTATCTAGTTTGGAAAGATTTAAATCATGAATTGACTGTTGAGTTTCTATGATTTGATTGTTGCAGTCCTGAAGTTTTTTGAACCAATCTTGATATTCGGTGATTTTAGAACTTAAATCTTCATCGTTAATTTTTTCAATATCAATAGTTCCTAGTTGGATTTTTTGAATATAATCATCAGACAAACCAATCTTATTCATTTCTTCTGAATAACGATCAGCCATCTGGTTTAAAATATCCATCTTTTCTACAAGAAGATCTATGGCTGTATCTGTAGTGGAATTTTTTGATTTATACCCTACCAGAATATCAATCTTTGACTTTAACTTATCAACCTGAGAATCAATCAAATCAATTTTCTGTTGCATCCAGTCAAATACAGTATCAGATTTCTCGTTTTTGGAACCTTTTTCACTCTTATCCCTAAGATCTTTTACATAGTCGTCAACATTTTTATTTCCAGCAGATTTTAAAAGATTAATTTGAGAATCAAGTTCATTGATAGCACTGGTATAATTAGATATGTCAAGCTCAAGCTTAACACTTGCATCTACACTGTCATATTTATTTACATTTATAGCATCTTGTACGGATTTTACGAAATTAGATGCGGCGTCTTTTGGACTAAAATTCTTAATTGAATCTCCAACACCGTTTAACGTTTCTTTTACTGTATCAACGGGATTTTCTGAACCGATGCTAAGAATAGATTTTGCAGTGTTTAGAGCTTGCTGTCCTACCTTAAACAAGCTATCAATCATGTTTCCAGCTTGTGTATTGACATTCTTGGATGCATCATCAATTGAATTTGTTAAATTAGAATCTATATTTGCAGATACTTCGGACACAACTCGGTCATATTCACTCATGTTGCCAGCCATAAGTTCTTTAGCAACGGCATCTGCATTTTGTTCTTCAACGCCTAAATCAACTAGATGCTGAACTAATCGATCCCTAGCCTCAGCTATCTTTTCGTTCTTCTGATTTTCGCCATCAACCTCTCCACTTGCCTGAGCAGCAATAAGATCTAATGCGGCTTGTGCAGCAGCTCTTTTCCCTTCAAGGAGAGTTTTTTCAGACTCTAATTGAGAAATCTGGGTTTCACGATCAGCGTTAATTTGAATCTGCTTACCATTGATAAAATCATCGATTACACTCTTATTGAACTGAATCAAACCATCAGAAGTAACTTGACCTTTTTGTAATAAATCTGGAAATACTTCTGCAAATTTACGAGCTTCTTCTGCTGTAAGTGTATAACTTTTTCCCAGGGCATCGACAATTTCTGCAAGGGTTTGCATTTTACTTTCTGCCGTATCAAATACGCTTAATGTACCAGACCAATCAGGAGTAGAAATTCCTTTTGCCTCATTCGCAAGTTCTCTAAATGTATTAATTAATCCATCGGAAGCACCTGCGTCTTTAAGATATGTAATAAGATTAGAAAGTGTGTTGTCTACTAAATCAGTTAATGCCTTATTGAGATTGTCAGTCTCATTTGCCAACTCTGGAAATTCTTGTTGTAAATCGAGAATATCTGAACTGGTTAATTTTCTTGATTTTAAATTTTCAAGAGCGGAGCCAAGCGTGGACAATTTCTTTTGGAATTCATCTATTGCTTTGGAAGTTTCTTTATTTGAAATATCAAATCCAATAGGATCGCTGCTTACATTTGAATCCTTTAATTTTTCGGATTCACTATTAAATTGATTTACAACTGATTGAAGTTTAGATACACCATCAGAGGTTACAAGATCAAGATTGGATATAGCCTGTGCTAATTCAGGAAATTCCTCAGATAAGCTTTCTACTGTTAGTTTACCTGCTTTGGATAATTCAGACAAGTTATCTTTGGTTTCATCAAATTCCTTAGTCTTAAACAAATCATCTAATTGAATTTTGTTCCATGTAGAAGGATCAAATCTTTTGTACGCAACCTCGAAACTTGAAGACAATCCTTTGAAAGCTTCTTGTGCTTCTGACGTAAGATCATCAAACGGCTTAAGAGAAAGATTTTTTATTTTACTTTGATCTTCTTGTAAAGAAGTTAATATGTGTTCATTTACATCGGTTATTTGCCGTGAGTATTTTTCGGCTAATTTATTATCACCAGAAGAAAACGCTTTATCTCTATACTCTATGAGTTTTTCATAAGCTGCAATCTGTTTTGCAATATTGTTTTCATCAACAAGAAGTTCATTGAGTGGCATTCCACCATCTACTGACCTTTTATATCTATCAATATCTTCGTTTGTTACTGGGCCATTCTTATATTTCTTATTGTAAGCGTCAACGGTCTTTTCAATTGTTTGAGTTAATCCATTTTCTGTTGTCTCTTCTAAGAGTGCTCTCTGAATTAAAAGTTGCTCATTAACATCTTTTAGTCTTTGAAGTTCATCTTCTTCAGTGTAACTCAAATGATCTTTAGCTAATAATTCATCAATAAGTTTTTCATTACTTTTTAGCTCTTTGTTGACATCTTCAAGCTCTGTTTTGCTTTTTTCATAAGCGGCCATAGATGCTTCCATAGCTTCCTGAGCCTTTTCAGCAGCGTGAACCTGATTATCAATAAGTTTTATTACTCCACTAATTGCCTCGCCAATTAAAATTCCAGCAATCATAGTACCAGCACTTGCAAGTAACTGCAATGCAGCCTTACCTGCTTTGGCCGCAAAAGATAATCCCTGTATTGATTTAGTATATGCTTTTATTGTAAATTCTCCATTTTTCATGTTGGAAGCACATCTAATAATGGAGTCATCAACTTCTCCTAACTGTTCTGCAACAGCACTGGCACTTAACTGTGTTGAGTTAAATACTTTTTGGAATCGTTCAGCCTGATCCAAGAGTTCGGGAGACATTTCTTTTTTGGGATTAAGGTAAGACCAGAGGCTTCCGACTTGTTGCTTGGCCTCGGATTTGCTTATACCTTTATCGGTCAGATCATCTATATCACTTTTTCGTTTATGTATTTGATCGAGAATCGTCCCAAACGAATTACCCAATACACCAATCTTATGAAGGGTATTATCTATTTCATCGTCAAATGTTTGAAAAATCAACCGTTATATTACTATAAAACAATGTTTGGGGTTTGCTTTTATAGAATTGAAATGGTATACTGGTTTATAGTTGGGAGGGATAAAATGAGGATAGCCAAAATATGTTATAATTGTGGAAATAGATTAACTAGTGGGACAATAAAAAGAAAAAATATTGAAACATGTGATGTATGTGGTGAAGAATTTCATAATGTTGATTTCTTCACTGGAATTAAGTTGGCAAAAATGTCAGGGAGAGAAAGTGACAAGTGGATTGAACAACAAACTGGACATAAGATTCCGGAAGAATACGCAAAGCAAAGAGAAGAAGATTTAAAAAAAACACTAGAAGAAATCAAGAAATATAAAGAACAAAGAGCCACTGAACTTTGTATTCAAAGAATGGATCGAGAACAAAAGAAACATCCAACTAACATCCATTGTCCTACCTGTGGATCAAACAAAATTGAAAAGATCAGTGGTGTAAGCCGTGCTGCATCTGTAGGTGTATTTGGTCTTGCAAGCAGTAAAATTGGTAAGACATTTGAGTGCAAGAATTGTGGGTATAAGTGGTAAGAAGGAAGTAGAAGAGTGGCAGTTATAGCTTAAAAAGTTCTTTGATATTAACTTTGTTCAATGGAGATATAACCTGATTGTCTAAGTGGCAGCACTTATGATTTTTTAGTTTATCATCATAAGTTTCGTATTCACGACACTCTTTTCTAGTAGACAATTCTGATGTTAATAATTTTACGAATTCTTCTGCTTCACAATAAGTAAATTGATTATCATATAAATAATTTGTTATGTCTATAAGGCCTTGTAATAACTTAGCATAGTCTATCATTAAAACACCTGCTTTCTAAAAGGAGATCGATATAATATAAAGAGGACTACTTCACATCTAGTCCTCTTTATATTTAAATGCAGAACCCAAAGGTTCTCTCAATATAAGCTTTTTAGCGTTTTCAATATCCTCTTGAACCAACTCGATAATTTTCGATGATTCAGCAATAGATACATTTTCTTGCATTAGTAAATCTTGTATTTTTGATACGCAGTTTTTAATTCTATCTGGATCTGAGATTTGCTCATCCATGTATTTATTCTTCATTTTTACACTTTTTATATGTTGAATAACTTCATCTTTTTTAGTCATTCTTATAAAGCTCCTTTGATTATATTTTCCTTTCAAACAAAATAAAAACACCCGTCAGTAAAATGACGGGTGCAACCTAACCACAAATCATGTTAACCATTCATTGCTCCGTAGGTTTAAATTCTTTGTCCTATTGATTTATTTGTACAAATATATTGTGTGTTCCACCACACATTTAAAAATTCTTTTTAAATAAAGATGACGACTTTTTACATTCCATCAGATGTTTACCTGTAATTCTTTGTTCATTTGATGTTTTTATAAATTCCTGACTCTTTTCTTTGTCGATTACAGGGAGATTATGGTTTGGTACTGCTAAAATTGTCATATGAACATCCTCTATTTTATCGTCTACTATGGTAACACCATCGTGTATTCAATTTTTATATTACTGATTATTTAGCCATTCCCACGTTTTTGAGTCTTTTTCATAAATCAGTTCAATGCGCCCAATATCTTGCAAATTAATTAATACTGAAGAGTTTAAACCTTGTTTGCTATAATCACATATACATTCGTCATCATTTGTGCAAACTATATAATCTGTAAGCATAATATAAGATTCTATACCTTTTCGCTCTCTTAATTTAAACGTACCAGCATAATAAATATCTGAATCTTTTAAATATATGTTCATGAGAGTTTTCTTGTTATAATCTATTGCATCTTCAAAAATATCATGTTTAACAGTTGTTTTGTTGAGGAAAATTGATAATTTTCTAATGTAACTGCTATTGATTATTTTTACAATAAATTCAGGTACTATGATCGCCGTCATCACATATACTAAAAGCTTAAACGATTCGTTGAAATCAATATTACTAAAGAAAATAATATGTAATGTTGAATAGAATAACTGTATTAACGCATTAATGATTAAACTCCAAATACCAATAAGATATGTATCCATAGTTTTATTCGATAACCAATTATAAATGGATATGAATATAAAACCTGACATAAACATGTTAAGTAATTGGGGAATGATTTCTATAAGGTCTTGTAAATCTATAAAGCATCACTCGCTTTCAATTTTTATTTTTCTTCTTCTTTTTTATAATTTTTCTTATGTCGTTTTGTCCATTTGATGTTCCAACTAATGAATGTCGTATTATTGTGTTTTTGTCTTTTTTAGATTCTGAATTCCCCATAATAATGCCTCCGTAGGATATTAATACTATCATACTACAAGAAGGGGTATTATTCCATATAGAACATCAGTTTATGTTATATAAAAGTAAGAGAGTGGCCTTAAAACCACTCTCTTTTCTAAATTAAATATTTCTTACAATTTCTCTCCAGTAATCAAATCTACCACGAACATTTTCTTTGCTTCCGGTTCCAGACTGAACAAACTGCTTATAAACTTCATTGGAATCATAACCATTTAAAAATTCTTTTACTTTCTCAACGAATGCAGAGAATGATTTCTTGTCTTTTGTAATCCTATATGCTCCATATAAAATCATTGGAATAGAGGTTACAGGAATCTTGACTTCATCTTCAAATACTTTGTTAAGAGAAGTTAAAGCTGCTTTCAAAGCGTCCACTTTTTCTAAAGCTACATCATCATGATTTATTACAAATGAATCCATATCATTTGTTCTAAATGATGTAAAATCATCAGTCTGATTTGTACTGATAAGCATAAGAGTTTGAATAATTAGATCACGGTCTGTTCCATTTTTACGTTGAGTTTTTGTTAGTAATTTATCCATAAATGGAGTAGTTGATAAATCATAAATTGCATCACTGAGTTCGTCAGATTCATGAACAATTCTAAGAAGCTTGTTATTCAGCGGTTTCCCGGAATTTTGTCTACGGAACATTTCTCGCACTTCATCCTCAGTATACTCTGAAATAGTACAGAACTCTAAAGTACAGGAATCTTTAAGGGTCTGCTGAATTTCCTCATCAAGATCTTTAAATTTCTTTCCAGCAATCTCATAAGTAGTTAATACCTTTTCTCCATCAACAACGCTTGATAATGTAACGTTTGGAGTATCTTTACTAAGAGCGAATTCATTATTAATATATGCAATACAGATAGATGTTCTTTGAGATCCATCAAGCGTATAAATTACGTTATTTTCCTCTACTACATAAATAGGATTTACTGGAATTCCAACCAATAAGCTATGAATGAGCAGTGATTTCATTTTAGTATTCCATTGACCTATTGGACGCTGTAATTTGTGTTTAAAAGAAATATTTCCTTTTTTATACTGATTGCAAATCCAAGATAAAGGACGATTTTTACTTGATGTCTTCATTGTGTACCTCCTTTTAAATATCACGATTTTTGATATTTTTAGAGTAACACAATATTTTAAAAATGTAAACATTAGTGATTGAAAAAATATAAAATTTTTATAGTCAAAATTCGACTTAATTATTCATTTTTTTGTTAAAATATCTTGCGTACTATATCAATGTAATTATCTATACATTCCTTATATGTTACATTGTCATTTATTAATTTCATAGTAGAATCCTCATAATCACATTGATAAAAGCTACTAGAAATTAGTTCCTTTGCAGTCTGAATTATATTAACGTTTTTTCTGGCAGAAGGTGTTATAGTTATATCCATAGTTTCACGATGTTTTCTAACGTTTTCTACCAAATCAATAAATTCAGCATCTATTTTAATATATGGACTAAGCTTAAATATATCATATAGATGCCTAGAGTTTCTAGTAGCTTTATCATTTATGAAATAATCACAAACGGCAAATAATTTGTCAATGAAAGTTCTGGATAATGATTGTGTTTGCATTAGAAATGGATGCAAATCATATTCATCTATTATTTCTGGATCTGTATCTTTTAAAAATTCATATATGATACTTTTGATTTCTTTTTGTTCTGTGGGGTACGAATATGACATCAATGCTGTTTCTAGTTTTATATATGGTCTTAGAATTTCACTACCAACAGAGGTTACAGCATTATAATAAAAATCATAGTGGTTATAATCTTTATCACTTTCAATTCTATTCCAATTCTCTATCGGAAGACCAATAGTATCACTTATCGGCTTTAATAAATTATATCTGAATTCTTTTCATGATAGTTTGAATTTGTATTGAAACACGAGCTTCTTCTAATTGCCTTTTCACCTCTTTGCAAAAAATTAAATGTGGATATAATTGTTCTCTTTTTTCCCATAGCTCAGCTCCTGAAGAAATAATTAATGACTGTCGTTCCCTTTCACTTGTAATCAATTGATCTACATGATCCAAAATCCCACAATTTCTTACTTTGACTGCTTCATCTTCTTCGTCATTAATGGATACATATTTTCCCTCCATCCATTCCTTTTCCCATAATTCAGATGATAACAAACTAACTATGTAGCTATCCCATTCATATGCCATTAAAGCACCCTTAGCAGAAACAGAACCTTTATTTTCTAATTCTACAATCAGTTCACTCTCAAGGAAATCTCCTGTTTCTATTCTATGTCCTCTCTGAATCAGAGATCTAAAAAATTGCTTATCTTTTTGAGGCACATTTCGATCTTTCAACCAATCATGTATCGTATATTCATTAGCAATTTCTTCTGTCATTAATTCATCCGTATAATAGAAGTCATTGTCCTTATTCCTATGTTTCAATTCTTGACACACTTTTAAAAAGCCCGAAAATTGCTCAGTTAATGGTAATTTTGCAACCTGTTGTTTCAAAGAAATCTCATTAAATACCATTTATATTCCTCTTAAAATAATTCATCAATTGCTTTATCCCACTCATCAAAAAATCCCTCCGGCCAATTCGATAAACTGCCATCTTCTAAAATCTCCGGAGATGTTTTTTCATGTTTTTGAATTCCTTCTTCTGATAAATATTCATAAAAATAGTTTATTTTTACCTTATCAGATGATATTTTTTTATTGCGAACACTTAATCGAATTCCATTTAAAACATGATCGCTATGTGTTTCCATAAAAATTTGGACACCATTAGCAGCAGCTAAAGCAACTAATTCACCAATTTTTCTCTGACCACGTGGATGTAAATGTGCTTCTGGATTCTCAAGCACAAGTATGTCTCCCTCCCTTGCACTTAATAATGCAACAATAATAGGTAACGAATATGAAACTCCAAATCCCATGTTTAATGCATTTGTAGACTCTTCTCCTAAACTGTTACTTGTCGAATATCTCACTCCCATTAAATTCACATCTAAATAAGGAATTACATTTACCTTTATGTTTGGCGAGATTTCTGATAACCACGCATTTATCTGCAATTCAAGTCGTTCACTTGTTTCTGAACTATGCTTCATATTTGGATAAACTTTTACATCACTCCCTTTCTCATACAAGCATACTGTGGTTTTTTCACCTTTCACTCCAATTTCCGAATGCAAAGAGTTTTCATTTTCTATCGTGTCATAATAACGGCGAGGTCCTAATCTTTCTGCCGATATATACTCAAATTTTTTTGTAAGAAATGAATCTCTTTCAGATAAAGGTCCCTGACTTTCTGAAATCAAATTTCCAACTTTATCATACTGACACATCCATTTATGATCATTTTCCTCTACTTCTATAGAAAGCACATCATCTTTTCTAAACCAATACATAATATCAGTCTGAGTACCCAGTTCGACATATGATCCATTAAGGATTAAACGCTGATTTTCCAAACAATTATTTTTTTCATATGTTTGCCGCAATAATAATAATGCCTGAATCAATGTCGATTTTCCCATGCCATTAATACCTGTAAATAAATTCAATTCCCGACATGTAACATCAATTTTTTCAAAACATTTAAAGTTTTTTAATGAAATTTTTTCAATCATTCTAATTCCTCTTTAAATAAATTTATGGATTAATTCATCAACTGCTCTGATACGTGCGTATAATGCTTTTTTATCTGGAACTTTTAATAAATATAAATACTCTTGAGAGGCACATAACTGCATATATTCTTTTTGCACTTTTTCTTTTTTCTTTTCTAATAGTCCTACTGCCTCTGGTGTCAGTGTTTTAAATACATAACACCATGACTCAAAGATCACCTTATTAATTGGTCTTCGCCTTCCATCCTCACATATTTTTCTAAAACTGTTATTTCCCATTACTGCAAACATAGCCTTCATAACAAAGGTAAACTTATTCTTAATTTCTCTAATATACATTTCGTCAGCATGATTAAGAAATTTCATTCCTTCATTTAAGAACTCATCTATATTTCCATTATATAATTGTAAATCCAAATAACAAAATGAAACATATCTAAGGACAAATTCTCTGTCCAACATTCTTTCGCTTTTTATGCTTCCTGCGGTTGCCTTAATAAAACACTCTAATTTGGAACACTCTTGTAAAAATTTTGTTGCTTGACCTTGAAATAAAGCATTTCTTATTTCCTGCGGTTCAAGTGTCAACCCTCCTGTGTTAATTCTCTTAAAAATATTAAATTTCACATTTTCTGGTGTAGATGGATTAACTAGATAAACATTGATGACCGTTTCATCTATTCTCCTTTGAAACATTCTTGGTAATTTATCATAATTACAACCATTCAATTCAGGGAAAAATTCTAATTCTTGTAACTTTAAGCTTTTATCTACAACAAATTCTTTTAAAGTTGATACTCGCTGTAAACCATCAATAATTAACCACTCATCCTCATCAGTAGCATCAAAATAAAATGCCGGCAAAGGAATTCGCAAAAAAATCGACTCCAGCAATTGGCTTTTTTGTCTTTTACTCCACAATCCAGCTTTTCTTTGAAACGATGTATCAAATTCAATTTCTTCATTTTGTATTCTCTTTATTAATGCATCCAACGTCATAGGTTTCATGGTAATGCTTATTTTAGAAGGATCAAAAGGTCTAATCCGTTCACCTTCACATGAATATGCCGTAATATCTGGTTCAACATCCCCTTCTATCATTGTAATTCCTCTATTTTCAAAATATTTCATTACTTCTGCAAAATTTATTTTTTCCGAATCTATTATCATATATACTAGATTCAGATTAATATTATTCCCTTGTTCTTCAGCTATTTTTACTAACTTTTCTAATTCTTCAATATCCTTTTTTTAAGTGTAGTATCTTCCATTTACTCGCCCTCATTCAACCATCAAATTCTATAATGTATGGCATATTTCCAATTTTATTTGGAACCTGAGTAGATATTCCAATTTGATTTGCAAATGTATTTCCGGAATAGAACCCATTAATCTGTCCCTTCCGAGAAATATATTTATATTTTGCAACAATGTCAGCATTGATTCCTACATTATTACTAAGTTTGCTTTTTTTGGGGATATAGTAAATTCCAGTATCATACTTTTTAATTTTGTTTTCATTACATAATTTTGTCATTTGCTGACTAATAGCAGATCTTGAAATACCATTTACATGAATATCTGAAAAAAATATTGGCTCTGCTGGGCCATAATGTGATGTTAAATATTCATATAACATACAGATCACTCCTTAATAAAAGTAACAAATAGAGTAACTTTTGTTAAGTATATTATATTCCTTATTTAAGTTTGTGTTAATGTCGTGTTTTTATACATAGGTTTAAGATTCATTTTGTTTCCAAGTCATTTCCAAACATTGTACGAATATGCAATGACCAGACATATATTTAAACTGTCGTACACAGCTAGTTCGAGCGCATATTATAATAGCAGCGTTTCATCTAACTATTACCACCTGTTGTCGCTACAGTGAGGGCTTTTCTTTTTCAAGAACTGTCCCTGCGGACTGTGGGAGCGCAACATTGTTACGATTCTAATTACGTCACCATAATAGAAGAGTAGTTGCGTTGTACCCGTTTCCCCGCATATTGAGGCTTCGTTTTACCTTATGTATCTCATAGGGTATATAAGAAAACTATTGTATCCAATAGAACACTCATATAATCGGCAAATTTATACAATTGACAATGAAATTGTTAAGACTACGTTACGTCTACCGATGTTTTTGAATAATGTTAATGATCCCATGATACTTCCAATAACAGTTGGAAATGAGCCAAGGGTCGATAACAGATTATCTAATACATTGATAGCTCCATCTCCAAAATCAATAATACCCTTTAAGAAGTTGGAACTCATAAAATCATTAGATAATTCTTCAAGAGATGCTTTGGTTCTCTCTATAGAATATTGAACAGACTCCTGATATTTTTTCTGTTCACGCATAGCAGAACCTTCTGCGTCAGTAGCTTCTTTATAGGCTTTTTCCAAAATATTAACATTATTTAATGTGGCTGCCAGGGCATTGCTTTGTTGCTTTCCAGACAGGGCTTCTAAAAGTGCAGCTCTATCAATATCATTTAAGCTTTGCCATTCTTTACCGATACCAAGAACGATGTCATAAATATCTTTGAAGGTATTTTTGTCTACCATAATATCAAAGCCTGTAATTCCTTTTACTAATTCTCTAAGCTTTGATGTGGATTTTACCAAACCGTCGGTATCTTCACCCATTTCTTTTAATTCTGTTTCAGCACCACGCAACCTTGCTGATACAGTACGCCACATATTTCCTGTTTTGGAAGTGTCTTGAAGAACGCTATTAGTTGCAGTTATAAGAGCTACTGATTTTTCAAGAGATGTGTTTGCGGCATTAAATGATGCGGCACTGCGTTGTAAAGCTTCGCCAATTCCAGAGGAACTGATCGCTTCATTGTTCGACACTTCATTGAACACATCTATAATATGCATTGCATCTTCAGCTTCGAGCCTAAATCCACGCAATGTAGATATTAAAGATTCATTTGCAGCATCAATGTCGATCCCATCTCCAACATTTTTATAAATCAACGCAACACGGGCAAGTTCTTCACTATCAGGTAATCCATAGCCATTTCGTGACCAATCAGCAGTTGCACTAATCGTATCTGTGATTGTTCCACCTACATCTTTGGCAATGGTAGAAAAGTCATCAAAATCATTATATAATTGTCGGATTGATGCGTCTGAAACTTTGGCTAAATCGGTAAATTCTGTATTTAAATCTATAACATTAGAAACTGCTGATCTTAATGGTACAAGCAGATCGTATGGATTAAGTAAATTAGCAGTCCAATATGTTATCAGATCGCCAACCTTTTGCTTCAATTCATCGAATACTCTTGTAAGACCACTAGCCTGAACTTTAAACTTAGTTGTTACATCACTCATAGCCATGAAGCCATCAGTATATGTATATTTAAGTTTACGAATTTCACCATTTTGTAAACGAATGGTATCAGTCATAGATGAAATACCATTCTTAGTTTTCATTACTCCCTTTTCGATTAAGGTTGCACCTGAAAATTGGGATTCTGAAAATCTGTGAGCAACAGCTTCAGCTTCATTAAAAGCAACACTAATATCACCTATTTTACTTCCAGATTTAACAACTTTATCAAATGCACTGATCAGTTTATTACACTCTGTATTGTAATTTTTGATGCTGATTTCACCATGCATTAGCTGAGTGTTTAAATCATTTATCTGAGATCCATATTTATTATTGAAATCATTACTAGAAAAACCATTGACATTAAAAGCATTGATCTTCTTAGAAGTATTAGATATTGCATCAGATTTAGAAGCATTTAATTTATTTGTGATATTATCAATACTAACTCCCAGTCGTTCAATTGAGCGTTGAGCTGTTTCAATTTGTTTTTGAGATAGAAAAGGGTGGTTCTGCAATTCCTCAATCTTATTCTCTAACCTAACAGCTTCTTCGTAATCACCTTCAAATGGATTTTCATTTGCAATTCTTTTTGAAATATTAGAGTAGTTTTTTATTGCGTCTGTAAGCTCATTGTAAGCTTTTCTCTGTGCTGCTAACTTTTGAGGATCAGTCTTTTCAACAGTTTGTTTATTCTTTGTACTAGCTTTAGGATTTGATTCCTTTTTCTTACCAGCGTTTGAATTTGTTGAAAGATTATTATATGTATCTTGAAGTTTTTTCAAATTGGAAGTTAGTTCAACTACTTCATTTGAAATAGAAGATAAACCATCTTGTAATTTATCAGAGAAATTACTATTGGTAACTACATCCTGATTTAACTGAGAAATAGTATCTTGAAGATTTTTAATATCCATCTTCACATTATCTATTTCATTGGATAATTTTTTAAAATCTTCATTGTCTACCAGACTGATGTCCTTACCAGAATCACTTGTAACCTTTTTGGATAACTCATCATACTTCTGGTTTATATCATCAAATTTCTTTGTAAGTTTGTCAATTTCTGATAAAGTTTTACTGGCATCTATAATATCATCAGTCTTATAACCCTTATTAAACAGATTGACGATATTTAAAACCATTTTTTGCAGATCATCTAATAACTGAATCTGTCGATCAAGAGGTTTACCATCAAACTCTAAAGATAAATTTTTAAACTTAGTCTTTTGTAATTTCTCTATTTTATTCAGAATTTCTGTATCATTTGCATTAAGCTTAATGACAATCCGTTTACCTTCTTTTTGGATATCATCAAAGGTATTATCCGTTTCTTGCTTAAATTTATTCAGACTGGCACGATAGTCAAAACCAATCTTAATTATATCTGAGCCTTTACCAGCCATGTTTCACCATCCTTTACACACTACAACGTTTTCTGTACTTATTTTTCAATTTGTTATGATAATCATGCATCTGTCCATAAATAGAAAAACTTGCAGGCACTCCATATCCCCCATGCATATCTCCACCATGCCATGTGCCTTTTGGAGTATATATATAGGTAGAAAGTAAATCAGCGGCTGCGAATGGATGCTTATCAGTGCCATAGTTCTCATGCATACGATCAGCAGTGACTTCAACACCACCATAATATATTGTGCTATGACTGTTTTTATAAAATGGACGATAAGAATTATATAAGTTATGAGTTCTAACATATGCCACAGGATCGTAGTCACGATAGTACCAGTCAATCATAGCCTCGTAATGAGAAATAAGTTTCTTTTGTGCTTCATGAGCCAATTCACTTGCTTTTTTCTGTGCATCTTTTTCTATGTATTTCAGAGCTTCTTTACTTAATCCCATATATCCTCCGTATAACAAACATATAACAAACATATAATAAAAATGGCTCCATGACATTTAACTGCCATAGAGCCTAGTAATTATTTAATCCGTTTCATTACAGTATCAAGGTTATTTTTGAGCTTCTTCAGTTGATCTTCATTTAAATTACCAACTTCCTCTGCGATTTTATCAGAAGCATTTTCCAGAGCTGTTTGAAGAAGTTGTTCAAATCTGTCAATCTGATTAGAAATAAATGCGTGAAGTTCGTACTCATTTTTAATTGCATCATCACGCACCATATCAATAATCATATTGAATTCACCCAACTCATATTCTGGAATCATTGCCATTATTTTTCTAAATACTCCAGAAGAAACAAGCAGATCGTACTCATCAATGAAGTTTGTATTTTCACGTTCAAGATTCGTATAGTATTCAATAATCATTCTGCAATATAAATGATGATGTACTACTGAATTCAGCTTGATATTTCCTGTTTTCTTGTCATATGTACTGATCTTTACAATCTGTCTTGCAATTACTTCTTTGGTGACAAATGGGATATAAGGAGTAATTTTTAAATTCTCTTTTAAAAAATCTTCCTTTAAATAATCGGTTGCATATCCATTGTACTGTTCTACAAATTCCTTAATTTTCATTCGGGACTCTCCTTTAATTATGAATAATGATATCAATTTCCGTTCTTGGGTTATCTTTATCTACGCTACATTCAAGTGTTAGTTTTGTTAGATGTTTATTGTCATCATCTATGATAAAGCCACTTTCTGCAAATCCGTCCAAGATAAATTTGGGACACGCTGCATCAACATCATGTCTACGATTGGTTTTATAATATGTAATGAATTTCATTTCACAGTTCTCTATGAGTAGGTTAGTATAACCTTGGTTTTCAATAAACCATATTATAAAATCTTTCCATTTCTGTTTTAATGCGTTCATCATAGGGCGTTTCATTATCATCCATTGATTCATAGTAGGATGATACGGGTTTTCTATTGGTTTTTTACTTGCCTTTGGATGACGTTTAAAATAATATTTTTCGTATTCTGATAAAGTATTATTTGTTATGATCAATTTAATATTCTCTATATTTTTCACTTCCTTATGCCAGGTAATTCAACAGTTCTTTTTATCAAATGAAATCCTCATTTCTTGTAAATTAGAAATGGTGTATTGCCAGATTAGCGAATACACCATTATAGAAATAGGAGAGTAGTAGATTTGCCTGACTATTTTTCACTATTATTTAGTACCTCATCACAGGTACATCATCTTACTTTTATACACATTGTCTTGTGCAACCTATAATTGTCTGTGTTAATTGATTGTTTCTTTCGTGTCTGTGACATCAACCTGTTTTTGATATTGAATCTTTGTGGATGATTTTCTGCGGACAGTTTTGGCCTTTGGTTCAGTATCAGTCGGCTCCAGACCATCTTTTGTATCATCTGTCAAAATTTCAGAAATTGTTCTTTTTGTACTTTCAGTGAATGTATCCAATTCAGTTAGATCACAATATTCAAGATCGTGTCTTGCCTTTTCTTTGTTATGAGTATTTGTATATTCAGACAGAACCAGGTAAATTCTATAATGATCTAATGTGTCAACTACTGTACGCCACGGTTTAAATGACTGGATTCCTTGACAAGTTTTGCATATTTTATATGCACGACCACAGATATCACATACAGCATTTGTGTTTGAATCCATGAGTATTCCTCCCAAAATTATAGGGTAGACATTAAGCCTACCCTATAAAAGTTAATTATCAATCCTTGCTGACAATGATATCAAACAGCTTTGCATCTTCATCGCAATATGGCTTCTGAAGAATGTAGCTTGCTGCATGACCACCATCAGGAGTAAGACCGAGTTCTACAGAAGTAGGATCAATCTGTGCTCTGTGACATACAATTGTACCTGAGTATACAACATTTGTATCGCAAGGCTCATGAAAGATAGCATGAATCCATAAAGTTCTAACAGCTGGAACACCATCTGTTCTCTTAGATACCTTAACAATGTTCTCTTTTTCAGTAACATAGCTCACAAATACTCTACCTGTAGTACCTTCTGGGAAAGTAAGCTTCTTTTCAGAAGCACTTAATGTAAATTTATCATCTGTTGGACTAGAAGATGTAATTGTATAAGTCTTACCAAAAGTATTATTTGCATTGATAATCTTTACAGTCTTGATTTCTGCACCCTTAGTTCCAGCTGGTACATATTTTAATGTAGCAGTATGATCTTCTCCGATTGTTACGGTTTCTGTTACAGGATCGAGAATCTTGTTTTGGTTACTACCAACTTCCTTCGCAGAACCAAACTGAGATGCAGCAAGATCTAAAGAGAAGAGAGCGTTAGTAAAACTAAAAGTACCTTCCTGTGCATTGTAAAATGTTGCAATACGAGCACCCATTGCATCTGTTACAGTGAGTTCATCTGCTTTTGTGCTCAGACTGGGATCTTTAATCTGAGTATATCTACCCATTAATTCCATTGTCTCTGGGTCATACTCTTCAACGGCTCTAATTCTTTCAAGTACGAGTTCATTCGGATTAAAAAGTTCAGCCATTTATGTTTCCTCCTTTTATATTTTTTAATAAAAAAAAAGAACTCTATTTGAGTTCTCCTAACCAATTGAGTTGATTTTTATCCTTTATATCTTTTAGATTTATACCAAATCCAGAATATCCAGATTGTAGTAATAAATCTGCATTTTTTATTTTAGAAACTCTTTTTACAGAGTCCATGAAAGCATTGATTTTCATATCCCATACCTGTTCATGGTTATATTTAAAACCTTCATAATTTACCATAGCTGATATGAGATTTTTCAAAAATGATTCATACTCTTTTTGACTAGCCATTTGAAGTTCTTCAAGAGCATCTTCAATTAAAATCATTTTTGTACTTTCATTTCCAGGCATTTTTTCATCTTTTTCAATAAAATGAGCTTTCCTTAAATAATCAGTAATAACATTATAAGTGTACTCATCTATGATTACTTCATCATCACCTATCATTTGCCACAGTATGATTTCTCCATTATCTTTGCGTTGCATCAATTGGAATTTGGTTAAATCAAGATTTCCAAATAAGATTGAAGTTTGTTCATGAGAATAATTACTGTAGATAAAATGATAGAACATAGAATAAGATGTAATAGTGGTATAATCGACACCACATTTCCAGAGTTGCGCTTTCAAAGATGAAGGTGTGGCAGTTAATTGATGCACCATTGAAAAATATGCTTCTTCACCATAATCACAAATTTCACCCAGAGTAGGTTGAGAGATATGTATGTGTTTTGATACTACATAATCTTGTCCCCGATAGATTTTCAATTCATCATTAACATAATCCAAAATCTATCACCTACCTAAAAAAATCATTATTAATAATTTGTGTTTCTTCATTGTATGGAGTACGGACAATTCCATTTAAATCTAACAATTCAAATATCATAGTCCTGAGTATATAATTGTTGTCACTAATTGCTTCTTTGTTTGATACCAGCTTCGTTTGCATTCCGAAGACATTAGACCAGTTAATTTTTTCACGAATGATACTTGATATTAGATCATGGCGTGGAATACCAGTCATTTTATCCATCGCATCCTTACCATTTACCAATACGGTAAATGTAATCTGAGTATATTTTTCAATGTCGTTGTAACGAGGAATTTCATGAAAACTCACTTGATAACATACATAATGTTTAATTGTATCCTGAGTTTCGGGAATGTAAAGATAGGGACGGATGTTACCTGTTTCTCCAAAGTATAAATCCCATTCGCCGTCATAATTAATCGTTCCATCAGAGTTGAATAATTCAGATTCAAGATCAGCTTCATGAAGAGCGTAAAGAAGTTCTGGACAGGATAGAAGAGTATTCTTGATTGTGTTTTTATAACGTATATTTTCATCATCTGGTGTTGAAGCATAAGCCCTCAACTTATCCAGTAGTTCTTGTTTTGTTTTAATTTCTGCCATAAGCCCTCCTAAATAATAAGTTCCAATGGCAGCGTAGCAACTAAAGAACTTTCATCTATTGAAAATGTACATTTTACATCAAGTACCTTCCCCAAACAAGAACGTTCATCTGGGAATTTTATCTTAATCTTATTTGAATCTTTCTGAGATAACCAAATTACCTTTTCAGTATAATCCTCATCATCCAAATAACATTGCCAAGTAAACGTGCCATTGAGATAAGAATCAGTTTGTTCTACATTACTTGAATCATATATTTTTGCAGTTAATAATTTATAGCTGCCACCTACTTTCAATGATTTAGTAGATGTTGTAATTTCACAGTGGATAGAAGGTTTAAACTCTGGAATCTCCGGATCTGAAGGTTCTATTTCAGAAGTATAATAATCAGCCCACATTCCAATGATATTACTATCGGAATCTTTCTCAATGTAATCATTATGTTGGTCAAATTCAGATTGCGAAAAAGTAAGCTGAATAATACCAAGTGGTTTTGTATTTTCGAGTTTAGTTACTTTCCATGCCAGAGGATTCTTAACTTTAGCACTTATAATCATTCTCTGATTTTTACCATCTTCTCCAATATAATTAATATTTTCTGTAATAGAATTAAGAGGAAGGTAAGCCTTTTCTACATTGTTTACTGAATTAATGTAACGATCAATCCATGTACCTGCGTCATAACTAAGCTGTTGACGATCACATCCCCACATTCTACGCATATATCTATTCTGTCCAGAGGTTTCAATCCATTCAAAAAGATAATTACATGGAAGGATATTGTATTTGATAAACTGATTACCCTGTTCCATAGTGAGAATTAACCATTTCTCATATACACCTTTTTCATTTGGAATATCTATGTATAATCCAGTTGGAAAATCTACGTTCCAACGTTTTCTATAATCAGTCTCAAAATAATACAATTCATCTCCAGGAGAAAATTCTACTGGTTGTGATGGCCTGAACATTAAATGAAAAGCCACCTGGTCTTTGCTAATTGAACCATATTGAGTAACGATGAATTTAGCATCGATTTTAGTTTTAGTGGTATTCTCATAAGTCATATGATTATTTAAACCTGGTTGATCATCATGAGCATAATCATATATGTAACAAACTTTGGATTGAATGTCATTTTCCCAAGTATCTTCCATAATAAAGTCAGATTCTTCTTTTAGAATTTGTCCTACAGTTTTTGCTCCATTATATTTCATAGAAGATACACGTCTTGCAGTATTTAAACTTGGCATAACATCACTCTCCTAATATATAATTGTTATACATATACCCATAGTCTCTAATCATTCTGTATCTCTGAGTTTTCAAAGTATCCAGACGTTCAAACATATTTTTGTTGATGTCCAATATTTTCTTTTCCTCTTTACCACCAATCATCGTAGCAGTGTTTTTAATAGACATGACCTGTGGCTGTAACCATTCGATAGTCATTCCGATAACCATAAGCTCAATGATAAAATCTTGATCGGCGCCTTCGTCTACGGAATGAACAAATTCATAAGTCAACGTTTGTGTTTCATCATCAAGTATAAAAGTCGAGAATAATTTTCTTATTCTGGGATCAGATGTAGACGAATGAAGACGTTCCGTATAGATTTCAATTAAATCGTCTGGATTTAAAGATAATTCTTTAGGATCGTAGATTTTATTACGAGTGCGTGAAAAAATCACTTCATAAGGAAGTGTCATTAGAACACCCCCTTTAATTAATGCTGCGCCAGTGTTAAAAGAAGATTAGTACCAAAAATGGAATCAAGAGCTTTAATCTTTGCTACAGAGTCATAATTCCCACTTGTAACCATAGAAGCTGCTACGCCCTTAATAGCATCTAATGCGCCATCAGGTAAATCATTAATAGCTGCTCTCATCTGACTAACTGGAAGTGCGAGAATATCCTTTAAATCTTTTGTAGAATATAAAGAGTTATAAAGGGTATTTAATTCACTGTGTTGGGATAAAAATTCCTTGTCCTGGATGATGATTCTTGGTCTATAGATGCATGGCTTGTGAGCACGAATCATATAAACTAAATCCTGATATTCAACTTCCTCGACATCTCCATAATCAGCCCAACGGTATAAAATACCAGATTTATCACCAGTGATTAAAAGCTTTCCGTTAGTAATAGATTTACACAGAATGGCATCTTCTTTTTCATATTTGCGAGGCTTGGTTACAACTGCATCATTAGACTGATCTGCATTTACAGCTTCATTTGTATTTACAGCCTCGCTTGTATTTTCAACGATAGTTGTATTTTTTCTTTGATAAGCCATTTAATATATCCTTTCCAATCAAAAATGTTGGAGTCACGATATTATTTCAGTGACTCCAACATCTATATTTTTTTTAATTACGCATCAAGATCCCACTGACCAAACTGACGAGTAATGATAGTTGCAATACCCATCCGTCTCTGAGCCTCATAGGTCTGCATATCATCAGCGTTTTCACCAGCCTCAGTTACTTCCAGAGTGGTTTCTCCACCATCAATAAACTTAACTGGCTTATAGTCAATTACAGGGAAGATAAGCAGAATAGAAGGATCAACCAACTTTTCAGCCAGTTTGTTATCCTTAAATCTCTGAGGAATCTCTAACAGGGTAGTACCCTCATAGGAACCCAGAATACCAGTATTAGCTACAGCTTCCTTCTGGGAGTTAGAAATCCAATCAACATCGGTAAGTGCATTCAGCTTCTTTAATGCAGTCTTAGTACCCATGATAACTACAGAGCTTACATTGTTTACAGAAGCAACATTGGAAATGATTTCATCAAAATCATCCTTCTTATCCTTGCCAAGAGCACCTGTACCTTTGAAGCCATTAGTAACTGGAAGCTTCTCAGCGGCGTTCATAAACTCAGCATAGAGTTCATTCTGAATCTTATGCACATATGCTGTTGCTACAGCATTAATTAATTCAGACCAATCCTTTCTACCAGTTAAGAACAGTCTGATATCACCACCAACCTTTACAGCATATCTGCTGGTAGGAACGGTATAACTAGAACCAGCTGCTAAACGCTGTAAGGTGTAATCATGAATGTCACCTGCAACCTTGGCAACGTTAAGAATGATGTCCTCATCTGTCCAGAAATCAGTTCTATCACCATCTGCAAGACTTCTGGTTTCTACGAAATCATTGAAAAACTCATTATCTCTAAATCCATACTGAATTTCCTGCTCGATAATTTCCTCAATAACCTCGAAAAATTCAGTAGCTTTCTCAGACTTCAGTGCTCTTTTAATCTGCTTTTCAGTAGACTGAGCATTAACACCAAGTAAATCATAGCAAGCGTTTCTTAATGTATCATTAGCCTCAGCTTTGCTAATTTTCTTATCGTCGTCATAAATGTCACGATCAAATGCAAGATCAAACATTAAATTTCTTACTGTATTTTCCATTATTTCAACTCCTTTCTTAATTACGCAACTGTCCACTTTTTACCAGTGATACTTGTAATAGTGGTTTCGCCAACAGTAGGTTTCTGGGTAAACGCATCCTCAGAAAGCTCCCAGATATCACCCTCTCTAAGTGGGTAAGCTCTTGCTTCCATCTCAGCAGGAATATAGAAATTGCTCTCCAGCAGGAAAGACTTGTTGTATTCCTCTTCAATCACCGGTGGATTGTAAACAATCAGCGCATCTGTGGCAGCCTGATCCTCTAAAATTTCAACGTAGTAATTACCATTAGCAGCCATATCAACAACCTTTGCATTGACCTTTACTGCGTCCTTTGCCTTATACAGATCGAGTGCTTCATAATCACCCTTTGCTACTACAGCACCATTCCAAAGATCGTCATCATGCTTGAGAGAGTACATATGTGCCCCACCGTCTCTGGCGATAACTTTGGATGGAAAAGCGGTTGGGAATTTTGTAAAATTATATTTAATTGCCATTATTGATTTCCTCCTTGTGAATTTTTGATAAATAAAAAAGCCGTACTTTTGTACGACTTCAAGTTGAATAAAATATTATTTACTTTTTGAATAAGTCTCCGTATCTACTGGACTTGGTTTTCTTTGTATTGGGATTTGCAAACATCTTCATAGATACCGTTTTATTTTCGACAGGTTTATTTGCAGAGAAATTAGAATGTTCAGAAATGTAATCAGAATGAATTACCTTAATCTGTGTCTCCAGATCAGTGAGAGAGTAGTTATCCATATTCTTTACCAGTTCTGCAAAAGCTGTGTTTGTATATTCACCATCTTCGTTCTTTTCAGCAAGAATAGAATACTTTTCAGAATTGATAAGTTCCTCTTTCTGAGAATGAAGCTCATTCTTTTCAGCGTTTTCTTTGAACTCTTTGAGAGCTGCGTAATTGGAACGCATTTCTTCAACTGAAATCTTTTCTGATTCAGTTAATAGCATTGCAAACATTTCAATTCTTTCGCCAGATAACGATACGTTATCCCCATCTTTCTGATAAGACTGCTTATAATATTTATCACTGTCCCAGTCCTGCATGATAAAATAATCTTCATAAACGGTATGTACATAACACCATTCTGAATCATTTCTGTAAATAGAACATAAACTGTTTAACGCATATTTGATTTCATCGAAAGAAATTTCAAATAACTTATTAAACAATTCATATTTGTCATTTGTATTTGAAGTATTAGAATTATCTTCTCCATCAGAAGAAGTGCTTGTTGATGTATCTTCTTCAAATTCTGCTGAAAACTTTGCTTCCAGTTCTTCATCAGATAATTCCTCATATTCAAAAGTGATATCTTCAATAGTTTTACCGTATTTTTCTAAAAGTTTTTCAAACATGTTTTTTTCGTTTCCTCCTTCCTTTGGATTTTTGTTATCAAAATTAGAAAGTTTTTTGTCAATTCTTTCTAAAAGCTCAATTAGTTTTTCTTCATTGGAAAAACTAACTTTTGTATCACAGCTACTGAAATCTTCAATTTTAAAATTTGAACCAGCCATACCTGGCTTTGTCTTTGCAGACAACAAAGTTAGACCTGATACATAAAAATCATCCAAGTTTAACACTTTATTCTTACCATCAAAACTCATAGTTCTAATGCAAAGTTCGATTGAACAATCTACAGTGCCACGTCTATTGAGAATATCAATAGCATCAGAACAGTATTCATCATATAGATATCCATGTAATACGGCACGATTTACTTTAGCGTCTTTATCATATTCTATATTTGTTCTTGACCCATCGATAACTCCAATTGGTTGCTCATCATAAATTATTTTTTCAACTTCAACTTTATTTCCGTTTTCATCAACAGATGTTACCTTTTCAATATGAAAGTCGTGGGAACCAAAGTCTAATTCATTTGTTTCTTCATCTAACTTAATATTTGCCAATATTGGACGTAAATTAGAAGATGGAACGTTTTCTTTGAAAATATTTTCTTCGATATTTGATTTATTAAGATTCACATGGTCATGAAATGCATTACTTACAAACGGTGTCATTCCCTCTACGAGCCTATCATCAGTTTTCTTTTGCTTTTCAAAATTACCATGCATTTCAACTGAAAGTTCGTCTCCAAAATCTTTACTGTTGAATTTAGAAAAATTATTTTTAAGACAAAAAGAATATAATTCGTCAATTGTCATAATTTTTTTCGACATGTATTTTCATTCTTCCTCCTTTCCTCAAAAATTCAATAAAAATACCACTCATTCAAAATAGAAGAGTGGTACTAAAATGTTAGAATATTTGTAAAGTGTAACTTTGACTGGTCTATATCAGAATCAAATTGAATTTTATCTGGATTTACAAATAAATAAATTCCCTCAGAATTATTTACTTCTTGTAACCCTAAATTTTTTAATTTAGTTGCGGTTTCTTTGTCAGAAGTTTTAATAAAGTTTTGTTTCATTGTTAATCCTCCAGATATAACATACGATTATATCCTTTTTCTATCTTATTTTGATTAATTTTAGGTTCTATAACTTTATTTAATTCCACAATATCTCTACGGGTGATTTTAGAAATGATAGTTTCATTGTGTATAACAGAAGATGATCTTTTTTGAAAAGATCGTACTCGTTTTTCTAATTCAGTCATAATATTCACCTGGTTTTATTTATTTTGAGTGTAATGAAATTTGATGAGGTGAATTAGATATTGGCGTTTGAAGGTACTCTTTATTCACCTGAACGATCACGTTTATCACGGCTATCTGCTCCTGAATCTGTGATTTCTGTATCACTTTTAGTTGGTGCTCCACCTTCTTTGTTTGATATGGTTGCAGCAGAAGTTAATGGCTTAAATTTATTTGTTAATCCAAGTACATCTTGTTCTAAAAAGTTTAATGCTAAAGTATCCATTTCATTAAAACCATTTAAGCTATTTATTGCAAGAATATTTGGAAAACCATATTGTAAATCTTTCTGCATAGATTCCTTAAAAGCATCTTTTGTGTATGTTGAAACTTCAAAAAACTTTACTTTTGCAGGAGTTGATACTTGATATGATAACATACGATTTACCCAACCTTGAATTTGTCCAAGTAAGCTAGATAGTGCCAATTCTGTATCTGAACGACAACTTAATCTCAACGCCTCGCCTCCAGATATATTGGAAGAGTCTAAAAGCTGCGCTCCACCAGAAGTATTTAAAACTTCCTTAGTTGCTTTTTGTACTTTGGTTGTATCAGAAGCTTGATCGTCAGAGAACGATATTGTATCAAGAGGAATTGGTGTAATCGCAGAACCTATATAATCTGGAAGAGTTGCAACCATTTTATTGTAATAATCTACAGCCAAATTTATATCTACAGCCCATGCATCAGGATCAGTGGCACTTTTTAAGGTTGGAATAGTAGCAGTGATTAACTTATAAATTTGCTGTTCGTCTGTGATCGCCTGAATATCTCCAAGGTTTAACAGTCCAATTAAATCTATAAATAATCCACTATACACAGGAACGACAGATTCCCAGTTTTCAACCCTTGCTTTGGTACAAAGAGAATATTCATCAGGCATAGGTTGCCATTTATTTTTACTATTTCCACCATAAGCTCTGTACATAGAAGTTAAAGGTTCACCTAAGAAATCAATAACATCTTCATATCTTTTATATTGACTCATATCCACATAAAAAGCAAAATCTCCAGTGAAATATTGTCCAGCTATTTTACAGTAATCTGGTGGGATTTTAAGAATGAATATTCCTGTTTCATCAATCCAGCAACATCCGTAAAATACATCTTCAATGAAGTTATTAATTAACATAGGAAGCAAACTATGCTTTAAATCCATGGTGTCTAATACTTTTAATGTTTCGTAATACGATTTTAAAACAGATTCTTTATCATTATCCTGAGTGGGATCATAGGTAGGAACTACATATCTTGCATTCAAATCAAACATAGTAGCATTGTACATAATAAGTCTAAAGTACACTTGTGAACGATAGAAAAGGTAGCGTGATAGTCCACGCAATTCTTTTTCATAATTATCTATATTCTGAAGATATGTAATTACATTTTCTTTACTATATGAACTAAGAGTTGTTTGACGAACAGATTTAGTTACATCTCGAACTTGCTTGAATGCTTGTTGGGATTTTGCGAAACGCATTTGTTCCATTTCAATCTTATTCATATATTCTTTTCTTTCGACAGCAGTAGGTTGCCGATTAGAAATAGCAGAAGTTGTTTTTTTAGAAGATGCTTCTGACATCTCTTTTCTAGGTCGTGCCATCAAGCACCTCCTTTGTATTTTAATGATGTTATATATGGGGAAAATTAGAATAAAGGAAGATTAGAAGGAAGATTTACGAGTTGGTTGCCTGATTGGAAGGCGAGAGAGAAGTGTTTGGTTATCTTCTTGTGGACGTTTGCGATTAGTGATTCTCTTTCTTCTTTCACACATGAGCGCATAAGATGCCATACATGCTGTGTATGCACGATCATCGTGTAATTTATTTGCTTTTTCTGGCGTAAGTTCAAAAGAGTCTTTTCCAGAATCTCTTTTTTTACGAATCATATTTACAAGCTCTTCTTTTAAAGCATCTAAGTTGGAAAGCGCAATTTCGTCTTGCCAATCTAATTTAACCATTTTTGTGTTTACGGATTCTGTTTTTTCTAATTCAGTGTTTAATTTTGATTCAAATTCTTTTTCACTTACTTTTTGTTTTCTCAATTCTTTGATAATGCGATCTTTTTCAGATTTGAGTTTATCTTCATTAATATCAAAAACGGTCAAATACCCCTTATTATCATAAGGAGCAGTAAAACTAATTTTATCCTGATTCATTAATTCTATCATTGCTTCATACATTTCTGATTTAAAAGCAGTTGGTGACATAAGATGAACTTTATTCACAGCATTTGGAAATTTAGATACATAGTCTACTGAATATTCTTTGTCTATTAAACCTCTATGAACAATTCCAGCTGAATCAACCCAGTCCTCCATCAAATAATCTGCAATATTTACTCCACCACCACCAGATCCAGCATCAATGTATATACCAACGATATTTCCATAGGCATCTGCTCCAGCGTTGTATTCTAAAATAACCTTTTTCAAATACTCTATCTGATCTGGTGTTTGCATTGGAGATTTTATTTTTTTTCCTACATCAATAAGATTAATACAATTGACAAGTCTCATTCTTGTGTCCAAGCTACCATCTACCTGTTCAAAATCATATATTTCTCCAACAAGAATAACGCTGTTGTCTCTTGATCGTGCTGGATCATAGGCTATAACAAATTTCTTATCGCCAGTATCATTATATAAAAGAGGTTTTCTTACTTCTTCATTTCTGGTAATCACACCACGTCTGATAATTGCGTCACTTCCAGCGTCTGTTGTAAATTCACAATAATATTCACGTCTTGCTTTTTCTGGATTAGTTCTCATTTCAGACTCTACAGTATTTCGTGATAGAAGAGGAGTGACTAATTCACCTCTTAGTGTAGGTTTAAAAGCCTGTTCACAGTCTATATGTAATACACAATAGTCTGGATTTCCCATAATCTGCTGTTTAGCGAAATCACGGTACAATCTCCAAAATTGTGTATCTGTAGATGAGGCAGAACTTATGTAAAATTTCTGATAGGATAAATCTCTAGGCAAACATCTTTGTCGAATAGGATCAATAGAATTACCATCAGCGTCTTTACCAGTTTTTAAGCTTTTATTAACAACTGCAAATGCACCATATACGTTCATCATTTCATCTGATAAAAAACCGCTTTCATCAAAAATTACGGAGCCGCGCATGCCTCTTTTTGCATCTATGTTTCCATTCAATGTTTTAGTCATCGCTCCGTTATAACATGAATAAGAAAATCCATTAGATGAGTGAGAGAAACCATCACCTGCTGCATTTTTTATTTCTATTTCATTTTTAAAAACAGAACCAGTTGAACCATAGAATGTATCAATATTGTCATTTGCCAATCGCTCTAGTGTAGTGAAAGTTTGCTCTGCTTGTCCTCCAGTTCCGCTTGCAATGTAAGTCCATACATTACAGAAGCACATATCTTTAGCCATTATTTCTAAATCTATGACTGTGCTTTTTCCATAACCACGGGTACATACCGCAAGAACATTAGGACAAATCCAACTTCTCTGAACTAACAAAGCTTGACCATCTAGTAGTTCAATGTTAAAAAATAAATCTATTGCTTTTACGGGATTGCACTGAAGATATTTTTGAATGTGAGCAATTTGAATATAAGATTCTATTTTCCTAGAAGACAAAGAATATCCATGAGGTTTGACATATATTCCATATTGATTATAAAAATCCTTATCATAATTTAGTAACTCATTTCTGTAATAATCCATTATAATTCGCTTATTTTGATTCATCGCTATTTTCCTCTTTTGACTCGTCAAAACTAGCAAATACAGAATATACATCTCTCAGATCATTCAATTGTTTTTCATCCAATAAGCCTTGCTCTTTTAATGTGTCTCTTAAATCCAAATTTTCTCTCAATAATATTCGATTAATTTCTTGATATGCATCTTTTTCTCTTCTTAATGATGTACTGGTTACACGCAGCTCCGCAACCATATCAGACCATTCAGATTCATCTAGGGCTAGTTGTTTCATGATTGACGCATCGCTGATTTCTTGGACTTGTTGCATTCCTCTACATGTATCTATATCAAACCCATTTACTTCTCCCTGGCGTAAATTTAAATTCTTAATCTTTTTGATTTTACCAGTCCAGGTATTTTCTCCCTTTTTAGCATTTTTATTATGTTTCAATGAAATACAACTATCCTGAGCAAGACTTGTAATTATGGAGGTGATTTTAGCTTTACTTTCCTGTAAGGATTTAATTGTTGCAGAACTTGTTTCAATATTAGAAATACTAGACATTAATTTGGAAATAGTATCATCGATTTTTGCTTGCTGTAAAAAACCCCTAACTATAGATATGGCAGAAGAAGTACGCATCATATCTTCATTTGCATCTTCACTTGAATCAAGTAATCCCAATAATTGTGAATATAAAAAAGGTTGATCTGCTGCGTCTTCTTTTTCAAATGGATCATATCCAAGTAATCTTGTAACATCTGCCTTATTTTTTACAAAACATTCATATGTGTCTGCATCTACATCTGTATGTATGATTTCTTCATCCATTTTTTCATCATCATAAACAATCTTTTCTTTATAAAAATCCGAATCAAAAAAAGTCATACCTATATAGTTCTTCATTTGAATATTCTTAATATAGGCCGTCCAGACATTTTCTTTAGTTTTTCCTGTTACTTCATTCTCCGATTCTTGAATACTTGAGTTCCAAACAGTGTTTAAAAATGGTTTTTGTAAATATTTTAAAGCAGTTATCACGCTTTCTTTTGTCGGCTCATGTTCTTCTCCATTTCTATCAACCCTTAAAGCTATTTTTCTGGCACACTCACGACAAATAGGTGTGCAAGTTTTTCCACCATACATAGGATCAGTATTCTGATAAAAATGTTTTTCTCTATTTTTATGTTTTTTGCACATTAGACAATATGCAGTATTTTCAAAATTATCTAATTTATCTTGTAATTCAACAACTTTTTCTCTGGCTTGAATGGCTGTTAATTTAGTTGTTGATGTATTTTTTGATGTTGTCAATTAACAACCTCCCCCACTTAATCTTTTTCTATATTAATGAAAGTAACCTTATTAACCAAGGTTACTTTCTCCATATAATCTGGAATAATCATCATAATACATCCACTTTAATTTTGTACCGTCGTTTAATTTTCCAGAAGTCTCTATTTCACTTTTGCAACATTTTCTTATTCCTGTTTCACATATTTTGTAATATCTTGATGCACTCATCACTGATATAAACACAATTTTAGTTGTCGTACAAACAACTTTTCTACCAAATAAATTATTTTCATCTGCAAATTTATATTTATCTAATAAATACTTTTGAATATCATCATCCGTCATATTTTTATAATCTTCATAATAGACCCAAAATAATCTTTCTTTTGTTTCTTTATGCTTTCCAGCAGAAAACGCATTTCCGTCACAACAATATTTAATCCCTGTAGTATCAATATTATAAAACTTTCCAGCTTCAATTATTGTATCAAAAATTTGTTTTGTATTTACACAAACTACTTTAACACCGGTGGAACGATGAATACTTTCTAATGAGGAATAATCACATAAACCATATTTTTTTCCAGAATTTAAATATGGTGCAACCATACATTTACTTATATGTAATTTTTCCATAATTCCATGAGCTGTAAATCCCTCATTCCATAGATTACAAGCTTCAACTAATAATGATTTTTGAGATTTTCTATTAGCTTCATCAAAGTCAATTTGATTTAATGGTAGAATTTCAGATAATTTAGAATTTAAAATATTATTTAAAATGTAATCATATCTATCATGATTTTCATATATACAATCAATTCTTATCATTTCAATATTATGCTCAGTAGCTAATGTATCTTTCATACAATCAATATACTTTATATCTTCTAATGTACAATATTTTTCTTTACTATGAAGCTTTTCGTGGAATCCTCCATCCATTTCAATGATGTATTGTTTATTATTTATACCAAAATATATATCATATACTCCTTTTCGCTTTTTGCCTTTTAAATTAAATTTACACCAATTAGGATTATATTCTCTATCTAAAAAATCTAATTTATCTTTAATTTGCAAGAGGGAGTTAAATATGAATTTATTTGGATATGATATCCCATCTTTACAAACTGGACATCTAATATCTCTATCACGACTCACTTGATTTATTGATTTATGTACAATATTTCCACAAGAAGGACATTTAAAATCTACTTTCTTGTTACTTGATTTCGAGCACATGTAAGTCTGTTCTTTATTTACAAACCAAGAAGCTATTTCTGGATCTGTAGTTGATATGTCATTATAACCTTTTGAAATTTGTAAACCTGCACATACTGGACACCCTGATTTTACATGAAGTATTCTACCTGGATATGAAATAACTTTATGACTTTTATCATTTTTAGGGTGATGCATAAAATTCATTTTATGATTTCCGTCAATATATTCATCATCTAAAACCTCATATTCATTACCATATATTAATTTTATTTTATCTTTTAAATCTTCAAGCGTACGCTTCTTCCCATTACTTTTCATTCGTCCAGAACAAAATTTGCAACTATTTATTCCGGAAAGAAGAGTCCTTGGTAACGTATTCCATTCGTAATTGTGTATATTACATCTGTGTAGTATTTTTATATTATTTGTTTTGTATTTACCTAATACGGTTATATCATCACCATATAAATCAAATATTTTTCGACAATATTCTTTTTGTTTCAATCCTCTTGAATTGTGATAATTTGTATTACATCTTGCACATCCCCATTTTCTAATGGCAATAAGTTCTTTATTAAATTCTAAACCACATATTGAACATCTACAATTAAGTTTAGTATGAAGGTCAATAACGTTTAAATCATTATTTAACAAAATAACTTCTGGATGAGTTTCTTTTAATTCATTTTTAAATGATTTTAATGTTGTACGATTTCCATTGCAACATGGACATCCATTTTTAGACAAATTATATGCTCTTGGATTCCATTCATAATCGTCTATTTCACATATACAATTAATTGGTTTATCCGTTCCAATGTACTTTCCTCGTATTTTAATATAAGGATATTTTTCATGTATTTCATTTTCAAATTCTTCTTGCGTTTTCAAATTTCCCATAATATTTTCTCCAATCTCTCCACATCAAAATCAATAAAAATAGAAGAGAAGAGCGATTGGATATGGAGTACAATCATTCACAAAGATGATCAGTCTTTGCTATTCTTCTCTAAGCTCCCTATAGGACTCGAACCTACAATCCATTGATTACAAATCAATTGCTCTACCATTGAGCCAAGAGAGCACAATAATTAATTCTCCATCCAAATAAAAAAAGCATCATCAAGTATGACAATGCTTTTTTTAACGTATATTTACTTTTTAAGAAATTGACATTATAATTAATACCAACAAAAAAATACACAACGAGGTGGTTTATTATGAAGTGTTTAAGATGCCAAACTGAAATGAAGCAATATCCCTTCGATCAAAATTTGAAAATTCATGGATCTTGTTACAAACCTAATCCTTTTGCTCCAGAAGAGCAAAGATCCCATAATCCACATAGCGTTTTTGTATGTGATAATTGTGGCTATATGGAATTTAGTACAAAGGCTTGTGAAACTTCGGATATTTAATCTAACCTAACATATCCATCACCAATCAATTTATAAACACATTCTGTACTTTTAATAGGCTTAGATGAAACCATGCATTCTACAATTGCTGTTTCATCATCTGCCAGGTATACATTTGTGATTTTTACATCATTGAATTTCTTTCTATCATCTTCAGAAAGTTTGTTACGAATGTCTTCGGATGTTAGCGCAAATTGTAATTTATAATTGTTCATAAGTAATCCTTTTCTTTTCCAACCTCATATTTACATAAACAAAATTCCGCAGTATAATAATATCAGGTACATATCAATTACATCACCACAATGTAGTTCATTTGCATGGGTATGTACCCGATATTATCTGTGGAAGTGCCTATTGTAGTATTTGGCACACCAATTTTGGAATTAAATATCTGACCGTTCTGGTCGCATAAATTCTCCTGTCTTATAAAAATTTACAAGAAAGGAGGGTAGAATGTTAGGAGTTTTAACTAATCTGTTTACAATCTTAGGTTGTTCTGGGTTATGTTATATTTTATTTCTTGCATTAAAGTTGACTGTTGTCATACTGATTTGTAGGCATCCTGAATTATCGGATGATAAAGTAAAGTATATAACCAATATGATAGCCAAAAGACGACAACAGTCTAACTGATCTATCTTAATATTTATGCCATTATATTTAATTTCCCCCCCTTTTTTTTGATATAATTGCGCTCTGAAATATGACAATGCTTTCTGAGCGCAATTTTATACTAAAATTGGTGGAGTGAGATTTGAACTCACGAACCCTTTCGGGAACAGATTTACAGTCTGCCTGCTTTAACCTCTTGCATATCCACCAATAACTCAACGCCAGACGGAGATGTCGATTCCCATACGATTCATCATCATACCCGCAGTTTTCAAGACTGGTTCAGGGGCCGCCCTGATTCATCTGGCTTACATAATAAACTGGAAGAGTGGGACTCGAACCCACGACCCACCGCTTAACAGGCGGTTGCTCTAACCAACTGAGCTATCAACCATTAACTCGGCTGATTGGATTTGAACCAATGAATCCAGGAGTCAAAGTCCTGTGCCTTACCACTTGGCGACAGCCGAATAATCAATTTTGGGAGAAACGAAGATTGGTGTAAAATAATTATAGAGATTTGTAGAATATTTTGACAAGATATGATATAATTCGTTTTATCAGGTTAGAACGTGATGGGGATAGTCTGGTGGTTGAACCTTTTCGGAAACGGAAAGGAGGGAAACTATGAACACTATGGAAGTATTAACATTACTTTTGGTTGTATTTGCAGCCTTAACATACATAGATAACCATAATAACCACCATAAAAGTAAGTAAAAAGGCTATTCCCTACCGCAAATAGGGGATAGCCTGTGTCTTACGTGTAACTACGAAACAATTTATTTAGTTTCCGAATTTCAATCACTGGACACCGCAAATATCCTTGATTGCTTCTAATCTGATTATAAAGCCTTGACGATTAAAAGTCAAGAGTATTAGGGGGATACAGAATGTTCTGTGTTCCCTGTTGCATAATTCCAAACATTTCATTAATGGTATCCTCAGAGTAATCCCGTAAATACCATGTTACTCCAGAGAGTACCAAAGTACATAATAATCGGAAAAATTTCACTCAAATTGACAAATAAAACCAATAGTGATATTATATTCCACAGGAAGGTCGAGAACCCCAAAAGGGTTCATAGAGATGTGCGCACATCTCGTGGTAAACCAGACAATACCCAGTATTTATTGCGGTCGCCGTTATGGTAATGCGTCAGCCGGTATACCTCCGAATGTTTATACGTGAACGTTTATATGAAAGGAGGAACCGCCGATGAGCAAAATTAATATTTTGATTCTAGGACTAAAGGCGTTGGTACTTCTAGCAGAAGTCATAAAATGTTTTTGGTGTTGATTTTCTGGTGAGTCTGGTGGGAATATAACATCATTATTGGTTTTATTTTATAGAATGGGAGAGTATATAACTCTCTTTTTTTAACGCCATATTTGAGCAATGTATGATTTGGTATTTATTTGTTTTATATAGATATATTGACACTCATACAGCTAAAATGGGGATACGACACATTATATAATTTATACATTACACAATTCCAAACATTTCATTAATCTGCTCTTCAGAGTGATCACGCAGATATCCCTGTGTAGTATTTAAATCTGCATGATGCGCAAAAATCTGTATCTGCTCCAGAGGGAACTTCTTAGGATTACCATTTTCATCAAGTAATCTTGTATCAGTTCCTTGTGCTAGACATTCTAACCTAGAATGTCTAAGACTGTGCGTAAAGATATTACATTCTTCTCCACGAACTTCAGATAAAATCTTAGAAATTGAAAGAATACGATCATATAGGACATTTGAATCTGAAATAGGTTGTTTATTATCTCCAGATCCTTTAATCCAAAGAGAATCAATATTATCATCTCCACGCTGTTCCAAATATTTTTTAATTAGCTCTTTAGTATCATTTAGATATACCAGTGGGAATTTCTTTCCTCTTTTACCAACTACAATGTTTGTTTTATTATTCTCTGTTAATCCAGATTTCTTTACTTGAAATAACTCATTCTTTCTTGCAGCTGAATCAAATCCTAATGACCATAATACAGCAAGCTGTAATTTATCTTGTGATACTAAAATATCTCTAACTTTAATAAATTCATCAAATGTGAAGAAGAAATTATCATCATTATCCTTAACACGGCTTTTCGGAATTCCCTTAATTTTCTTAGCATAATTGATTTCATAGTCATAATCGTCATCTTCCTCACAGAATGTCAACATACTATTTACGGCACTTTTTAGACGGTTGGTTCTAGCAGGTGACATACCACATTCATCAGTGAAATATAGACTAAGACCACGAAAATCTTTTTTATTTAATTCTAAAATGCAACGGTTATTTAGTTCCTTTAAAATGTAAATCATTATAATCCGTAGATCATTATAATAACCATTTATAGTACCTTTACTCATTTTGCGCTGTCGATATTCTGTAAGGAAGTCATCGAGAATGAGTTTATTTTCTTTATTTACCTGTTCCCAAAGTTCAGGGGTATAGAAATTGTTATAGATTCTTCCTCTATTAGCCATTCTGTCACTTCCTTTCTAAAGATTACCTACTGTAGTTTTGAGGCTACAGTAGGTTTATGTACAAATTACTGTACGGGATCAGCTGGAGCTGGAACTTCATCAGGATGTTCAGCAGCCCACTTGTCACATTCTTCGGCAAAACTTGTACCAGGGAAGGTCTTCCAACCTCTCTTCTTGCAATACTCACAATCATCTGGATGAGACTTACCTGTACCTGGGCCAAACTGTGCCATATGTCTGTTGTGATCAGCCTCTTCCATTGGGCTATCATATTCAATTTTTCTGTACTTGTAATCGTAAATCATAATAAATACCTCCTTAAGATTTTTCTTCACTTTCTTTGATTACTTTATCAACAGCCTTGTCAAGCTGCATTTTTCCATACTGCTCAATTGTGTCAAACGCACGATCAACAATACCTGAAACCATATCTTTAGTAAAAATAGGTCGCATGTATGTAGGAATCAGATTATATAAATGGTCAACTACATATTGATGTTTTTGACCTCCAGCTTTTACAGTATCCCTATAAGCTGATTCTGCTTCAGCAATATAATCACCAACTGTTTCCTTTAAACGTGCGTTTGTTCTGAAATAGATACTTAATCCACCTAATAGGATGGCGCATACAATTTCTAAAATATTAATAACCATATTTAAATCCACAAAAATCACCTCACTTTTCAAACTAAATGAGACTACAGTCTACGCAAAATATTAATAATTTCAGCGTAATCATTCTTTCCTAATTTTTCAGAACACCAGAACGAACATCTTCTTGTTGAGAAATCATCCTCTTCTGAAAATGTAAAACCATGTAAGTCATCTGAAGGAGCGCAATTGTTATCTTCAGTACATTCAGTGTTACATCTGATTTCATCATCTTCTGTATTTTCTTCCGCATTATCTTCCTCTCCATCATTTTCGACTGAGAATACAACAATGTTTGCTTCTGAATTTCTAATAAGGAACTTAGAATTTACATCTTCATGAACTAAGATAAGATCTTCATCGCATAAAACGTAACCGCCATCATTGTATTTATTTTTAGGAATTAGAGCTTTTTGAACCCAAATCTTTCTATCACAATCTAATGTAAGAATATATTCATCACAATATCCATCTACCTCTGAATCATATAGTTCAATATTCTCTAATGTAAATGATGTATGCTTGATTAAATCATTGACTAAATCAATCATTACTGGATAATGCGCTACAATTGAAACACCAATAAAGTCATCGTGAATCTCTTTGAAATATCCATAATTTTGTACAATATAGGATCTTAGCTCATCATTATCAATAAAATCCTTTGTGTAACAATATCCCATTCCAGTCACCTCTTTACGCATTGACGGCATCCTTAAGTGATGGGGCTGGCTTAAATTTAACAGTCTTGGAAGCAGGAATTACCATAGATTCTCCAGTCTTAGGATTTCTTCCCTGGCGTTCAGATCTTTCTAAAATATCAAGAGTACCAAATCCAGACAGGACTACCTTTTCTCCGGATGCAAGGGTCTTTGCGATAATATCTACAATGGTATCAACCATAACTCCAGCGTCCTTCTTGGTTGTCTTGGTAGTACCATTCATTACTAATTCGTCTGCAACAGCTGCAATAAGTTCTGATCTATTCATGTACGTTTACCTCGTATTATTTAATATAGTAGTAGGGCAGTTTGCCCCTTAATATAAATCCCAATGTCCAATCAGGATTTCCTTTTGTTTTTATCACTTTGTTCTTCGTTAAAAATTCCATTCAGATATGTTATGATTACAAACGTGGAGGTTCTTCCACATTCTAAGCCGTCAGTTTTTCCACGATGATGTAGTTACAACAAATCTGAATGGAAGGACGGTGATGTGCTATGTTTAAGTGTATTTACCCTTATATAGTACACGTCAGTGCCTACTGGCGTTTCCGGCTTTTTCGCTGGGAATATGTCAGAGAGCACTGGCGCAGATTGCCTAACAGGTAGTCTGTAAGGCGTTTATCTTGATGCATAGGATCAAGCTCTCATGTTTGGTTTCTACAATTCTTGATTGCTGACGGCTTTTCTTATATAAACTAAGGCTCTACAGGATCAGCGTATTCAACAACGCCCTGCTGCATAAGCCACTCAGTTTCATATTCCAAAATCTTATTGATTATTTCTTTATCACATTCCACCTTAGAAGCAATGTAATTGATACATTCTTCATAATCTAACGCAAGAATTTCCTTATTTTCTTCCATTTTCTCATTCTCCATATTCTAAAATTTCACATCATACAAACAATCAAATCCTTTATCTGTAATGACAGAAATAGTTTGTTCGGGTCTATTCTGCAAGCGTTTATCCATACAAAATGAATCCGATCCACTCAGACATCCAGACTGAATAACCTTTACGTCATATACAGTTTGCATTGCATTTGTATGCCTATGTCCTAAGTAAATGATATTTGGTTTCTCAAACATCAAAGTATATTTTTGAACTACAGTGTTGAGGTCATCTTTGTCTCCATGACTTGCGAAAATCTTTTGTCCTCTTACTGAGAAGATAGCAATGGATTCTTCTACCTTATTTGGATGAAAGTAGATATTCCTAAACAGCTGTAATTTGGCTTCCAAGAATGGGAGAGCAAGCGTATCAATGTTTTCACCTTTGAGTGCCTTATCTTTATCCTGAAATAATCTGGAATGATTACCAGGACACATATAAACATGAACATTATTAAAACGATAGCTCAATTCAGCCAGAAATTCAGTGATATAGTCTGTAACCATAAGAAACTGTTCTATGATATTCTGATTGCTTTCGATTCTTAGGGTATCATGAATAAGTCCATTTACAAGTTCTGATAAAATCACATAAGCGTTTTCAGAACCATGACGTAAATAAACCTCAAATATCTTGTCCAAATACTGATTTAGACGTTTTTTTAAAATTGTGGGATTGAATTTATTGAAATGATTGTCGATTTCGATACCGGCGTGGATATCTGTTAAAGAAATAATCAGATCATTATCTGTTTTGATAATTCCAGTAAACTTTTTATTTTCATCATAAAGAAGAGGAGAGGACTGATGCTCAGTGATTGCTCTACATATTTGTTCTCTAAAACTTTCTCTACGAGCCTCTTCACGAATCAATCTGTTTAACTCATTTCGTTCGTCTCTAAGTTTAACCTGTTCTTTCTTCAATTCTTGCTGTTGAGTTAGAATTGTTTTAGAACTGGAATCACCAGTATCAAATACACCAGCGTTATAAAAGTTCTTAGCGTTGGTATACACTTTTCTATATGCTGATTCAGCTCTGTATTCAGATTCATCATCTCTGAATTCCTTATTCATTACATTGGCAATATCATTCCAGGACATATCTAAAAGTCCAGAATCTTTCGCTTGTCCAATTCGCCACAAGTATTGATGCTCATTTTCGTTATCTTTTCTTTTTAAATTGAACAATCAAGCACCAACTCTCTACTCATCATCACTGGGATCAGCAACTGGTTCATCAAGTTCTTCTTCGTCTTTTACCTTCACATTAATTTCAACACAGCCTCCATTGAAATCAGATAGAAGAGTATTAAGCTGCTTTACATCTCCATCCACATCAACAGTCATAGTGTCTGTGTCAATAATTCCAGCGATCTTCATAGAAGTCTGTGTAGTTTTCTTATATACAAAATTCATATTTTAATTCCTCCAACTAAAATAAGAGAGTATCACACTCTCTAAAATCCAATATGATTCTTCTTTTTATCATCATAATCATCATAAAAATCATCAGATTCACTTGGAATCTCAAATCCAATACAGCTTGTACTAACTGGTTCAGATTCAGCTTGCAAATCCTGTATTTCGTTATTTATTTTGATAACCTTTTTACTTAACATTCCCTTTGGAACTTCCAGTAACATTTGAATAAGTTCTGTGAATGACTCCATAATAGGAATCATACAAATAGCTGTAACCATTCCCAAGATATATTTCTTCATAATTTATCCTCATCATACACTGAATTTTAAGCTTGAATTAGCTATAATTACCCGTGTAGTCTTACAATTTCTCATATATTCTTTATCAAGAGCTTCTTTCAGAGTTTCTTTTGCTAATTTAGACCCATGATGTAAGATTAGCTTCTGACAGTTGATATTAGAATAATTTTCTACTAACTGATTGAATGGAGCATGACCACTCATGGATTTAAGAGAATATGAAGAACAACGACAAGGATAAACTTTCTGATCTATAGTTATTGATTTACACTTATTGTCCTTTAACAATGAAGCCAAGCTTCCATCTGTACTATATCCAACAAATAGGATAGTGGCATTAGGATCTGATACACACTTCTTCAAATGGTGTCGTATTCTTCCAACCTGACACATTCCACTGCTAGAGAGTACCAGGCATGGTTCATTACTTGCTACTAAAGCCTTGCTTTTTTCTGGCTCCTTTACAAAAGTGAACATTCCGCTATTTATCAACTCATCCAGATCATCTTTATCTTGACCTTCTAAACAAGCTTCATAGTCGTTGAAAATTCTTATAGACAAAGGGGAGTCGATATAAACTTTTGGCTTCCACTCGCTATCCTTATACATCTGGTATACCATCAATGCAAGTTGCTGCATTCTTGACTGAGAGAAGCTTGGTATAATAACTCGTCCCTTCATTTCGTGTATCTGACGTTCTATTATGGATTTGAATTTTTCCAAATCATTTTTTCGTTCCTTCTTGCCAGTTTTAATATCTGGCTTATCTCCATATGTAGATTCTGCAATTACAATATCAGCCTTTGATACTTGTTGATACTCACCTACAAACCGATTTTTAACCACTTTATTTCCAATATCACCGGTAACTAAAATAGTCTTTGTGAGATTATTGTAAGTCAAATAGAGTAATACCTGACAGCTTCCCAGTAAATGTCCAGCAGGAATTAACTCAAATGATAGAGAATCATCTAATTTGATTTTTCGATTAACTGAAAATTCTGTCATGTAATTTACCGACTTTTCCACATCAGATAAGTCATATAGTGGCATATAATTTTTATTGTGCTGACTATTGATAAACAAAACGTCACGTTCATTGATTTCAGCACAATCCTCAGCCATATCCTTATATATCTGTCCTGACCCATCAGAAATTATAATTTGAGCATTACATCCTTCTTTGTACAATTTGGGAAGTAGAAGACAATGATCTGCATGAGTATGTGTGATAAAGATATTGTCGCGCTTCGCGCAAAACGTAACTGAGCTTCGCGCAAAACGTAACTGAACCGTTACAGAGCCCTGTTTTTTATGCAAAGTTTTATACATTTTTTTGCATTTGGCACGAAAAAAGATTTACTTTTTAAAAGATTTAAACCGCCCTCAAACGAATTTGAAAGGCGGTTTAAATCGTGTTTAATCCATATTTAACGGCTATTTTGCTGCTTGCTTTGACAGGTAAATAGCTGCTTTTTTATTATTCAGCACAAAAGCATCATAGTAAATTCTGCCCTCTACAAGCCAGCCGTTAATTCCCTGTGGATTCTCGTGGATCTTGTAATCCGCAAGCTTTACCGGGGAAGTCATAGCCATTGGATGGCAGATTATAAAGTTTGTACCTTTTACAAAGTAATCTGCCGGGGCTACAATGATCGTAGTCTTATCAATAGTTCCCACAGCCCCAGTAACGGCAATTTCCTGGCCTTTATCCCCGGAGGATACGAAATTCTTGTCTAACTTGATTGCTTTGTAGTAGGCGGACGTTACAAAGGCGATACGGCCTTCAGTGGGCACTTTAGCATCAAACAGCACCATGGAGCCTTCCAGAAATGCACTGTATGCTGTTTCTGTGGTAAGTGTCTCCTCTTTGGTATGTGCTGCTAACGCTTCGGCCGTGTATTTCGCGATCCTGTAGCGGTCGATCGTAGGAGTTACCACCCCTTTTAATTCCCGCGCCAGTGCTTTGGCTGCGCTCATTGCCATCATGGTGTCTGTTGCGTTTTTACGGTCAATGCTGAAAGTGAAAGACTTGTCCTGTGTCAGTTCCAGTGTCTGCACATCATTCCCAAGCTCCACCGGGGTTCCGTATCGGTTGCTTTTTGCATTGATATCATAATCATTTAAAGGCACTGTTTCAACAGAATAGACATTGACCTTGTTTACTCCATCAAAATCATAATCTTTGTTGACCGCTTTATCTGTAAGAGAATCCTTACTTAACTGTTCGTCGATTGTCTGAGAAAATTTCTCTGCGTAGTTTACTGCCATCGTTTTACCTCCCTGTTAGTTTTTCATTGCTTTGACAAATGCAGTTTCAAAATCTTTTTCCGGTTTTCCCCAGAACCCGGTAGAAGCTGATTTTCCAAGCCCTTCCGGGGTCTTTCCACGAAGTCTTTCCGTAATTCCATCGGATACCAGTTCCTTAATGGTGGAAATGACCGTTTCCAGGCTTTTAAGTGTACCGGCTTCATCTGTATACTGGATCAGCTCCGTAGCCTTTACGGGGATGCCTTCCTCCGTCAGGCGGTTATTGATCTGGTCTTTCATATTTGCCTTGAAAAGTTCCTTTTTCAACTGGCTGATCTGTTCATCCTTCGAGAGATTGGCGAGGCGTTCCTCTTCCCATTCTTTTCTCTTTTCGTCCAGAATGTCGTTTAACTCATCCCGGGAATAAGTTTTTTCCTCGCTGGAAGCTCCTTCACCCTGATCGGTTCCATCATCCAAACCCTGGATTTTTTCAGCTTTTTCTTTTACCTCATCTGCCTTGGTTTCCTCTGTGCGTTGCGGATCCGCGTTGCTCGTAGGTTCCTCTGTTACTGTCTGGGCTGCTTCCATGCCCATGGCTCCCATGATCTGATCAATAAATCCCATGCTCATCATCCTTTCTTTGTATACTGCTTCATTTGGCGGATACTGGACTGTAATTCTGAACGGATCTGCTTTAACTGACGGTACTTTCTCCGGTCTGTGTCCGCTTCTCCGGTTTGTTCCATGCTTCTGATCTGTCCCCGGATCCTGGCTAATTCGTTTTCGTACTGCTGAATCATTAAAAACAGGCTCATGGCTCTAAAACTCGCTTGCAATGATCTTGCGGCACCAGGCTTCTGTAACACCATACTTTTTCGCCAGTGTCTTGTGGTTGCTTCCGTCAAACTCCTGGCGGATCTTCTTATCCCTGAGATAGCGGCATACTTTTTCCTGTTTGGGGATATACAGCTGTACTCCAGAAAATTCCTGTATCAGCTTTTTGAAACCTTCCAGCTCGATGGCTCGGATCAGTGCCTGGCAGTCCTCACCCAAAAGGGCTGCATCCGCTTCACTAAGTTCATTTAATAATTCCTCCAGTGTTTTTCCCATTGTGTAGTTCCTCCACATCCTTGTTTTACTGCTGCTTTTTGATGATTTCCCGGATACGCCTGGGGCTTACGCCGTACCTTGCCGCAAGTTCTGCCGTTGACGTTTTCCCGGCTTTGTAATCTCTGATGATCCGGCTGTCACGTTCCGCAAGCTCCAATGATGCCAGTTTTGCAACATAAACACGGCTTCCGCCATAGTAGGCGGCCAGCTTGCTGTATGCTTCAAACCCAATGCATTCCGCTATTTCCTTCTGATCCGGTGTTAAAAGGCGGATCTGTGATTCCCTAATAGAAGCGCCCATCTGTCCATCCCTCCATTCTGGATAATATAACAATGGGGAACCGCTTTGACAGACAAAACAGTTCCCCTTACTTTTCACGCCGCTTTATGACCTGCATTCATTTAAGAGGTGGTAAGCGGTGCGGAATCCACAAATAAACCCTTCACGTTCAACTTCGCCGCGGATCTCTCCCTGCAGTTCCCAGTAGGCTTTTAATTTTTCCAGCAGCTCCTCATCCACGCCTGTTTCCAGGATCTTCTCTAAAAGCCGCTCCTTTTCAAAGAGCTTCGCGTTCTCTTTTCCAAATTCACCCAGCTTTACATGGTCTCCGATGATGCAGTAAAGGTTTGCAATATACTTGTTGCTTTCTGTGTGGCAGTCCATGTTGTCGAACATTTTCCAGTAATCCCGTTCTTTATATTCCATCAAATGCTTATACTCGTCATCCGGAGTATAGACCCGGCAGGATGGGCCGTAAGTGTCTTCGATATTCTTTCTTACGGAAGAATAGAAGCAGTTCTTCACTTCCAGCAGCGTCTCCTCCATCCGCTCATAGCTGGAGCAGTCCACGCCAGAGATCAGACTCTGGGGAAGCCCGCATTCTGCCAGATGTCCAAGCGCGGCATCTTTCAGCACCTGGTTAATCATGGGGATCTTAGCAGTTTCTGTATTTTTCTTCATGTTCATATCCTCCTTTGGCTTTATATCCCTTTTAAAACCGTTCATATCCCTTTTAAAACCGTTTAAAGCATTCGTGATAAGGAAGTCTTTATATATCGCTGAAAACGGATTCCTGCGCCCATCTGCGTCTCATGGTTTGGGAACGGCTGCAAAAAATGATTGCAACACCGGGAACGGTCTGCTATACTATCTGTGAACACTTGTGTTCCGGCTTATGCCGGATGGAATAGTCAGTCTTGCAGGGCTGGCTATTTCTTTTTTGCCCTTCATCAGTACATCCTCCCAAAGAGCTGCTTCTGTGTATCTTTCAGCATCTTTAATGTGACGGCTTCCTTACTGATACGGGCATATTCCAGGGCAATCTCATAAAGCTTGATCGCTGTACGCAGACTTTCAAGATTTGCCATCTGGATCAGAAAGGCAAGGCAGCTTTCCGGCACTCCTGGAAAAATATGCTGCATCTCCTCAACGGTATAGTTGTTTTCTACACGCTTCCTGACAATGATTCTCGTCCGGATCTGGTCAAATTCCCGGCCTTTCTGGCCTGTAAGCATTTGCTTATAGATCTTATCATTGCCAGAAAGAATGATCCCCACATGTGCCTGGTCGTTTAAGTCCCGGATTGCCTGTAAAGCCTGTAAAGACAAGCGGTCGGCCTCATCAATGATGATCAGACGGTTGCTTCCGGAAAGCTGAGAGATAAGTTCCTGCATTACCGCGCTGCGCCTTCCGTCTGTTGCCTGTCCGATCTTATCCGCGATCAGCTTTAATACAGACGTTGCGGATGTGGTGCAGGTATTTACTGTTACCATGGTCACGCCTGCGTTGCTGTCCCTGTAGTGTTCCAGCGCGGTGGTTTTCCCGGCTCCGGCATCCCCTGCAACAAGGGCAATATCGTTATATTTATGGGCATACCAGCAGGCATATAAAACTTCTTTTGTGTTGTAAAGATCAGGATAGTACGTTGTTCCTGAAACGCTGTTTAAACGGTCTTTACTGATGCTTAAAAACTTGTTTAAAATGTCCTGTACCTTCCCGTTATCCCCGGTGTATTTCCCATCCAGGAACTGGGAGATGACAGAAGTAGAAAGCCCGGTTTCTTTGCTGACCTGTTTCTGTGACTTCCCTGTCTGCTTCATAAACTGGGAAAATTCTTCCCGAAATTCTTTCTTTTCCATGTGTTCCTCCTTACTGGTTGCTTGCTTCCATAAGTTTTCCTAAAAGGTTCTCCTCGCGGCTCGTGCGTCTCTGCTTTGTTGATTCCTCCAGGATCTTGCTGTTTTCTGAAAGAACAGGGTTAATGTTCTCAATAGTCTTTGTATGTTCGCCTTCTGTGAACTGCTTTTCTACAAGCTGGTTGCGGGCAACGATTGCCATAACGTCCAGCTCCCTGGTCGGTGCATACTGTTCGACCAGCTTTCTGGCATTCTTTTTTTCTTTCATTGCTTCCCGGATCTGTTCCTGGGTAGTGTGACGGAACGGGGTTCTTACCTTTGCGGCTGCCTTGCAGATCGCACGCATGTTTTCATCAAAAACATTTAATTCATCCATGTTGGACGGGTCATAATTGATGATAACTTTCTCTCCCTGGTGGGCGATAAGATCCGTATGGTAGTAAAATCTTCCCTGGTACTGTACGCCGTTTTTCTGTACGGTTCTTTCGTCAAAGGTTCCGCAGAGGATCCGCAGGATTGACTTGTCATGGACTTCATTCTTTACGGCCAGGTTTTCAAAATATACCTGATCCGGACATTTTCCGTCCATGTCGATTCCGCCAGATGGTGTATTATTGTACTTGTTCATGTGTTTCCCAAGCAGATCTGTGAACTGCTCCATGGTAGGACATTTATCTTTCAGCTTCTCAAAGGTTACCCGCATATCCTCCGGTCGTTTCTTCGCGTCTTTTCCCAGATAGGTGGGGAAAAACTTACAGAAACGGTCTTCCAGGGTTTCCCAGAACCGCTCGATGGGCTTTGCCTGTCCATGGTATGGTGTCGCGTAAATCTGATTGATTCCCAACTGTTTGGTAAGGGAAAGAGGGAAATCTTTATTGAATGATTTCTCGCGGTAATCTTTTCCGTTATCGAAATAAAGTTCTTTAGGAACTCCAAATTCTTCCATTCCTTTCCGGAGGCACTGCTTTATCACGGTTGCGTCTGCGGATTTATCCCGGATAATGAAAGCAATAACCTTGTTGGAACGTGCATCAAAGAAAGCAGTGAGCCATGGGCGGAACACCCGGCCGCGATTGTTTAAAACTGCTACATCCATTAAATGGTGGTCAGAAAACCAGATGTCATTGGAGTGGATGTCTTCCTTGCTTCGTTCCATACATACAAGGGAATCATTGAACGCTTTTTCGCCTTCCCTGTAAAAGATGATCACGGGTTCCGGAATTGTTTTGACTTTCCGTTCAAAGGCAGATACGGAAGGAATCTCCGGATATTCCGTCTTTGTGTATTCCCAACAGATCTCTATACTGCGTTTTTGCAAAGTCATATACAGCGCGTAGAAATATTCCCATGCGTCCGGTGGGATGTCCGTCTTTCCACGGTTATGCCCTCCGCGTGTGTCGATCAGCCCGGCAACATCGCCGTTCTTATACTTGCGCTGCCAGCGGAAAAGCTGGGACTTTGTGATCACACTGTCCGGGTTTCGCTCATTAAAATCTTTTATGTAGTCATCCGGGGATTTTTGCGCTTTCTGATAGTTTTCTACGATCAATGCCTTAAAGTTGGCTTCCTCCCGCTGTTTCCCGGTGAACTGCATCATGTCATTATGAGTATGTTCCCTTTGAATGTTGTTGTATTTGTCCTGTGCTTCCTGTGGCAGACTTTCCAAAGCAATCTCAATCCGAACACCGCCCCGGCCGATCCCTTCGACATGGCGGTACTCATATTTATTTTTTTTGATAGCCTTTTTAATAGCACTGTCTGTTAAATTTAAAATTTTAGCAACTTCTTTTACTTTTAGCCATGTCAAAGTTCTCACCACCTAATTCTCATCAAGTAGAGCTTTAGTGAGTTCTTCAATGCTGATTCCAGTTACTTTTGAGATGTTATAGATTGCTTTGATTGATGGGTTATGCTTTCCGTTTAAGATTTCACTTATATATAGCTGTGAAAATCCCGTCTTTTCAGCAAGATACTTTTGATTTTTGCCCATCTGAGTAAGGCGTTTATAAATAATCATCCCAAAATGTGACTTTGCTCTCATACTTATTGGTCTCGGCATTTTTTTCACCCCTTTAGCCGTTGTATCAATGATACATTTCTGTTATATTTATTTGGTAACATAAACATTATAATATGTGTCACACATATTTGTCAATATAATTATGTGTGACACATATAAAAGGAGGATATATGGAAACAATAGGCGAACGTATTAAATTTGTTAGAAAATCAAATAATAGAACACAAGTTCAATTTGCAAGGGAACTTGGAATCAGCCAGACACATATTAGTAAAATAGAAAAGGGTGTAGAACATCCTTCTGAAATGCTACTACTATTTATATGCTCGATGTACGGTTGTAGCATTGAGTGGTTAAAATCTGGTATAGGGGAATCGAGAAAAGAACCGGAAGATTTAGAAGACGCACTTTTAGCAATATACAAAAAAAATTCATTACGTTTTTATGAGCTTTTATATAAATTACCTATTGGTATAATGTATGATACTACTCAATCCATAAGATTGCTTATTGATATAGCAAAAAATTCTTCTGAATTAAGTGATCTGCGTTCGGAAGGAATTATCCATATGACTTATAACATAGTTAGCTATCTCGCACAAATAGCAAAAATAAATGTAGAGTACAGCAATCATCAAATTAAGGATTTGGGAAGACAGGACGATTTTATTAAAGCAATCGGTAATGAATTGGAACAATTAAAAAATATTACTGAAAATATATAGTGTTGCATTTTTATGTGTCTATATGTATATTTATACAGTGCTGATTTCCTTTATTTTCCCTTAGTCCATTTCTTATAAAATCATACTTAAAAAGTCCGAAAAATACTGATTTAAACGTATTTTTCGGACTTTGTTTAAATTGCTATGAATTCCCTTAGTCAGTTATTTTTGAATGGTTAGTTGCGTTTTGTTCCCTTAGTCAACAATTACGTTGTTTTAAATGCTTTTAAGGAGAAAGCCGCATAAAATAAGGATTTTTTGGGATTTTTAAAGTCTTTTAAGGTTTTTTAAGGGTTCATGAATCACCCAAAGACTAAGGGAATAGTTACATTTTACTCACAGGACAACAGATATAATCTAATTCTTTTGCTTTAAATTCTCTATATTTTCTATTATTCACCAGAAAATCTTCATAGCGATCATTTGTCTGATGTAATCCAGCATCAACTAAGATTTTGTGGTCAGGTGTTGATATAAAAATAAGACTTCCTGTAACATCTTCAGATGAAGGGGAGTCTACAAATGAAATTTTTATAAGGTCTTTATTTTTCTTTCCGATGGCGTTTCAACCACCTTTCTTATTATTCTGCTACGTTGCAACTGTGCTTTTTCGGTACTGTTCTAAATGTTTAAGTGCGCTGCGACTCTCAACAGCCCAGTATCTTTTACCTTTGGCCCCATGAGTTACAGATGACATCTTTACATGATCCGAAAGACCATGTTCTCTCAACATTATTGCTTCTTTCTTACTAATTGGAATTATAAGTAACACTTCTTTCTTTTTTATATTTCTTCCGCAGTGGAAGATTAGTAAAGCGAGGGTAGGTGATGAGCCTACACATCTATAGCCAGTATGCATCCCAACTATAGACTTTCACTTCAGGCTCCTCGCAAATGATTCTATTTAACATTTTGGATTGATAATATTATATAGTTCTTTAGCTAATACAGTCACATCATTTTCGTAAAGTTTACAAGCAAGATCAAATAAATCTGGAATTTGATTTAATACAACATCAATATACTCAATTCTAGTTTTAACTTTCTTTCTTTTGGTTATTTCTTTGGATTTGATCTTATCCTTATTTCTTTCGTTGAATTCATCACATCCATCATTGTATCCTTCGATTCTTTTGACAAGATTCATATGATATTTTTGCTCAAATTCCCTATATAACGCAGTCCAACGTTTAGCAATATTATCTTCTCCAGCACCCTTCCTTACAACTCTATTAAGAATCTGACGCTTATCTGCTAATGGAATATCTTTTAATAATCCTTTATTTACTTTATCTTTATGGGAAATTTCTTTCTCTTGGGCTGTAATTATTTTTTTCTGATTAGCGATTTCTTCTTTTTGCTTTAGAATAATTTCATTTTGGTGTCTTGTTGTAGCAAGCGTAGCTTTAAACATTGTTTTGATTGTATCATCAGCAAATGGAAGATAGGTGTTGATAAATAAATCATCATCATTTACATATCCACCAGTTTTTCTAATCGATGGAAGAACATCATCGAACACCCAACTTTCAAAGCGTTCGGCAGATTCTAGTTTGCTGTGGGTGACAAGGCGGTACATATCTCCCTCAGGAATAACTTTAAACTCCTGACGACGACCTAACGAATCGTTACCCCATACCATCTTTGCTTTTTTGCAATGGTCATTTGTAGCTTTACTTGGGTTGGTATATCCTAATGCCTTTGCAATATCATTTGCCACAAAATATGGCTTTCCATCGATCTCGACAGTTCGGATCTGACCAAATTCCTTATTGTTGAAAATTTTTAAATCATTCATATAGAACTTCTCCTTGTTTATGTAAATTTTCGTTATTTTCCAGCTGACTGCTCCCGTGGGTAAGCCCGTGGGGTTCTGATTGCCAAGTGTAGCTTGTAATCGTACACCATTTTCAGGCTTTGGAGTTACAAGTGTAAACCTGTTTAAATCAGGACTTTCATTACCAAGCAGTCCTACGACCACATTAGCGGTAAATTTCTGTCTTACGACAAGGAAGTACAGTCAATCTCCCTAACATTTAGTTGTTAAGTTACTTTAATCCCACTGTTTAGTATTTTGATATGATTAGCCTTAATCCATGCGATTAGGGCCTTTTCTTTGTCATAACACCTGTCGAAATCTGCAACACATTTATCTTTGTCTATATCCTGCGTTCTGTAGTCGTAACAATAGAGCAAAAATGATGAATACCAATCTCTTTGTACCAAGGTTCCGTCTCGAAGTCTGTAGAGCCTATCAGACAGCTTTTTCTTAATGTAATCATCTGCCGTGTGGTCGTACTGGCTTGCCCTATAATTATTCGGAACTTCTATATATGCGCCGCCTGTGACTTTGAATTTCTTTTCAACAGTAGTTTGAAATCCAGACGGACAACGATTCTTTATAGATTTGCCAAAGCGTTTTTTCTTATTAAATTTGCCTTTGCTATTAACAGTAGTCTTCTTAGCCCGTTTCATCAACTTGCTTGCATTTTTAGGTTCTGTGACGAATGCATTTCCAAGACTTCGCAGATAGTTAGCATCTTCGTTTATTGCAAGCTGTCTATTTACTGCATTTATACGGCATAATTCAGCGTGTTTGGCCTTCAGATTCTTGTAGCGATTAGAATAGTTCCAAGTCTTTTTGCCTTTCTTGATAGTGCCGTCAGGATTGTAATTCTGTGGATTGGTTGCCCGTCTACTCCTGTCCATAGCACGATAATATAAGCGTTCCTTGCGTTCAGAAACCTGTATGCTGTTGCCACGCTCTGAAAGGTTCTTCAGTCCGACTTCAGTATCAGAAGTATAGGCAACTGTCTGCGTTCCTATATCAGCACCTATCATGCCTTTACCGTATTTATGTCTTGGATTGCCGAGTCTATCATATTTAGGCTTAGATTTACCTTCTATTGTCAGATGCAGATATACTCTGTACTTACCTCTTATCAACCTTGTAACAAGAGTAGCATAGCAAGGTCTGTAAGTATCTATACAACAGGCTTCTTCTATAAGCGTATTGACAGCATCAGCATCCATCTTGTCAGGATTCTCAAGATAAGACAAAACGGCATTAACTTCATCAGATTGAAACCTGTCGTTGACTTGAATCCCGAATTGCATCTTTCTAAGTTTGAATCGAAGTTTACCATCCTCAACAAACATCGGAATACCACGATTTATCTGTTTTGCTCTGATACATGGTAATTCTCCGTATTTTGAGAAATGTGCGGTCTTACCGTTATCATAAAGGCATTTTTCCATACCTCGCCATATATCTTCGGCTTTTGTGAGAGCAAACACCGCATCTATACTGTATTTCTTGCCTATAGGAATCATTGATGTCCTGCAAAAATCCCATGTGACATTATAAGATTTCTGCATATCATTGAGCTGATTAGCGAGAGATTTACGTTTGTCCTTATCCTCAGTATTGCCGTACAGTTTTAGTAGTTTACGATATTTCTTGGTACGCATGAGCTGGTCGTAATTCCTTCTCATAAGACTAACAAGCTCGTTGCCAGCTTTGCGGATTTCATTAGAAAGAGCCACGACTTTCAGAACATCAGGATAAGGCATATCAGTTTCTATAACTAAGATATGTCTGTCAGAAAGTTTATGATATTGTTTCAGAAATTTCTTATATTCTTCGTCACTCATGATTTTTTGTTCCTTGATGTATTTCTTTACTGTAACTTCACTTATATGACCTACGGTAGATACAAAATATCCTCTTGACCATAATACTCCACAACGAGAGTAGAACTGTTTAATTGTGGATATGCCTTGAACATTTCAATTGCACTGATACTTTTCAATGTTCTCACTATATCGCAAAGAACAACTGTCTGTGGGCAATCTACAAAGCTAATGTCAAGTAGTAGAAATATAGTTTTGCATAGAAAGCGGCTTTCATCCCACACGCAAGCGTGTGGGTTTTACGCCGCAATTTATAACGTTCTCAATGTCTTGTGTGGGGCAACTGCTGGAACAATTGCCCCTTTACATAAAGGAGTTTGTAGTATGAATGAATTCTACAAAAATGGGAAATTACCCCACACAAAACATCGAAAATTGCTACGCCTGAGAGTTGAACTCAGTTTCCCATGCCTATGAAACACAGTTAGATTCCGACCTACCGCCAGCTTTATAATGTAACTACTACAGCCTTGTACAAACTCAATTGTCAATTACACACACAAATATAAACTTACTCAAGGATTTGAAAGAATTTTGTTATGTGATAAATTGAAAGTTAGATAAGAAGAATTTTGAAAAATGAGGATTGAAATATGAACATTGAATTTTGAGCGTTTCTCAAAAATTTGACAACCATGCTTGTTGTTTTCTTTTATTACTTTCAAAAAAAGATCTATGCATCTTTCATAAAAATAATCATATGCTTTATCCTAATATGCCTATGATGTCCTGCATAGGCGACAGGGTGTAAGTTATGAGTTTTCGTAGTAGCTACAAAAAATTTACAAATTGATTTATGTTAGAAATCTAGTTCTACAAAAGTAGTAGCATTAGAAATACTAAGGGCTGTATCAACATTTGATTTGAAATCATCAATCTCAGCCTCTAGTTTTTTGATTTTGTCATTTAGGTTTAATGGATCAACGAGTTCATACTCGTTGGCTTTTCTATATGGAATTTCTACGTTGCGCTGATCATCTTCAGAAAGCTTCTTCTGAGAGTCTTTGCCAACCAGTGTAGCAATGAGTTCATCCACCTTAGCATCTACACGTTTATTCTCTCTTTCTACATTAGATGTAGCTGCTGCATACTGAGCTTTCATTTTATCCAGTAGTAATTCATCATATTGAATGGAGGTCTTACGCTCAATTGCTTCAGCAACAGTCATAACACTTTCTCCAATTTTTACTTCAGTTACAGCATTGGATTTTACAATTGCCGACTTGATGTAATTTCTATTTGCAATAATATCGGTGAGAGATTGATAATCAGCTTTACAGTTTGCTGAAAATTCGTCCTTCGTAAAGACTCCAATTTTATCAAATGACTTCTTAGCATATCCTACTAAATTAACTTTTTCGATAGCTTTTAAAATCTTTTCATTATAAAGTTTCAGTTCATTCAAAGCCTGTGTAATGCTAATTTTTCTCATTGTACTATTCTCCTTTTTTTTTATTCGGGGTGGATAATGATACGTCCACCCCTAGTATACGTTTAAAGACAGTCCCCCATATTTATTATCCGCATCGGGCAATAGCGGCGGGGTCTACTCATGCTATCTCGCATTTTCGTTTTTTCTACTCCCCTCCATATTGGGGACGCCAACATAATCAAAAAAACCTATACTAGATAAGGTTTTTTTCGATTTTATAAAATATTTTTCCTACTTTTTATCAATCTTCTATGAAATTACTAAGGAATTTGCTCCTATTTGTCTTAAATAGTAGGTTCAATATCTTACGAGAATATCTACAACCTTTATCTATTCCTGACTTTGAAGAAGATTTCATCTTTAAAGAGAGGGCAGTCTCAACCAAACGATTGATGGTGATTAGATTATTTATTTTTACTTTAGATATTTCATCAAAGACTCCTCGTGATTTTTCTAATAACAATTGATTATACTCATCTGAATCAATATCATCTCTACATTTTAAGTGTTTCACATACTTATCATATTCTTCAACCAAAGACATAATCTTTGTTATCTGTTTATAATTAGCTTTACCTGACATTTTAATAAAAAAATTAGATACTGGAACTGCATTAGTTGTGGGGATCTTTTGGATATTATCCAACCAATATTCAAGCCAGTTCATAGGACATACCAACTCAGGATTGATTCTGTTCTTCAATTTGGATTTTGATGTTTCAACATCTTCTTCTGGAAGATCTTTTCCATCCTTCGTATATTTTATTTCCCTGGTATATCTCATAAATTCTGGAAAATCATACTTAATAAATTTTGGTTTCCCAGAACTTGTATGACCACACTGTTTCTTTATGGTCATACAGTCCATCTTACTGATTCGATCAATTTCTTTATTTCCGTCAATTTCATATTCTCTTTTACTGCTATCAATTATGATCTGAGCTACCACTGACAAAATCACAAAGTTGTGATAAAGTTCTTCCAGACGTTTCGGATCAGGATTCTCTTTGGCCTTTTCTGTCCAGTAATATGTCATTGCAAGCTGTGCAAGATTGCTGGAGTATCCTATACCCATACGGGACTTTGAAAACTTGTTATCCATAATGGCATAATCTTTCTTTGTGTTCTGATATGTAATACCAGATTCTTTCAAATCATTGACAATGGTAGGAAATTCTTTATAGCAAACTCTGGCACATTCAACCATTTGTAGTTGATTTGTTACTAGCATAAAATCTGCAACTGTTATATCCCAGGCTCTTTATCCTGGGCTTCTCCGAATTTCTTCGGAGTGTCGGACTATCTCTTTACCCTCGTTTAACGTTAGGTTTGCAGGTGATTAGGCTGCTCATATTACCCTGTAGGTAATAGTAATCGGCACTCGTGCGAGGAATTATCATTTTGGCTATTCGTCCTCGTAGTCTCTAAACCTTCGCAACTACTAATGCCATTCGTTGCGCTTGGTAATTGATTGGCATATATATTTACATATACTTAGCGTTCCGATTTTCACCGATTATTTTTTGAACAGGGTTTCCCCTGAACCGACCCAGTAAGTTAAGTCAAAATCACACCCATTAGCCCTAGATTGAATATCAGTCTGAATACAGTTGACAGCCATTATATTAGAGCTAAATGGGAAATACGCCTCCATCTCAGGAGAGTAGACGTTATGCAGATAACAAATATTATTGGGGGAATTGTGAGGATTACGAAATCCAGCAAGATATTCACCATCATCAAAGCGTGTTGTATAACATTGAATACAGCCATCTTCGCTGGAAAATGTAGGATCTGATAAGAAGTCTTCACCAACAGAATAGAGTAGTAATGCATATGGATTTCCGCATATTGTTAGATTATCACCGTTTACAAGAATCTTACCTTTTCTCATTCTGTACACATAATCATATATAATCTTTCTCTTTTCTTCTCGGAAGAAGGTGCTATTTGCAAATTCATGGTTATGTGAGTACAGATCTGCCAGCATTTCATAATGATTGATCTCATTTGCGTTCTTTCTCAAAAACTTTTCAAACTCAGCATTGTCATTTTTCAAAAGTTCAATGTAATCTATTGTAGTTTGAGCAATAGCTCTTACATCATTTTTGGTGCATGGCAGTGTATTGATCATCTGATAGCTCAACTGCTGGTATTCACCTAACTTACTTGGATGGTCAGTTTTAACCACGCCCCATAGACATCCGTCTTTTCTGATACGATTACACCAATACTCATATGCTTCTTCAAGTGTATTACCCATTAAATCAGCAAATTTCTTCCATTTAATAGCATTATCTGTAGTTATCATCTTAATGTCTTTGAGATAATGCCATTTTCCGAACATATCTTGTACTTGGTATGTATTATAATCATGACCATTCTGATCACACCAAACCATGAAGAACTTTTGAATGTAAGTTCGGAATCCACACGCTTTAAATAGATGATTTCTCAACAGAATCATTCCATTGACCCATTTAGGTAAGATGGTTGACTCAATCAGCATCATTCCATCCCATAAGGTGTTTTTTACCTCTGTTTCTTCCTGAACGACTACACATTTTCGTTCTTCTTCTCCGGATTTTCCTATGTAGGTTTCAGCTCTAACAATATTAGCAAGAGTTTTAAAGAAAGAATCCTGATCTTTCAGAATAAGAATATCCTCTACGGGAACATGAATTGTATCAATGATGGTAGAAGTGGTAAGTGGGGCATAGGCTGACATCTCAACAATCTTAGCATTATCTATACTCATCTTTTTACCAAGACCGATTGTGAGCCAATCATATGCTAAATCATATAATTTCTCATTTATAAACATAACTTGTCCAAGTTTAGCTTTGGCACTGGTACGAAATAGCATTTTGTAATGAATTGTTTCAGCAATTTCGGAGTCTATTTCCTTATCATATTTCTTGTAAGTTACATTAACACCATGTTCATAAAAATATTCTCTTATTTCATCTCTCTTTTTGGGAGAGTATAAATCTTTACGCTGTTCGATTTTTTCTAATGTAGCATAAATACGTTCTTTGGAATCATCATTAGCAGATTCCAATAACTTTTCCAGCCGATCCCGTTCTTCTTCATAGGATCGACTGCCAAAATCATAGTCCAGACAAATAATATCTCTGGTAGTTTCACCCTTATAAACATTCATTCCGTTTTTCTGTAAGAAGAAGTTAAACAAACTATTATTCAACATTGCATCTTTACAGGTAAAATAATCTCTGATACCAAGATTTACATCATAAATCATACCAGCATGAATATTTTTTATCTTAATTCCATACTGACTCATTATAAATAGTTTCACATCCTTTTCTTAATAATATACCTTGTTATTCTCCATTGATTGTCCAATACGTTCGTAAATGTAGCCATTATCTGTTGTGTAGTATATGTGCTGTATTCCAAGATCCCTGATAGCAGCCATACAGGATGGACATGGACGAGATAATCCATGAGGTTGATCTTTTCGGATTCTGTAAATATATAGCTTCACTTTGGAAAAATTTATATCCATGTGTTGAATAACCTTCAGACAGTGCATTTCAGCATGTATTCCTGGGATACGTTCTCTATCCATATAACGAGGTTTTCTGTACCGATTATATTTTTTTTGCATAGGGTGAGTTTTGCAGACATTACAACCAATAGCAATAATATGACCTTTATAGACGGCTACACATCCAATATTTGTCCTTTTGAAATTTGATAGGAGAGCAGCTTGGCGAGCTTTCTCAAAATATTTTTCATCAGAATTACGAATCATTTGTTTGCTCTAGCCTTTATATTCCGATTGCAGGTACGATCAAAACTCCAGGATCTAGCAATATTTGCTGCTGCATCAGATAAATAGACATGTCCATCAAATTCGTATGCAGTGATTTCTCCACCATATGTACGATGTAATTCCTCCTTTGAAGGATAATGTGTCTCCTTGAAAACGCTAAGATAAGCGTGATTTACGTTTGTTACTGTCATAAAAATATAAATTCCTTTCCTAATGTAATTTCATAATGTAATATATTTTTTTAATTTCACCTTCTATTGGTAAGAGTAGTAATGTCGATCAAATAGAAGGTGACTTGATTTCTCTATTTAGTTATTCTCTGTTTGTGTTGGATTTGTTTGAGGAGATGATGTTTCTGTTTGAAGTGGATTTTCTTTAATCCATTTTTTTAATAATGTTCGCATACGGATACTTGGAATGTAGATCCAGATTTCTTTACCATGAATAAGAGCAGACTGAAACATGAATTGCATTAATTCAGTAAGAGCAAATTGATCCTCATTGATTTTGTACTCTTTTTTCTTAATGGGATAAAAGATATTTGCCAGATAAGCTAAATAAATTCGATTTCTAGTATCCTTGGATGGTTCTTTTCCAAGTTCTATAAAACCTTTAGTAAATCCATCCCCTTTACATTTTCTTTAAATTCACCAAATGTTGTCCAAAGATTAAGCGATGAATCATCAGAGCAATAATTTCTGAAAAAATTAAGAGTATTATTTTTTAATCTTGTCATATATTCATCATTTTCATGATCGTAGAACCATTTTTTGGGAAATTGCATATTTGCTTACACCAATTTGATTGAGTTTATAATTATCCAGAATATGAATGAGAGACGAATAATCATATTTAGGAGCATTAATTACATATTTCTCGTATTTTTCTTTACTCGGATTAATTTTATAATGTTCTATATAAGCAAATTTGAACTTTTTCCATTTGTCCTGAAGTCCTATATCCTTTAATTTACCACCGCCAAAGAAAATATTATTTTTGTTTTTACTTAATGAATTATAAAATAAATTGATATAATAAACTTCTTTCCATGCCATTTCTGCTTCTGATTCACATTCTATAAATTCAATCCTATCTATGTCATCCTGAAGCTGCATATGATTTAAAAAACGTTTGGTCATATTAGTAGACCTTCCAACATAGACAATTACATCATCTTTGTTCACAAATCTGTAAACATAATACTTATCAATTGCTTCTTGCATTACTTAATTATTCTCCTTTATTGCTAATATTCTTTCCAACAGGTGGGTAAAACTCATCTGTCTTATATAATTCAATTATTTTTCCAATAGCCCATTTTATTTCCTGCTCATAACCCTGTTTATTTAGCACATAGATATTTGGTACATTTTTGGGAGGCTTTTTCTTGTCTGGTTGAACACTTCCTACTTCTTTTTTAATCAACAGAGCATTCTTGGAGTCGGTTGACTGGGTTAGAAATTCAATGCATTGATTAATAGTGTCTTTTGACATGGCTAGTTCTTCAGACATCTTCTGGATGCTTCCAAAGAAAGCTTCTGGATTTCTCGCAGCGTCTTGATACTCAGTTCCATCATTCTTGCGCTTACGGCAGCCAATGTAAGAATTTATGTACAAGAAAGCTACAAGTATATTTTCTCTGTTTAATGAACTATCAGCCATCATTATTGTGTCAAGCTGAGAGGATGTGAGCTTTGAAAAATTGTGTACAGTATCAAAATTCTCTTTTATGATCTTTATTTCAATTCCAGTGTCATAGTTTATTGAATCTAAGTCTTGCTTAATATAAATCATTTTGTTATTAATCATATATTCCAATACGTCCAGTATCTCTTTAAAAGCTTTTGGTTTTCGGCTGGTTGTTTTATACCCATAAAACTCCAGAACCTTCCGTATAGTGATCCAGCTGTAGTCTTCGTAGGATCTGTACCTGTCAATCAGGATATAAGTGATGTAAAATTTTCGACTAACTCCAAATTTGGCTTTTATGTTATTCTGAATGTAGGCATTTGGAAACTTGGTAAAATACTCTGGTTGATGATTTAAATTCATATTAAAAAAATTCCTTCCTTTTTAGTGTCTACGAGAGTTCAGCAAACGTCAATTTTAGAGCCTCATCATCCTCAAAATTGAGGTTGTAGACGTCAATTTTAGAGCGTTTACTGAACAGAATAAAGATATAATATATTTAAATAAGATAGACGGGATATATTATAAATAAATTTATAATATATCCTCAAAATGGAATGGATTGAAACCGAATGAATTAAGGGTGTTTGGTGTCAAATAGTGATGGGATAGAGGATGGGGAAACGGTTCATTTAATCCTTTGGAAATAAATCATCCAGATATGTATTCCCTCTTTGTCTTAAAATATCTTCGCAAACTGAAATACCTATCAATAAAACATCTTTATATCTTGGATCAGTGTCCAGAAGACATTTCTGATTGTATTTCCACTGATTGATTAACTCTTCATCAGAATATTTCTTGAACTCTCTATAAAGAGCGTTATATTGTAGTGAGTAGTAAAAGTAATCTTCATAGTTCATAATGTGTTGTTCCTCCAGGAGATTGTGGTTAATGATGTGGTAGTGACGTAATGGTGATGTGATACCAAATGATGTGATACCATTTATATATTCTCTATTTGATATATAATTGGTTCATTAAAGCATGAATGAATGTTATTGATTGATATTATTTTAATGACCCAAAATTTCTTTCTTACGAAAGAACCGCCCCTAGAAGGGGCTATTTTTCAAAATCCGAACCTTACGGTTCGTCTTTTGGTAAATATCATTTTGATTAGTTTGGGATTCAGCTTGAGATATCATATTGAAATAGCAATTAGAACGAAATGTAATTATGTTGACAAATTGAATGGTGTAAATGAGCACAAAAATAACAGATGGATATAAGTAGATCAAATGAATCATGGATAGTTTATGATTGATACTTAATATCTCATCTGTTATAGATTTAGCTTATTGGGTTGTTAAGGATTCATATCTGTAAATAATTAAAGGTCATCTGGAAGATCATCTGGAAGATCATCTGGAAGAACATCTGGAAGGTCATCTGATGTACTATATGACCATTATAAAAATACATAAATGTCATTTGAAGCGTTTAGAGCCATTTCTAGGCGCTTTAAATCATTAGGCTATAAAATATACGTCTAAGAGGTTTAGACGGCTTATTGTGGCTGTTAGGGGTATTGTAGGGCATGTTATAGTAATTGCATAGTGCATATTGCATAAAAAGATGATGAATGATGTTTGGAGTATTATTCAATATGCTATGTTGCGTACGGAAGTGGTATTGATAAGGTTATATTGGTGTGGTTTTAAATAGCCCCCTGTATTAGATATGATTAGATAGGATGGGACTGGAAGTGATCTAAAGTGATGCGGAGTGATCTGTTAAATGAAGATGCGTTATTCTCCCATTTTGATCGATTTTTGAATTAAAAATGATTCATCGTAAATTGAGTGTGTTATCAATGGTTTTCTGGATTTGATTTTGATTTATTGATTATTGGGGTTGTTCGATTTGAGGGTGAAAAATGAGTTATTTCCTTATTATATATAGGTTTTTACGATATGTGGTACGATAACGTGTTTGAGATGGGATGAAGTGAAATTTTGTAAAGCTGGTAAGGGTTATTTGAATTTTTGATGAGTTTGTTTTTTTGATGATATTTTGAGGGTAATGGAAGTGGGAATGAAGGGGTGAGAGAGTGGGATGGATGATGGGGTAAGAGAGGTAATTTTTAAGTCATTTTATGTCATTTTTTAAGTTGGTGTGTGGATTGACCTGCTTATAGAAAATCAAAAAAATAAAGGCCTGTCAATGGTTTTTACTACCCCCGGCGACGGTAAAATGAGGAAAGACCGTCAAGGCTGCATAGGTGATGGTGGAAGGTGGACAAATAGGGCATTAAGTCCAGGAAATCCAGTGTGAATAGGACTTGGCTATATGTTATCATTTTATTGATAATGTATCGTAAAAATGACAGATTGTCACTTTTAACTAAAATCAGTAATGATTACTATTATTAATATTATACAATACTACATTATCTATATTCAAATACTACTACACATAGTATTCAATACTACATATCACACCTATAGCACACTTATACACATCCACACATACACCGTCTAACAACTCCTAACACCACACAATATTAGTAATCATTCCTATTATCTGACAATAATAAACTATTATCTAACAACAATACACTTCTATTACAATAATGATTTAGATTTACACACAATTATACCATAATACCAATAAATAACAAACAATCAAACATAATCACTTATTAACATCTGGATTATCCGTCCTTCCTATTAAATAATCTATACTACAGTCTAAATTATTAGCAAGTCTTTCGACAATATCTATTGATGGCACTTGACCTATCTTTAAAGAGTACATAAAATTTCTTGTTATCTGACTATTTACCAATACTTCACTAATTGTATACCCTTTTTCTTTGCACCTGTCTTTAATTCTTTGTGCAAATTGTATATTATCCATAGATATTCCGCCTTTGTCATTATAAAATATTAACAAAATACACTTATTGGTGTAAAAAGCGTTGACTTACACTAATTAGTGTACTATACTATGCTTGTCAATAGGACAACGGGCAGCAACGAAACACAAACCCAACGTCCTATCCCAATTATACCACATCTTTTCATAATGTGGCAATGCTCAAACTTATAGCTTATCAGATCGGGTAGTAACCGATGTTGTAACTCATCAACCATTTAAGTGTTATTTAAAAAAACTATAAAAAACTACTTGACAAGTAGCAAATTAAGTAGTAAAGTATAGTTACCAAACAAAAAGGGAGTGATAGACAACGAACGAAACGAACAAGAAACAACTTAACACACCAATACAGGCCGACATACTGGATAATTTCAGAAAAGCTTGTAACGATTACAACTTGAAAATGAATACAGTATTAGAAGCTTTATTACAAGATTTTTCATCTGGTAACTATGATATTATTATAAGTCGAACGGATGGAATAAAAGTTGTTAAAAAGTAGCGAATAACTACTTGACAACTACTGGATAATGTGTTAAGATATAGCTACAGGGTAAGAAAAAACCCTGTACACCTTTAAAAGATAATACAGGGTTTAGAATGTAATATACATTCCCTAGCAAGAATAGTATATTACATTTCTTAAAAGCTGTCAAGTCTGGCGGTAAATTCCCTATATTATAAATTGCACCTTGAAAAACAATGTACTGTTTCTTTCCTGTGCTGATATACATTCCTAGAGTGTATGTTATAAGCTTGAAAGGACTTTATATTGCTGACGGTTTTGATATTTTTATTTTAACTTTTCCGTCATACAAATTGAATAATAGAGGTTATAGGATTTTCCCAGAAAAAATCTAGTTTCTCAGCTTATTACTTTGGAAACGTGGCAATGATTATATCATTGTAACAGGTGTGATACACCTTGCGAACGGGCGAACGTCTTAGAGTATATTCTAGGAAGTGCTTTATGATAGACAACTAGCAACGGCGAACTTGAAAGAGTTCTAATAAAAACAATCCGGCTAATTAAAAAAGCTGATCGACTTAATTCAATAACCAAACTTATAAAGTCGATAAATACATAATAGATAGATAATACATACAAAGTGGCAGAAAACAGGGTAACACCTGTTTTTCTTTGTTGATCGGGTAACACTGATAACCATGACCGTTGTATTTAATGTTATCTATAAATTTATACATAGTTAGAAGGGCAGACAATAGCACTACAAGTCTGCTCTTTTATAGTGTGTATAATACGCTCAAAAAACTAAAAATTATAAAGCACCCACGGCATACAGTGGGAGAAAGAAGGACTATATGAAGAATACAACTTTAGCTATCAATTTTTACGCTGAGAATATCACAGAGGACGCAAAAGCTGAATTTATGCAGGCAGTTTCCCATGAATTTTCTGAAATGTCAATTCAGCTCACAGATACTAGCATTGCACAGGTTGAAAAAAGAATCAGTACAGCAACGGGAGAAAATAGCAAGGCTACAGAAGAAGAAATTGCAGCTTTACGGTCACAGCTTGCAAAATTGGAAGAAATTAAAGAGGCTTTTCAGGCAGACAGTGCAGAAACTTTAGAAACTTACAACAAAGTTATTGACGCAATGAGTCTGAAAAATGAAAATCATTTTGGCAATAGCAAAGATGTTGTTAGAACTGTTTTAAGGGTACTTGCAACTTGGAACAACTCTAAACTTGTAAAATATGCAATTATTCCAGCTTTTGAATCCGCAGCACTCTATGATGCTCTTGAGGCTATTCATATCAATAGTAAAGCAGGAGAAGATGGAAACATCATTATGAGCAAGGAGGTAAAAGAAGCTTATAAAAAGGCCTCTGAGGAATTAGAGCGCATTATCAAGGTGACATTTTCTCTTTCTCATGAAACTCCATACACAAGAAAAACCCGCGTAAAATTAACAGCAGAAGATAAAAAATTACTTAATGATTGTTATGTAAAGGGATTTCGTAACAATTTTGAGGTAGATGATGAGACAGGAAAAGTTTCCTTTAAGAAGCGTCAGGTAAATACACTTGTAAAAGCAAAGAAGGATCGTAAAACTCAGAAAATTACATATGATTATTCTGGACTTGCTTCTGTTATTAGTAATATTGTAATTAAACACTACTTTATCTAATGTAAAAAAAGAGGTATATACTATGAAAATATATAGTCTGTTAAGCACCAGTTATATACATAATAAGGAATTTATAATGGATTCCGTAGTTTTATGTCTGGAAAACGGGGTGAAAATTGTCTGCTCCGATTTCCAGAAATCTTCAAAAGCAAAATTATTTGTAACTGTATGGAATCCTCAAACTAAAAAATGGGGAACTGCATTGATGAGAAATAAATACTCTCAAATAATGTGTGATTTCTATAGAAGCAAACATAAAAGGCGAAAAGCTTCACCTAATTGGGCTAAGATGATGGAACATGATAGAAAACGTAAATCTGGTACTGGAGGAGTGCGTCTAGGGAAATGGTGTGGACAAATTACAGACTATGAGTGTGCCAAAAATCCTCTCCATGATTTTAGGAGAGTTTATAACTGAAAAGGAGAGAGAAGAAAAAAGAATTTTAAAATTGTGATGTAGAGTAGTCAGGCTCTAAGTGGGTTTGATTTCCACTGCATCCTTTCCTTAAGCGGTAAAAATAGAAGATAATTATGGAACGGAAAAGGTAACGCCTCCGTAGTGGCTGCCAATATAAGGTAAGACATCATTTTAAATTACAAACGGTTGACGGCATAAGATAGATATAATATACTTATAATATGAAGATATAGAGGTATACTTATGGCAAATACTATATATGCAGATATTGTAGAGGGAAAACGGGATAATAATATTAAGTTTTCTGAATTACAAGCATTATTGATACGATTAGGATTTGAATGTAGAATCAAAGGGGATCATTTTATATACTACAGACATGATATACCTGAGATCATCAACATTCAACCACAAGGAAATAAAGCGAAAGCGTATCAAATAAAGCAGATTCGCTTATTATTTAATAAGTACGGTATAGTGGAGGTGTAAATAGCATATGAAATATTCAATGATTCTTTCATGGTCAGAAGAAGATGAGCTTTATATTGTTTCAGTGCCAGATTTACCAGGATGTATGGCAGATGGTAGGACACCAACGGAAGCAGTTGAAAATGCAAAAGTAGTAATTGCTGAATGGATTGAAACGGCTAAAATGTTGGGACGTGCAATACCTGAACCAATGTTTAATAAAGTATCTGCATAGTGCTGCACCTTACAAATTCAAAAGGAAAACTATGATAAAGAGTCAATTTTATATTGGCTCTTTTATTATTATCTGGATTTAACGTTTAATGTAGTCCAATCTGCAATTTTGGGGAAGGGAAACCTAATGGGAACCTTCCCTTAAATCCTTGAAAAGTAACCTTGAAACAATCAATCTTAAAATTTTATATGCTATCCTTGACAATATTTATAAAAAGTGCATATAATATATGTGTAACTAAGTTATAGTTGCAAAAAACCATCATGGGGGAAAGTCAATGCCAAAGAAAGAAGATTTAATAGAAAAACTAACCAGAAAACCAATGCCTAAAAATTTCACGAAACAGGATTTGGATGCTTTGATGAGGAAATGTAATTGTACAAAGTTTTCTGGTGGTAGAGGTTCGGGTATTGCCTATGTGCATGAAGAAACTAAAAGGGTTTTACAATTTGATGAACCTCACCCAGGAAAAGAATTGTACACATATCAACTAAAAATGGTTATAAAGTTTTTAATTGAGATAAATGAGATATAGGGAGGGAAATTATGAATAATTCAATGTTAGAATATAAAGGATACCATGCCACTATTACCTATGACGCAGATGATGAGTTATTTATTGGTGAAGTATTTGGAATCAATGATTCTTTGAGTTTTCATGGTAGTTCAATTTTAGAATTAAAAACAATGTTTAAGCAGTCTATTGATAACTACCTTGAACTTTGTCAAACAATAGGAAAGGAACCAGAAAAAGAGTTTAAAGGTACATTTAATGTCCGAATTTCTCCAGAGTTGCATAAGCAAATTGCAACTCTGGCAGCTCAAAAAAATATATCTTTAAATCAATGTGTATCTAATGCCTTGAAAGAATTTGTAGTTACGCATTAAAATGGAGGAGAATAAAGAAAGTAAAACTATATCATTTATAAAAACCAACGTAAAAAATGAAATTGAAGAAATGTGTGATATTGATTCCTCTTTTAAAAAGGCATGGAATGAGTCAAGAGCAGAATACAAGTTGATTGAAGAAATGATTAGCTTGCGGAAACAGGAGAAGATAACACAAGAACAGCTTGCAGAAATCACAGGTATTGAGCAACAAGTAATTTCGCGGATTGAGAGGAAGGAAATGATTCCTTCTATTAAAATTTTTAGTAACATTCTTAATGCTTTAGGTTACGAATTACGGATTGTGAAAAAGGAAGCATAACATAAAAAATAATAAAACTCACAATATAACACTCACCATTACGGTGGGTGTTATTTTTATGCTCAAAAATATGCTCGAAAATAGGGAAAAGAGGGAATATATCATGGAAAGTATTATCTTGTCTGTATGTGTATTTGTAGGTGGATATGCATGTAGAATGGCTCATGAATTAATGAGATAATGAAAGGAAGGTTGTTATAATGAGTAATTACTACGATTATCAAAGTATAAAAGCGAAAATTGCAGAACGTCTTATGACTATGGACGGATGGGAAGTACATGGATATAAACCAGATGAATCGGACGCAATGACAGACTATTGGAGTCCTGCATCTTGGGGTGGGGTAGCAGAAAAGAACGGCTATATCTTATGTGTTGATGTTTACGGCGCAGCAAAGGAAACCATCCTTTATGATTATTCAGCAAATGCAAGCGTTGATTATGATAAAATCCGGAAGCTGGAAGCAATGACACAGGCCAATGGAGCCAGTGTTCAGGAAGAAGAATCAGCAAAGAAATCAATCGAAAAGATTCTTGCTAAAGCTAGAGAAAATGAAAACACTGAGAAAAAGGAAATTGGACGTATACCGGCACATATGGAAAATCCCGGCCGTTGTAATTGGCACATCGAAAAAGATGGAGTTTATATTGCAAAGGGAACAGGAATTCTTCAGATGGAAGCTCCATCCAGATATCACAAAAGTGATATAGAAGAAATGAACGCATATACTAAGAATCCAGTACAATGTAAATTGGATTGGATGGAAGATAATAGAGATAGATATAAACCTGATCGGCTTGAAGATGCATGGGAATACCATAGAGAAAGCATGGAAAAGAGAATCAAAGCTGTAAAGAAATTTGAGGACTTCATCCGGAAGGTAGATTCTACATGTGGGGGTATTCTTGGAAATGGAACCATAGAACGTTACGAAAAGAAAATTGTAACGGAATATAAAAAAGAAATCAAGGCTGTAGAAAGCGAAACTGGAAATATTGAGCCAGGTCAGTGCTTTATCCTTAAAACATCATTTAATTATGGTTGCTGCAAGGGATATGTGTATAGAGTTAAATATGTTACAAATGAGTTCGTTAGTGCTGTAAAGCTAAATAGAAAGCTCACAAAGGAATGTAACGGAACTGCAAACACATCAAATTCTTTTAATGTTCAAATTAGTAGATTGAAGCATTTTATTGAAAAAGGTGCTATTGCATATTGTGATCTTAAAACTGTCAAAACTCCTTACGAAGTCGAAAAGATTATAAAGGTAGTAGAGAAACCTGAAAAGGAAACTGCACCAAATATCACAAAGGAATCTGTAGATAAATTTACAGTAATAGAAAGCCAGCACACCAAAACGGGAGAAAAGATTTTTCTTGTAAAGTGCAATGAAGAACTGAGCAAAGAGAAATTCGTTTCGCTTACTAAATCAATTAAAGAACTTGGTGGTTATTATTCCAGGTTTGTTCATGCTTTTGTGTTTAAGGAAAATCCTACGCAGTTAATAGAGAATATTGTTATAGAATAATGGAGGAAATATTATGAAGATAAATATAAAGCATGTAACCATATTGATATGTTTAATTGTGGCTGCATTTATCATAGAGAGATCGTTCCCGGATAAAAATACATACTTAAATGTGACATCTGTATGCGATTTTAAAGTAACAGAAACGGGCTTGATGTTGTACACAGAAGATGGTGATGGATACTATTGGGAAAGATGATTGGACTGTCGTAGAAATACGATGGTCTTTTTTATTACAAAAAATAAGGAAAGGAAAATCGTTATGAATGGTGTAGACAAAATAACATTGCGAGAAGCAACAAAAGAAAACTATTATGCTTTATTACTTGCCGTTTTCTTAGGTATGGAATCAGCTACAAAAGCCCTTGTGCTCATGGGGCTTGTGGCAAGCGAAACCAAATTTTAATTAAACAAACCAAGTTCAATAAAATCAAATAAAAATAATCATAAAGGAGAAATGAGTTATGTGTAGAAATTTTGAAGTAATCAGTGGAAAAAAGAGCAGAAAGAGCGTTGATAAGCTGGAAGGTCTTACAAAGATGTATAGAGATGCAGGTATGAATGTAGCTATTGTAAAGATCCCTGTTGATATGCTGGAGATTGATACAAGATATCAGACAGACGTTAGAACGAACAGAAGTTTGCGGTATTTAGTATCTCATTGGGATGAAAATAAATTGCTTCCTTTAGTTGGTGTGCCACATTGGGAAGAGGGAGCTGTATATCTTGTGGATGGATACGGTAGATGGATTGCTTCCCAGATGGTTGACAAAGAGAAATACAAAGATTTGGCTGTGCTTTTAATTTTGAATGTGCCAGAGGATAAAGAAGCAAGACTTAGGTTTGAAGCAGAACTTTATGCTTTCCAGAATAAAGACATTGCAAGAATGACGGGTATTCAGAAACATGGAGCAATGCTTTGTATTCATGATCCAGCCGCTGAAATTTTAGAGAAACTTAAAGCGAAATATGGATTTGAATATAAGTCTACACCTGGACAGAGAGACGCAGCTATCCTTGGTTCTTATGATACTACATTAGAATTATGTAAGATTGACAACGGAAAGTGTGCGGAATTTATATTTGATATCTGTACAAAGTCTGGATTTGATCGAAAAAGAAATGGTTATTCAAGAATGGTGATGAAAGCACTAAAAGATGTGTACAAACTTTACGCAAATGATAGAGATAAAACTAAAAAATTCTTATCAAGATATTTAAGGAAAACAGATCCAATTCATTTAAAGGCAGAGGCAGTTGCTAAGTATTATATGTTAGATACAGAAGCAGCAGTTTCTTTATACATAGAAGATATTGTAGTTGATAATCTTGGATTACAGCAGTCCAGGACGGTATCTGGTGACAAGGTTGTTTCGATTGACGCTAAGAAAACAGCATAAGTCAACATAAAGTAGAGAATACATAAATGGTTAGACAATACGGATAATCTGAAATAAGTGAGATTATCCGTATTGATGTGATTATTTATGAACCATTTATATAAGGAAAGGAGAGAGTATGTCAAGAAGATTGACAAAGGAGCTAAGGGAATTTGAAAAGATTCTCAATAAAAATGGCTACGAATATGTGAGAGCAAAGGGAAGTCATTACATTTACACTAATCGACTTACTCATAAGACTATACCTGTAAATATATTTCTGAACAGGATGGTTAGAGAACGATTGATTAGAGAATATGACCTAAAAGAAGAATAAGGAGGAAAAGAAAAATGATGACAACGTATGCATGTGCAACAGCATGGAAAGAAGTAGTGAGAATTTACAATGAAACAAGAGAAACCAATCCAAAAACAACAATGAACCAGATCATTGAGTGGTTAGGAATTGATAATACAAAAGAGGTATTCGCCACCATTGCAACCATTAAGAAATACGATGGAAGAATTTCTCACATAAATAGAGAATATACGAATAGCATTCCTGTAAATCGCTTGTGTATTAGACCACTTAGAGATAATCCAGTGATATATGCTGGATTAGATGATATCCATACAACGCATATTGATCAGTTAATTACTGAGTTACGGAAAATTGACAAATGAAACAATTATTTCAAGAGGAATTGATTATGGAAGAAAAATGGGTTTGTACTGATCTGGATTCATCACAGTATAGAAAAATCAATGCAGACAGTACATATATTTTTATTGAGAAGGTATGGTTAGATATTTGCGAAGGAGACGAGGGATACCCTGATAAAGAATATACTGTGAAATCTGCATGGATTGACTTAAATGATTATAGTGACTATGAAAAAGAGTGTGCTATTTCTGGTTATTATGGATCAATGGATGATATTTATGAGCAGCATGGTGTAAATATGGAGGATATAATTGCAGAGTGTATTTTTGAAGAAATGAATGATGGTTCAGCTACCACATATGGAATGATGACGGAAAAGGAAGCTGATGAATTTATTCAGAAATATATTACGAGATAATAAAAGCAATCTTTTATCTGAGAACAAAAGAAAGGAAAATAAACATATGAACGAAACATTAAATGTCAATTTAAATAATCTTACAGAAGAAGAGAGAAACACACTTCTTGCATTAGTTGAGAAGTGTGCAAGAGAGCCAGAGCCTAAAGTATGGAAACCTGAAATTGGGGATGGATATTTTTATGTTAAAACCAACGGAGAAATTGGTAGTGCTGGTTGGGACGATATAGTTGATAAAGATAGATACGCCCTTGGTGATTGTTTCCGTACAAAAGAAGAAGCAAAGTTTACAGTAGAAAAACTTAAAGTTATTGCAGAATTAAAGCGATTTGCACAGAAACATAACGAAGAAAAGATTGACTGGAATAATAAAGAACAAACAAAATATTGTATATATTACAGTTATAATACTAAACATATTGGTATTGAAGGTCGTTTTAGTGCTAAACAAAATGATATCTATTTCTCATCAAAAGAAATTGCTGAACAGGCTGTTAAAGAAATTGGTGAAGAGAGAATCAAAAAATATTATTTTGAAGTTGAGTAAGCTCACATATGGGAAGTTGAAGCAGATGGAGAATTAAAAACCATCTGCTTTATTTATTTTGAGAAAGGAATAGTGAGAGATATGAAGCTTAAAAAAGAATGGAATAATGTAGAAGAGACAACAAAGAAATTATTACGGTTGTTTGACTCCTGGAGAATTTCAAACTTACAGATCACAAGAGGTAAAGATAGAGGCTTGGAAGATACATTTGGATTTCCATATACATCCAGTAGTGAGTATGCAGCCATTTGGAACTGTCAGGCAGAGGCAGAATACAGATGGAATCCCGAATGGAAATTTGAGGCATTAGCAGTAAGCGAACATAATGATGCAGTTGTAGTGTTTGAGCATGAAGATGGAACAGTTGAAAAGCTTGACAGAATGTATGTGGTTATTGGAAAGGTCTGTGATTAGTATGACAAGAAAAGAATTTGAATCAAAATCATTTGAAGAGGTAATGGAACAGTTAAATGAAGAATGTGATGACGTTACTACGATTGATATTTTAAAGGATTTTATCAAAGAAAAGGTTGATAGTGAGGATTTTTATCTTGTAACTCATTTATGTAATGCAATTTGGAATGATCCTAATCCTAGTAATTCGGATTGGTATTTATACGATTACAGTATGGGAACGCTTAATAGTCCTGTATGTGTAAGCTGCAAGGAAGATGTAGAACATTTGATTTATGATTGAAAGGATATACATATTATGACTATTACTGATATTGAATCTTTAACATATGAACAAGCAAAAGAAATAGCTATAGAGATGATTATGATAAAAGATCATGATTGTTTTTTTGTTGATCTTGGTGGGAATTTTGGTTATTCAGTTTTAGTATTTAAAAATGGAAGACATATCTATTTTGCAAATGATTATGAATTACATCATGGTTACATGGTTAAAACAGAAGGGAAGGAATCATTAAAAGAATGGTATATTGAAACACTCAATCGTAAATTGTTTACCGATAAGGAATTACTTAAACCTGTTTTATCTTATGGTGATTATAAAAGGAAAGATTATTTTCTGTGTAATTATTGGATTATGAGATATGACTATGTTTCTATTTTCGTAATTGGCAAAGAAGACCAAATGAAAATTGAAGAAAAGAAGAAAACACATCCTTTTTTTAATCCTATTTGTTTTTGTTATGTAGAAAACGAAAATATTGTGAATGAAGCTAAGAAGTATAATTTTCATTTACAAAATAGTTTTAAAAAATTAAAGGAAAATAACGAAGCATTTAGAAAGATGGTAAGATATGAACTTGATAATCATGAAGCCTGTGTAAGTTATGATTATGAAGCAGCACTTGACAGTCTTGGATTGAGATTTGAGGAATTACCAAAAGATAAACAGAAAATTGTCAAAGAAGAATTAAATAAACAGATTAAAAGTAAGATAGGGTGGTGAATGATATGTTCAAATTAGAGATTGAAACTGGCGGTGGAGCTTTTTGTGATCCTGATACGGGAAGTGAGGACGAATTTTGGGAAGGAATTGAAATCAATCGTCTTCTTGCTAAGGTTCAATTATCAATTGAAGAAGGGTGTACTTCTGGCACGATTATAGATATTAACGGGAACAAGGTAGGAAAGTGGAGTAGATAGAGGAGTGATTGATTATGGTATATTACAGTAGTCCTAAACAATATGAAAATCGAACAGGGAAAAGATTTACAACGAATTGTTCATGTATTCATGTAACTGGGAGTATTAAAGGAATGGTGAAATTGGGATTTTGGAAAAAAGATAGTGATAAGGTAAGACATGGGAATTGGATTTATCAGCAGCCATGAAGTTAGGAATTTTAAGATAGAAATAGGGGGTGTAATAATGAATGAAACAGAATTAACTTTAAAAGAGATCATTGAAAGATTTGAATACATGTATGGTATGAATATTGAATCTGATGAAAAATATTCAGAATATGCTATGAGAAGTTTTCTTAATGATATTTATACAGCAGATATTTTTAATAAATAAAATCGGAATTTGATTAGGAGATAAAATATGAAAACACCTATAAATATTAGAAAAATAACACACGAAGAGTTTATGAATTTAAAGCACGGAGATATTGTGTTTATTCGTCTTGATCATACATATCAAGGTACAGTAACAAGACCTGCATTTTACAATTACGATGCTGATGTTCCTGATTGGGAAGTTGAAACAACAAGTGGATATCATGGTGAGCATAGTTTGTATGTCTATGCTTAAACAGGTGAGTCTCATATTTGTTATGGCAGAAATTACAGAGAGGAAGGTTGATTAAAATGTTAGAATTAAGAGAGAAAAATGGAAAGAAACATATTGTTTCAGAGGACGAGTTAAAGGCTTTTGCATGGGCAGGATATTATACACAGTGTTCAGATATTCTTATCAATGGAAAGGAATATAAAGTTGTTCATGTGACGGATTCTGCTATTGATTTTAATGACGGAACATCATTCCCAGTTGGATGTTATGCAATCTTTGAGGGAGAAGATGGAGTTAGAATTTGTGATGATTATAAATTGAGAGAAATTAGAAATAGCAATCCGTTGGAAAGCAATATTTATTGTTTTGATGATGAAATATTTTTGAAAGTAGCATAGCAATAAAACTCATATTTTAAAGGAGAAAAATAATGTATGTAATTGGGACAAGTGAGATTGACTTTATAAGCATAAGAACTATACCAATAATGGATTGTTTTAGAATTTATGATAAAATAAATAAAATAATATATGAATGCAACTTAAATAAAGCAACAACATTTCAAGATTATGAAACAGCTATAAAAATAATAAATGAAATTAAAGATAGAAAAGATGAGATTTGGTTTGAAAATGACAGCATTATAGGAAATATCTTAGATAGAGGTAATAAATTTAATGTAGAAAACTTAAAAGTATATCAGTTGGTTGTTACAGAATGTAGTATATAGAAGTATTAAAAATTTGTCTTTTTCAAGAAGGGTTTAATGATATGATAAATTTAGAATTTACTGAAAGTAACTGGAAATCATTATTAGAAAGTTTACAGTACACGGAACAGAAGAATTCCAATGGAGTTGACCGATATGATATTTATGATGAAAATGGAATTCCCAAATGGCAGTATAGTGGACAAAACGAAAAAGAATTATATTATTATTTCTTCATGGGTCAAAGAAGTGTAGAGTTAAATCGGAGGTAGATTGATGAACGGATTTGAATTCAAAAGAGAAATTGAACGGATTTTTAAAGTAGCACGAAAAATGTGTCCAAATATTACAAATGATATGCTTTATAATAATGGGGCAATCTATTATATGAATGGAAATGACGGTACAGAATTTGATTGGAATATGAACAATAGATTATGTGAATTTTTAGTATTCCATAAAAATGAAATGGGATTTATAAAAGCATTTGTAAATGCAGATAATTCAATTGAAATGTTTATTTATGAAGATGGAGGAATGAAACCCACATACAAATTTACAGAAGAAATGGAAGATTTAAAATCAAGCAGTTTTGCCAATCTAATGAACTACATTGCGGATGATGAAGATTTGTGGGACAGACCTATTGATGAATTGGATTGGGATATTGATACAATGGAATGTTATGATATTTCTGATGAAGATGAAGAGGAATATTATTAGGAGTTATGCTATGACAAAGGGTGAACTGAAGAAATGTGAAGGTCTTATGTATGATGCAATAAGAAAGGCAAATAATTCCAAAGAGTATCACACTGCGTATGAAAGACTTCTGAAAGAAGATAAAAATATTGACGCAAAATGTAAGTTACGGGTGGCAGATCAGGAAATCGGATATGCGGAAGGGATTTATCAGGCATTGGCAGTTTTAGGATTTAAACATGATGATATGAAAACATTGGGGGATTTATTATGAGTGTAAATTGATTTGTAGTATCAAGAGCCTTGACAACAGAATAATAATGTAGTAAGATTATTGTACAATAAAAAGGACAATAAACTGTACAGTTGAAAGAAGGTGTTATTATGTTGGCAGTAAATTATTCTACAATTAGGAATAACTTAAAAGATTATTGTGATAAGGCTACGGATTCGCAAGAAACGGTCATTGTCACTCGTAAAAATGAAAAAAATGTTGTTATTTTAAGCTTAGAGAGATATAATCAGTTGGAGAAGGCTGCAAGGAACGCTGAATATCTTGCTATGATTGATAGAAGTATGGCACAGTTAGAAGCTGGTAAAGGTCAGGAACACGAATTGATTGAGGTAGACTAATGAAGAAGTTATGGAGTGATCGAGCGTGGGACGATTACCTTTACTGGCAGACGCAAGATAAAAAGACACTAAAGCGTATCAATGAGCTTATAAAGAGTATTGAGCGTGAGGGATTATCACAAGGGATTGGAAAGCCTGAGCCATTAAAACACAGAAAAGCATGGAGCCGCCGGATAGATGAAGCCAATAGATTAGTTTACAATATAGATGAAAATGGTTTCTTATGGATAATTGCTTGTAGAGGTCATTATGAGGAATAGTGCATAAAGAGACGATCTTGTTTCTACAACTTTTAAATAAAATAGAGAATAATTAAGCAGATGATCAAAAGGTCATCTGCTTTTTATTTACGAAAAATTGGAGGAATGTAAAGTGAAAGTGTTTAATTTTAGAATTATCTATGGAACAAACGGAACAGATATCATTGATCAGAGTTTATCTACTCCCTATAACAGCTTAACACCAAAGCAGATGCAGGATTACATTGAGGTTGATAACCAGCTAGCCACAATGGCTACAATGAAAAGAATTGAACATAGAAATGATAGAAATAGATCTGGGATTTTGCAGAAGATGGCAATGGCATTAGGTGTAATATAGGAGATAAAAGAATATGTATGAAGACTTTATTGGTTGGAGTTTGGAAAGCGTTGATAAAGGTAAAGTAGATACAAAATATTTAATCGAATACATAAATGATAAAAAAACTTGGGATAAGTTTGTAAAGACAGAAGATCTAAATCTTTACAGTAAAAAGGAATACGACAATATTGCTGATGCTTTGACATTTTATCTCACATGGTTTGTTTCTGATGACTGTTATGACATCAAAATGTGGCAGCAGATTTTTGTTGATGGGGAGATAATCTTAGAGGAATTTGTTGAACCTAAAAGCTCAGTTAAAAATCATATGAGACATTCTATTGATAATGAAATGAAAATTAGAATGGAACGTTCAGAAAGAAAAGCAGAAGAATTTCAAAAAAGCAACTCATTATATAAAGGATTCATGAAGGGAATGGGAGAACAGTTTGAAGATCTATTTAAAGAATATGTGAGGATGGAGGAAAACAAATATGAGTGATATTGATTACATAAGAGAAGCTGCGAAAAAGAATGGGTGGATTAAATATTATACCACTTTACGCCCAGTAAGTATTGGATTGCAACCCAAAAAGGGATTTATGGATTTTGTAAATTACGATAATAGAACAGAAGTAAACGGGAAGATGGTTTGGGCCGAGTTGTATTATGATCGTGAATTGAGTGCTCAGGAATTCAAAGATTATGAATTAATCAAGGGGTGAATCTAATGAGAGAATATAAGGTAAGGACTGTATTTAATAACTATAATCTGTGGGATGATTATAAAGAGGATGCAGTCGAAATTTTAAAGGAAAATGGCATTGAAAATCCAACAGAGGATCAGATTTGGGATGAAATTATGTTCCAAAGTAATAGTAATTGGGAAGATGAAAAGCATGAATTAAGAAAATTCTTTGATGATAAAACCTGCATCCTTATGGGAGAGAATGAAAGATGGAACGGTAAAAGGAAAGCAGGAACAATTTTCACAGACTTTATGGAAATGTATTATAAGGCAATGAAGGATTGTGACTATGTACACATCTATGATATTAATGGACATTTATACTTTAAGTGTTCACATCATGATGGAACTAACTTCTATGAAATTAAAATTTTAACAGATAGGGGAATCGAGTATTTGGAGAATTGGGACTATGGGCCAAGCTCAGATAAGAGAAGTGAACAGTATGTACATGAACATATTTTTAAAAGATATTCTAAGCTTCCTCATTTTGCACATAATGTTTATGGATGTCCCAAGGTTGAATATGAAAAGCAAATTTCATAAGGAGATATAAACTATGAATGAGATATCTTTAATGAAAATACCACAAGGATTCAAGATTAAAAGTAAATCTGATATTGAAAGATTTATGAATGAATGTATGCAAGTAAATAATGCATATGAAGTTAAAATTAGTGGAGTAGAGAAAATCATTATTGAAAAAACAAAGAATCATATGTCATTTATGATTAAGTTGGGTGACATTAGAGATCCATTTATTCCAGATATGGAAGTTGCCAAAACTAATGCCCCACAGTATAAACATGATGTTCAGTATTGGATTTGGAAGTACAGAAAGTATATTAATGCTAGATGGTTTAGGGAGAATTGATTATGAGGGAACTATATAAAGAAATGTTATTATCTGAGTTTTCAAAAGAAGATTTAATTGTAATAATTGAGGCATATCAGCATTTCAAATTTATGATCGGTGAAACTTTGGTATCTGAAAGTAAATTAAATATTAGTTCCAATATGGCACTGGACAATATTAGAGGATATTTAAGTAATGTGGATTTTAAATTTTATGACAAGGAAAAATTGAAACATCAAATCGAATTGAAAAGAGGAAAAACATAATATGTACGGAATTAAAATTACTTATTCTTGGGGCGATGAAGAAGAATTATACGGAAATTATGAAACAGAAGAGGAAGCCTATAAGGAAATGTGTAAGTTGGCTTGTAAAGAAGCATATGTACAGAATGAAGAGTTTGAAGAATATAGAACTTGTACGATTAACTTTGATGCTTATAACAAAGAAATTGATTTACATTATGATTGTGATGAAGAAGTATGCTATTACACAATTGAAGAAAAGTAAAATTTTAATGCTGAGATATGGAGAAAAATTTACAATCAGCGATGAACTTATGGAAGTAGTCGCAAACTATATGAACGATGACCTAAGAGAGAAATTACATAATGAACTTACTCCTTGTAGCAATGAAACATTCTTAAAAGAATATTGTGAAGTTGACAACAGCTTTGAAAAATTACTTTATGATGAATTTGGAATTGAATTGGAAGATTAGGAAAGTGAGGATTAAGTTATGAGCAGAGATATTATAGAAGCTTTGTTAGAAGATGTAATTGAGATTACATGGATGCTTGATGGTTTAATGGAATCTGGAGATATTCAAAAGTGGGATGATATAATTGATACATTTGGTTCTTCTGGTATTAAAAATGAAATCATTCAGATTGCAAGAGATTTTGAAAAGAAGTTTCCGTTTGAAACAAGTTGGGAAGATACAGAATTAGACTATATTATTGAAATTGAGAAGTTCGCAAAAGAAAAATTAATAGAAGTGTTTGGAAAGGAGAATTATGAATAAAGTACCTTATCAAAATTCGCCGCATTATGGAGAGATAGATTTTAACAATGATTGTTTTATTGTAAAAGAAGTAGAAGAAACAAGTAAAATAGAATGGAATATGTTATGTAAATTATTTGGTCTTATTCCAGATAAAACATATAGGATTGTAATTAAAGGTAAAGTTGAATATTTTGGAGTGGAGAAAAATTATGAATACAGATAAAAAATATGTGATGATTGTTACATCAGAAGATGAAAGATATGAACGTGGCGAATGTGATTTGAGTTTCTATGGTGATAACCCGTGGGAAGGTAGATTGGTAGAAGTTGTATTTGGTGATTCTTTTGAAGAACTTATGGGTGACGGTCATAATGAAGGATTGTTTCAGCAAACTTACAGTATGGATACTGGTGAAAGACTTAGTTATGGATTCCTTGATGATATTACACCTAGAGAAGAGATTGAAGAATATGAGAAGGAGATTGATTATGGTAATTAAACAGAATAATTATATGTTAGGTAAAATTAAAGATATAGCAAAAGAATTATACTTTCCAAAAGATAAAGATAAATTATTATTTAGATGTTTTCGTGAATGTGATTTTGCTTTAATAGACAATCAAGATATTGATTTAAACAATAAAGATATTGACTTGGATGAAATATATCATAACTCTACAGGTTGGTATGGAATCAAGAAAATTAATACTGGATTTGATGCAAAAGCTAATAATGATTGGAATTTATTTGCTGATTATTATGGTGGTGGTTGTGGAGTATATAGATTCATCTTTAATAATGATGATACATCTGATATTATTAGTAATATTGAGGAAATGATTATGGAAACATTATCATACCAAGAGGGAACTATTACAAGAAATATGATAATTATTTGTGAAGTAAAGATGATTGAATTTTAAAAGGAGATTTGATTATGAATTGGCTACGGAAGAAAATTGTTAATTGGTTATTTGGTGTAGATTATGTAAAATATGTTGATGCACTTAAAAATTATGCAAAAGCAGTTAATGATAATTTTAATCTTAGAAATGAAATAATTAAAATAATTAACAAAGAAATAGAAGTAAGGGAAGATTATGTAAGACTTTCAAAATTAATGCAACAAATTAATAATGATAATCAGAAAATTGTTAAAGTAAACAAAGAGTTATTTGCAGATAATGAAAAACTTATTAAAATCATTAAAGAACTGGAGGATAAATACAATGATTAAAATTATTTCAGAACGGCATAGAGAATCACATACAGAATATAGTTTACAGTTTGATTTAATTGGAGAACGTAAGGGAAATGGTTATGGCTTCCCATTGTTATCAAAAGATGCAGCTATTATACCATTAAAGGAATCTGAAACAGAATCAAACAAATATGTACCTTGTTCTGAAGAAGATTGTACTTGGTGGAAGAGTTATCTGTCTGTCAAAGATGACAGAGAACATTTTAAAGAACCATATGTTGATAAAAACACATGGTATTGGACAGAGCCAGCTCATGCGCTTTGTAAATGTGGTACAGAAATTCTTCTTGAAGATGATTATATGGGAGCTTGTCAATGTCCTAACTGTGAACAGTGGTACAATTTGTTTGGCGAAGAAGTTAAAGATCCTGATAAGTGGGAAGATGATTCGGACGATGAATATTAAGCTTAAAGAAAAGAAAGGAAGTATAAGATTATGAAATATGTAGGAAAGATTTATTACACAATAGACGAAGATCATCCAGATATAGATTATATAAATGATTGGACAGAAGATAAAGAATATTCATTTACGGATGAATATGATTTTGATGAAATCTATGATGAAGAAGATTCAAAATGCATTGTAAATTATATTAAAAAGGATTTGAAGCTTATTGCAGGTGGTGGATACAATTCAGATCATATTCATAATGTAAAATTCGATATACATAAAGTTTAATATGAAAATGGAAGGGAAGACAGAATTATATAAAAGGTTCTGTCTTTTATTATGATTAAAATTGGAGGTAAAATTATGACGTTATTAGAACAGTTTAAGGATAAAGTTTTAAACACAGAAGGTTCATTCAGGTTAGAGTGGAATGGGTGGTTTTATAGTTTTATGAGATGTACCAATGGAAATGCCGAATATATTTATCGAGAATATAAATTCAAAAATAAGGATTTTTCAGAGATAAATCTCAATTATAAATTGGCTGCAATTGTGGATAAAAATACTAAGGTAATTTATGTTATTGATGAATACATATTTAATAGAAATTTCAATAAAGAATTTGTTTATCCGAATGGGTGTGTTAATTTCAATGACTATGTAGTAGAGAAAAATAAATATTTCCAGAATGTGTTATTTAGAAATTATTATGACAGCATTGAAGTAGATATTAATTCTGTTACCGATGAGGATTTCATTAATAGTCAAAAAAGAGCAGCAAGGATCTCTATCTTGTCAGGAAATGAAATGGTTTTGCCAAAATTTAACAATGATTTTACATCCAATGATATCGCAAAAATGATTTGTGGATATATGAATATTGAAGACGAAGCAAACGAAAGATTTGAATATAATAAAGGTTGGTTAATTAAGACAAAGCTGGGAAATGAATTAGCTAAAAAATATATTACTGAAAAGTCTGTTATAGAGGATTGGGAGATTGAGTTGGCTAGGTCTATTAACAATCTTAAAGCCAATTATGTTAATGTTGAATTTAATTTCAATGGAAACGTTGGAAGTGAAAAAATTGACCCAAAGTATATTATTAGAACATTGATCAATAATGACTATTTTGCTGGTTGCTATTTCGCAACATCTAAGGGTGGAGATAAATTATTAAAAAATCTTGGAGCTGCTAATATCTACAACAAAAGAGACACTTGGCTTACCTGTAAGCACATTACAAAAATCACATACGGAAGGAAAACATTATATGAAAGAAAGCAGAATAGATAAGGTAATTAAGCAACTTGATAAATTAAAGAAAGATAGTCCAGATACAAAAATCATTCTGGAAACTCCAAGGGGAACCATGAGTGTAAAAATCAAGGACGTATTAATCTATGAAGGTTTAAATGGAGAATTAGTATTGGATGCAGAATAGGAGAATTATGGAAAAATGTATTAAAAGGATTGATAAGGATGACTGATAGGGAAATGAAAGAGATTGTAGAGCATTATAAAAATGGAAATATTTCATATTTAGAACTTGTAGCACAGGTTGGTTCTGTACTTGCAGAAATTGTTGTAGCGATTGCAAGAAATGAAACGAGCAAATAGTGATATAAGGAGACAAACATATGAAAAATTTACAGTTAACTTTTTGGCAGATGTAAAATATATTTATGATTCAAATGATTAGGAGGAAAATAAAATGATTGCATATGGTGGAGGAATGGCAACAAGCGATAGAGGAATTCAAACATTACATTGCTCATGTTGTGGCAAAAACTTAGGCACACAAGGTTGGGAAGGAAAAAATGAATTCAATGATGTAGAAGAAAAAGGATGGAAATATTGTCCTTATTGTGGAGAAAAATTATAAATTGAAAATTAAAAAGATGGAGAAAACGATATGAAAAGGGAATGGACGGAATCAGAAGAACGGGCATTGCGTAATAGATATCAGTATCAGACTGTTCAGAAAACTGCTCAGATGTTAAACAGATCCATATATTCAGTAAAACGAAAGGCAGCAAAAATGGGTCTATCTCATTATAATGACAAGCTTTCTGCAAAAACTGTAGCGCAATCTTTTAATACAGAAATAAGATCTGTAAAGCGTTGGATAGAAAAATTTGGATTACCATCAAAGAAAGTAAATCATGGTACACATTATACATATTACATTGATGCAGAAGATTTTTGGAAATGGGCTGAAAAACATAAAGACACAATTAATTGGTCTAAATATGAATTGAAATCATTGGTTCCTGAGCCTGAATGGGTAAATGAGATATTATCCAACTATACGACTGTTAGACATGGACAGAAATTTACACCAGACGAGCTTGCCAGGATTAAGTTTCTTATATGCAGAGGAAAAACATATTCGGAGATAGCAAAAGAAATGCAGCGTAGTTATTATTCGATTTCTCATATTGGGAGAAAAATTTTTATGTGAAAAGGAAATGTGAAAAATATGAAGAAATATTTAGTAGATTATTATGAAACTTATAGTAAAAGTTATGAGATTGAGGCGAACAGTAAAGAGGAAGCTGAAAAATATTTAAGGCGTGAAATTGAAGAAGGGAGATTAGATGGCCCAGAATATTGTGATAAATCATGGTGCGAAGTGAGCAAAATGGAGTGAATATGAAAACGGCAATATATGATACAAGTCCAGAAATTAATGGAAATGGGACATTTTTCTTTACAGAATGTAGGCATAAAATGTATTCAGTTAAAGATGATATGGCATATCATGGATGTTTATGTCCTGGTTGTTTAACTAAAGGAAAACAAACGATCCTTTATAAAATAGGATCAAAAGAAGCAATGACAAATAGAATCGTATAGGTTATAATAGTTGTAGTATTGATTAATTTGTTTGTTGTATTGAAAGAAACAGTTGTGGTATTAAACAAATAGTTGTTATATTGAGGTGATAAAAATATGGATGAAAATAAAAAGGTAGAAAAAACGAAATTTGGAGTAAGAACCACTCATCCCAGTTACGGGACGTTACTATTCAGCAGAAGTACAGGTGCAAAAGAAGCCTTATTTGGCAGCAGTATTCAACACAGGGATACCATTTGCATGACACTGCATCATGCAAGCATTGAAAGGGGACTGAACAGAGACTGGATACGCGGAGACAAAGTGATTGCAGAAGTGGAAATGAGTTATTCTCAATTTGCGGAAGCCATCACAAGCATGAATATCGGAACAGGCGTACCTGTTACAGTACGATGGACTGAAAAAGATGGAAAGATTCCTCCTTGCGATTTTGTGTCAAAGAGAGAACAGTTTGAAGATGAATTTAAAACACAAAGAAAAAATGCTACCCGTGTGTCAGAAGAGTTGATTCAAGAAGTAACTGAATTGTTTAATCAGAAGGGAACTTTAAAGAAAGCCGACAAGGAAGATATTCTGCGGAAGTTAAATAAATTAAAAATGGACATCGGAATCAATACGGACTTTATCGTGAATCAATTCAATGAACAGATGGATAAGACAGTGATGGAAGCTAAAGGAGAGATTGAGGCTTTTTATCAGAATAAGGTAAATACAATTGCAAGTGCAGCTTTGGTGGAGCATAGAGATGAATTAAAAAGATTAGATAATCCTGTGGAGATTAGTGAGGATAATAATGTCAAATAGAACAAATCTAAATAGCGAAATTAAGGTTTATGGAGGTAAAAGATATGAATTTTGCAATTTCAAGAAAAACAGACGAACATTTTATTTTAGGTAAGCAATATGAGTGTACCAATATTTATCATGGTTTTATTGATGTTTTAGATGAACACCGAGAGTTGATAAAAGTAAGTTTAGATGACTCAGATTTTCTGTTTGTATTAAATGCAAAAGAAGATGATATGAGAAAAATGCTATAGAAGTGAACCGATATATGTATTATAGAATGCATGAAAAAAAGACCGAGGTTTGTAAATTAAAATTTAGGAGGTGTAAAATCGTGAGCATTACGTGTGATGTAACGGCGTATAAGTATAATACAGGCGGATCTTGCGACAGAGTGAATATTTATATTTCAGACGCTGAGACTGGAGATCCTATTTGTCAAGATGCAGAGTTCGATGGTGAGGAGTATTAAGATTTGATGAAGGAGAAAAGGGATATGGAAGATATACAGTTTTATTCAGCTTACGCAAGAACTGATATAAATAAGCCATTCAAATTTGAATTAAAAGAAGATGAGATTAGAAATATCCATGAAGACGGAACTATTGAATGCGTATATCCACATTCCTATTGTAAGGGGAAAAGCTCTTTTTTCTTTGGTGGAAAAAATGGACACGAACTTGATAAGGAAGTTAAATTAGAATATGTAACAGCTTATTACTCAACAGATAAAAATAAATGTAAAGAGTTCCTTTTGAAGAAAATGAAAGAGCAAAACGAACTTGCAGATAAGATTAGAGAGAGAATGAAAGAATCTAAAATCGAAATTAAATTATTGGAGTAGATAGGACTAACACATATATAGTAGATGAGGTAAGAGATATGAATTTTAAATTTCCACTAAATAAATGTCCATATTGCGGAGGGAGAACTTTAAAAATAAGACAAAGAATAAGCGGAATAGGGGAATATTACGTCGACCTAGAATCCGGAGAAATTGAAGCAACTGAACTACATAGCGGGTTGCAATATAAAAATACTGGTAAATATGCCATATGTGCTGATTGTGGAAAAAGATTATTTAAGGTTGATGATAATTTAAATGTACTTGAATAGGAGGATCGTTTATGCGTTACAGTTCATGGTTTTTATTAGCCATTCTGGTGTTTTTTCTAGGAGGACTTACAGGTGATTTCGTACATGGATGTTTTTGGACGATATTTTTAGTGATAGTCGGAATATATAAATATATCGAATATGAAAGAAATGAAGGAAATATGCCGTATAAAGGGCAGCGAGTAGTTTCTGTTGAAGAGTATATGGAAAGAAGGGGAATTAATAAATGTTATTGGTTGAATGAAAGAGAAAAAAGAAATCTCGTTGAAGTTGACGATATGATAAAACAGATAGTTCTCGGATATATGTTCAATAAAATAGATTATGAATATGCTATAAGTTTAACACGTTGTCGTGTTAATAATTATAATATGAGAGATAAATCTCAGATGTTTGAAGTAGATCCAGAAACGAAAGTTATGTATTGGAAAGTAACCAATAAAGAAAACCCAAAAGAAGTTGTACGACTTTGTTATCCAATTTGGGGATTAGGTAAACGTAAAAATGAAGATGATAATAATGAAAAATATAAGGAAATATAATGAAAATAATAAATATTAAGAGAATCTACATGTAATGGCAATCGGTTAAATGAAAACTGATTGCTATTTTTATACTCAAAAATTAAAGAGGAAATTGCAATGAAAGAGAATACGGAAAAATCAAGATATGCTACCAAGAAAAGAGGAGCTACAGAGGTTGACCCAATATGGAACCTTGAAGATGTCAAGAATATGATCCTTTGGTTTAAAGATCGTGAAGAATGGGATGGATATCTTACATTCATGCTTGGTATTCTTTTGGGACGACGTATTGGAGATACAATGTCAATTAAATGGTCTGATTTATATTATGATAATGGAAAGGAAAGAAATGAGATCAGAACTTTAAAAGAACAGAAAACAGGTAAAATTACGATTATGCCAATAAGTAAAGCTGTGTTTGCTGTTATAAAAGAATATTGTGAACATACAGGTGTTATACCTTCCAAATCTATAAATGATTATGTATTTATGACTCCAAGTAAATTAGAGTGGATAAATAGAAAAGAAAATCCAGTTTATAAGAAAAATGATTTGGAATTATGGTGTAAGTTTTTAAATAAAGATTTTACTGAAGGTCGAAAGAAAAAGATTCAAGAAGATTTTGAAAAGCAGAAAGAATATGTAACTTTAGGTGAATATTTATATAATACTGTGGAGTATGATGATGTTTTAAAATGGCAGACAGACGGATTCCGTAAGAAATTTAAAAAGGCAGCTGATGAATGTGGGATCACTTACAATGTAAGCTGCCATAGTCTTAGAAAGACATTTGGTTATATTTCTAAGATAATTCATCCAGGAGATCCCAATGCACTAGAAATACTTCAGGATATTTATCATCATTCTAGCCCTGCAATAACATCAAAATATATCGGATTGAGTTCAAAAAGAAAGCAGATGTATTTTGAGGATATTGGTGAAACGATCCTCAAAGCAGAACAGGGCGATACAGAGATTAGGATTGATGACTCGCCAGTAATATCATTTAAGCAGGATGATTTTAGAAAAGTGATTAAATGGGTAATTGAAGATAATGGGCATAGTGATATTGAAAAACTGAATATTGTTTTAGATATGGCTGATAAGTTGAGGATAAAGTATTTATAAAATGGAGAATTATTATAGCATAAATGGAAGTTTTTAGAATCAATGGAAATAATTACCATTAGAAATATACTGAAATATATGGTAAAATTATGATAGTTGTATAATATAATTACTTGTTTCCAATATCATTTCATAAACAATTACATAATTTATGAAAATTATAGAAGGGAGGAGTTTAATGGACGTTAAAAGAGGAGATATTGTATTGGCTGATCTGTCCGGCGCTGCATTTTCAGAGCAGGGAAAAGAACGTCCAGTATTGATTGTTCAAAATGATATCGGAAACAAGTATAGCCCAACTACAATTGTTGTACCACTGACAACTACAACCAAAAAGCGAAATCAGATTACGCACGCAGTCATTGAAAAAGAAAATACACAGGGGTTAAAAACTGATTCAATGGCTCTATGCGAACAGGTTAGAACGATTGACAAAAGAAGAATCAAAAGTAGATTGGGAAGAATTAGTAATCCTAACACGATGAAAGAAGTTTTTCATGCGTACCTGGCAAACTTTGGAGAAGTATAGGGATGAGGAGGTAAGTTGTGAATGAATCTATTATTATAGTTACAGCTGATGAGGCAATCGACAGATTAATTCAACATAAGCAGATGTATGGAAATCATGTATCTGTTTGTATTGTGGATTTAACAAATGGAGCTGAAAAGAAGGAACGAAAAACGATAGAAGAAGGATGTAGTATAATTTCTAAATCTGGTACATTATTAATCAACGAAGATGATTATGTTCCTCACTTGATGGCATTTAATACTCAAAAAAAGAACATGTTTCTCAGAGATGGAAAAGTACATGATTTTTTATTATCTAGTAAAATCCAAAAAAAGAAACAAACAAATGTTCGATAATGTGTTGACAGAACGTATGTTCGTGATTATAATGAGAATTACAGGAAATAAAAAAAAGATTGCTGCGAATCGTTGCAAACGGTGTTGGCGCACCTCACGAAACGTAGCAATCTATTTAACCCAACATAACGGAAGTTATGTGTATTCTTATAATACACATCTTTCTGATTATTGTCAATGAAAATACCCCCTGTTTAATAAAAATAACATAATTAGGACTGTCGCCAAGTGGTAAGGCACAGGACTTTGACTCCTGGATACGAGAGTTCAAATCTCTCCAGTCCTGTTATTTAGTGTACACAAAATTAAAGAAATGGAGGTTTTAAAATGTATGTATTAACAAATGGAAAGGAATATGTGATGGAGAATCCCTATAAATATGGTGACTATAGAGCATCAACGTCTCCTAATCATGCGAAACATTTCACTTTCAAACAGGCAAGATCACTTCTACAAAATAATCGTAAAGCTCTTTCTTGGATTCATAGTGGTAAATTCTACATGCTTGATTTGGAAAAAGGGAAAGAGGAAACAAAAATTCCTGATTATAGTTTAGAGGGAGTGTACATTGGTAAAAATTGTACAGAGTTTGATCCTAAAGATGTAGAAATCATCCAGACAGAAATTAAATCAATCATGGGATTAGCTGCATGGAGTCAAGAGCAGCTTACAGAACGTAAGGCAAAATTACTCCAGGGATTATCTTATTATGATAGTGCAATATCAGATATTGATCACGCCAGAATGGGGCATCGTCCTCCAGCGCATTTAATGACAAAAATCGACAAATTGAGGAATGAGCTGAAGGAAACCAGAAGAGATATCAAGCAGTCACTTCTATACATAGATGTCATGATTAAGGCATCATCTGAGCGTTGGTCATTATCAAAAATTAAAGCAGAACTATCTAAAAGTGCATTTTCTGCGTATAAGGGAAGAACAAAATACTATGACATGGTATTGCAACTGATACAAAATTATTAATACATATAGAGGTTTAACAGATGGAAAAAGCTAAACAACAAGAATTTCTTGATTATTATTGTGAAAATAATATGCAACGTTTGAAATATATTTCATATCAGATTTTTTCTAAGTTTGGAGGAATTTCTGAAAAAGATTACGATGATTTTTATAGTATTGCAAACATGGTCTTATGGAATGATATACAAAGCTTCGATGAATCGAAGGGAATTTCTTTTGAAAACATATTGAAATTTCATTTGCGGAATAAATTCAAGACAGCTATGACAAAGAGAAATCGTAAAAAGAGAGGTGGAACAAACGATAGATATGGTAGTCAAGAAGTTTCTTTAGATGCGCCTGTTTCTAGTCAAGACGGGAATGATACTAATTTATTAGAAATTATATCAAATGATATGAAGAGTGACATGGAAGACCAGGTAACAGGTTTAAAATACTCTGATCGAGTAGGTAAATTTTTGGACAACCTGTCACGAAGAAATAGAAAAATTGCTATGTATATAATGGTTGGATATGATTCAAAAGATATTCGCAGAATATTAAATATATCTGAAAGAGAATATAATCAAGCGATTAATGAATTTAGATTATATGAAAATGTCTGCATTTTAAAGGGAGGAATATAATTATGATCACTGTTATTGGAGGAAGGGATAAAACCAAAAAGGATACATATATGTTATCTGTTTTGTTAAAGCGTTTTGAACGTGGTGAAATTAGAGACGATCACCCTCTTCAGAGAAATGCAGATATGTGGGATAATTCTGGCAGAGATGGTCTGATCGCTACCATCATCAAAGGTGAGGATATAGATTCAATCAAAATCTGCGAACAAATTAAAGATGGTGAAGTAGAGCAGTGGCTTATTGATGGAAAACAGAGATTAACAGTATCAAGAAAGTATAAGATCAATGCATTTAGATTGGGTAAAAATATTGAATTTCCTATAGTGTCATATAAGGTTGCTAAAAAAGATGACGAAGGTAATTTTATGTATGACCATGAGGGAAAAAGAGAATATGAATATATAGAATATGATTTGAGAGGAAAGATGTATAAGGATCTTCCAGATGAACTTAAAGAATGCTTTGATAGTTATGCTTTTGATGTGGTTAAACATCTTAACTGTACAGATGAAGAAGTTGCATATCATATGAGAAGGTATAATCGTCAAAAGAGTTTAAATGTGGCACAAAATGCTATTACATATTCTGATAAGATCGCAAGAGAAATCAAGCTTTTATCTAGTAATAAGTTTTTCAAGGATTGTTCTGGATTATCTTCTACAGATATCAATAATGGCGTTGTCGATAAGGTTGTCTTTGAAACTTTGATGGTTACATATTTTCTTGAGGACTGGAAGAAATCAGCAAAGTCTCAGGGAGAGTATTTATCCGAACATTGTTCAAAAGAGAATTTTGAAGAAATGGAGAATAATTTGAATAGATTACATAAGGTAATAGATGATGAAAATGCTAAGTTGTTTACTACTAAGAATGCATTTCTTCTTATTTCCTTATTTAATAAATTCAAAAAATTATCATTGGAAGATATTAAGTATAATGAGTTTTTGACTCATTTAGCGACAGATTTATGTAATAAAAAGGCAAATGAACGTTCATGGGGAGAAATTAATGCAGAGAAGTCTTCCAAGGACAAAGGAATTGTGAATGAAAAGGTACAAATTTTGGATACTTTGATGGAGGAATATTTTAAACCAGAATTAGAAGCTAGAGAGAATGAAGAAAAAGAGAATAAGGAAAGTGAAATTGATTTTGTTAAAGCAGCCATTGGAGAAAATGTAACTGAGGAAGATGTGGAATTCTATGACTTGTGTTTAGAAGATTATCTACTGGAAGTAGATTCAAAATCAAAAGCAAGAGATAAGGAAAATAGAAAATCACTGTTAGCTTTAGTTGCGTATGCTTGCGTAAAGGATATCGATCCTACAAAATGGTTCGCTTCTTATTTTAATACACATATGAATTACTTAAAAGATCAGAAGGAGAATTATGAATTGATGAAGAAGGATCTTTGTACATATTGTAGTCAAAATGTAGCTTAGTAAAAATGAAAAGAAAGGAGCAAAATAAAATGCTGATTAGGTCACAAAATAAAAATGTTGTTTTTGATATGACTGGTAGTAATATTGAGATTAACTCAAGAAACGAAATTCATGGGTATGGGAATACATTTTTAATATTAGGTAAATACGCAACTGAAGAACGAGCTATTGAGGTTTTGGACGAGATTTGCAAGGCTTATTTGGATTTGAATGTAAGTCATCATTTTTCCGATTATGGTTATAGTTATGTAAAAAATGGAGTTTTCCAGATGCCGGAGGTGTGATATGAGAATTATTTCAAAGACAGGGGAGTGGGATTTTCAGTATGAGGAATGTATGGTTTGGAGAGAAGGTACTGTTATTAAATGTAATCCTTCAAGAGAACCTAATCCAGGTTATATTATAGCACGTTATTCCACATCAGAGAAAGCAGAAAAGGCTATACAACTTCTTCATGAAGCATATTCAGGTATGCCGATTATATGTGATATTTCAGAATCAGAATATAAAGAAAAGAAACTTAAAGAGCTTTTGGAAACTACAAATATAACTATGGTTCCAAATGAGATATCGAAAATAGAATATGTGAGTAGAATGGTATTTCAGTTCCCAAATGAGGAAGATTTATGACTAATAAAGAGAAACTCGAAAAGTATTAGAATTTGTAACACATATGGAGAATAGATTTTACGAACCTATTGAGGAAGGTAAATACGAAGTGGGTAGTTTAGCTGCAATGCAATGTAGCTTCCAGGCATTTTCTTTTCAGCATGTAAGATATTTTATTGAAGGATTAATGGAGGAAAATTAAATTATGATTAAATTTATTATTTTACTTTCGATGATATTTTGCCATATTGTAGATGATTATTATTTACAAGGATGGTTGGCAAGTGCAAAACAGAAACAGTGGTGGGTCAATAATTCACCAGATCTAATGTATAAGTATGATTATCTGATGGCCTTATTCATGCATAGTTTTAGCTGGAGCTTTATGATTATGTTGGTTCCTACTGTTTACATTATTTGGTTTGGTGGATTTTATACTCCTTTATTATTTGTGTGCAATGTAGCAGCTCATATGATTGTTGATGATATGAAAGCAAATAAAAAGAAAATCAATTTAGTACAGGATCAGTTAATTCACTTAATGTTTATTATCGGAACATGGTTTTCTATGATGTTTTAGAATATGGAGAAAATATGAATAAGGGATTATTTAAAGCAAAAAAGAAGAATTGGAAAAACCTACCTGAAAAAGATCAGTGGGTAGAGGGGTATTATGTACCTCATATTATTGAAGGGAAAATAGTTCAACATTTCCTTTTAACGGGAGAAGCTAGCCTTGTAGAAACAAAAGAAGATGAGTTGATTTTAGATTTTTATTGGGAAGAAATTGATCCTAAAACACTTTATTATCAGAGGGTATAAATATGGCAAGCGAAGATATAACATTTTGTTTTTCGGAATGCGAAAATATGAAGTGTATAAGGAATAAGAAACATATAAAACTTCCAATACCTCATAGTTTTGCATTTTTAGAGGGAACGGAAGATTGTTTGAAAGGTATAAAAACAAATGAGCGAACACCAATTTAATATAAAATCAGAACCGTTTTCATGGGATGATAATTTTTCTGAAGTAGCATTAGAAGATTTTTATATGATTCAAAAAAATTTACCATATACAATAGCTCAAAATATTGGAATGGCGTTAGGAAAATTAAAAATGATTGAAGATGGAAAATTATCAATTAATACAGATAGAGGACGTAAACATGAATAGATTAACAGAACAACATTATGGAATATCAGTTATTAGAAATAAAGAATTATTATCAGAAGCTATGAAGAAATTAGCTACATATGAAGACCTGGAAGAACATGATGCTGTGTTGATTAGAGCATTTCAAATTCAAGAATATTCATCTTGTCCAAAATGCAATCACTGTGAAAAGAAGATTGAAGAGGTTTGGATTCATCCAAGGTTACTTGAAAACGATGAGTTTTATCTTACTTTAGAGGAAGCAGAGGAAGCATTAAAGAGTTAAGGGAAAGGAAATAGATAATAATGTTAATGCCAGCTCAGTTATATAGAGATAAACTCATGGAAGAATATCCTAAAACATGGTACAAACCTGAGAATATGTATTATACAGGTTGGACAGGAGATAGTATTCCAGAAATCCCAGATAATAATTATGATAATCATCATTTTGTTAGCGTTGATAAAAATGACAATCTTATTGGGTGCATATCTTATTCAGTTAATTGGATTCCTATGAGTGCTGATGGTTTTGGAATTATTAGTTTTCAAAAGGGAAATATAGAATTTGCTAAAGATGTTTACAAAGTAATTTGCGATTTGTTTGAGAAATACCATATGAATCGTGTTTCGTGGAAAGCTTATGTAGAGAATCCTGCTATTAGAGGATACAGAAATTTTATCAAGAAGCATGGTGGACGTGAATGTGGTTATTATAGACAGGTTTCAAAATTGATGGATGGTAAGCTGCATGACAGTGTGGAATTTGAAATCTTGGCAAGTGAGTTCCATAGATGAGAGAATAAGAGGTTGTGAAAGAATAGAAATGGGATTGACGCAGCGAGAATTTGCTGAATATATGGGTGTAACTCAAGAGATGGTTTCTAAGTGGGAAAGTAGAGAGTATAATTTTACGATCAAGACATTAAATGAGATATGTCAGAAGATTGATTTAAAATTATATGTTAGCCTGGGAAAACCTTAAGTTTAAAATTTATTGAAATTAATTGGATAAATATATGTTTGACACAGAATTATTCTATAAAATTTGCGAGCAATATAATGTTGAATTAAGTAACCAATATGACAAGCCAATGATAAATGTGAATGGCAAAATTAAAGAAATTAAAGATAATGATATTAGGAAATTATTATATGAAGAAGATGAAGTTGGCGAGTTTAATTCAATGAATTAGGTTTAGTGGAGGAAATAAGATGAAAGTTAATATGATCTGTAAAAATCGTTACTGGGATTTAGAAGAAGCAGTAAATAATTTTTTGCGCAGGGCAAATAGTATTGGAGAAAAAATAATGGATATAAAGTTTTCTGGAGAAGGAAATTATTCGGCTTACTCAACGGCACGTTGCAGTGTAATGATTATTATGGAATAATTGATATTTTGGAGGAAAAATTAAATATGAAAAAATGTAAAGACTGCATATATTACAAGAATGGTTGTGCTTTTGATAAATTTGGGGAATTTGTTGCATGTGCACAGTTTAAGGCAAAATCAAATGATAAAAAGGATAATAGAGAAAACTAAGGTTTGGAGGAAAATATGGAACCGAAAGAGGCAATAGATATTATAAATCATATGTTTAAAAAAGTGCCTACGGAAGAACAACTTGCTGCACTCGATATGGCGTATGATGCTCTTGAAAAGCAGCAACCTGTATCGCGGGTAATTATCGAAGGAAAATATTTTTGCCCGAAATGTAAGAATTTGATGAAATATCCGGGATACTGTGGCTGTGGACAAAGGGTTTATTAATCTGTAATTCAGGGAAATTAAGGTTTGGTGGAGGATACAAGCATGAATGAAGAACAAAGAAATGAAATTGCAGAATATCTATACAATGAAATTGATGATTGTGATAGTTGTCCGTTAGAAAAAATCTGTGACGAACACTGTAAGGATATGTGGGCGAAATTCCTTGCAAGTAAAAATATGGTAAATTAAGGTTTAGGAGGTGTGAAATGGCACTAATTAAGGCGTTAACGGTAAATATGGCAATATCTGCTATCTGGTACGGATTAGAGTGGATGCAATATAAAGAGCTTCAGTGGGATAGAGAGTGCGACAATATTGTATGGACGTTGTATCTTTTGGTTTTATGGTGGCTATTTGCACATCAAAACTGATATTTAGGAGAGGATCATGGGATATTTAGAATTAAAAATAGATGGAGAAAACATTAAGGTTGATGGTAATACATTGTTTATAAAATTGAATCAAAATGATGAAACTCCACAAATAAATGAAATTCCACTTTCATCGGCAAAATTGGGTCAAACGGTGAATGAAAAATATATACTGGTGGCGCATTTTTCGGATCGCACTTCTGCGCTTGTTTCCAAAGATTGCCTAAAATACATGAAATTTGGTAAAAATAACAATTTCGCTGAGTCAGATGTATATGAGTGGCTAAATACAGAATATCTAAAGGAACTTGAAAAGGAATTTGGAGAAAATTCTGTTAAGATACACGAAACCAATTTATTATCTCTTGATGGATTAGAGGACTACGGAGAAATAGAAAATGAAGTTAGCTTATTAACGATTGATCAGTATCGTATGTATCGAAAATATTTAAAGTCTTTAAATAATACATGGTGGTTATCCTCACCAAATTCAACTGATTCAGGTACAAGTGGAGCACTTGTCGAATGTGTTTCTAGTGATGGAAATATTGTTAATCATAATTGTAAATGTTTATATTGTGGTGATTTAGGAGTTCGTCCATATTTTATCATTGATTCATCAACTTTGGTAAACGTCAATTAAATAAGATATCAAAATTTATTTCTTCTAATATAACATATGTAACACATATCTAATCAAATCTATATTAAATTCAAGACAATATATTAAAGAATTTTGGAGAATTATAAAAAATAAATGAGGAATAAAATCAAAAACTTTGTAAACATATGCTTGGACAAATATTCTGGTGGAGAAAGTTATTTTACGGAATTGGACAGGCTGATCAAGAATGATAGTGAACTTTTGATTGACTTCATTGAAACTACAATAAAAGAATCCGGAATAAAAAACGTAGTTATTTCTGGCGAAATAGGGAGAATATATTATCAGTTAAAGCAAAATGGAAGATTAAAACAAGATATTATGCTTTGTATTCTTCCAGGAGGTTTACGATTTGAACATCAAGAAGATTTTAGTCCAGAGTATTGTGAGATCGAGGCTGAAGGTAAAGATTTTATTTTTATTGATGACAGTTATTATTCAGGGAAAACGGCCAGAGCAGTGCAGAAGTGGATGAAGGATCATGGTGGAAAAGTTGTTAAAAGTTATGTATTTTATGATGGCAGCTATGAAAAAAGAGATGATGTAGTTAGTTTATATCGGTACTGGGATCATCATAAAGAGAGAATATATAAGTAAATAATCAGTTTTAGAACTGTTTATTAAAATAAGAAAAATGAAGGAGAGAAAATGAAAGGTTTAACAAGTAGTCAAGTTGAAGAAAACAGAAAACTGTATGGTAGTAATAAGCTTCCAGAGCCTGAAATGAAGAAATGGTATGACTTTGCAAAAAAAGAATTAAGTGAAAGAATCACCATGATTTTAGTAACCATTGCTATTGTGCAGCTGGCTCTAGGGTTTATGGGTGTCATGGAGTTTTCTGAACCAATTATGATTTTAGTTGTACTTGAAATTTCCATAGCAATTGCAGTAAAAACAGGATTAGGGGTTCAGAAATCGGCGGCTGAACTTAGAGCTAAAACATCTGTGAGATATTGCGATGTAATTAGAGATGGAAAACTTCAGACAATCAACAAAGATGATTTGGTTGTGGGAGATCTTGTATGTGTTGGAACAGGTCAGGAAATTTTCGCAGACGGATATTTAGTAGAAGGAAAAATTTCTGTAAATAATTCAGCTATCAACGGAGAATCTAAAGAATGTAAAAAGACTCCACTTGAAGGATATATTTACAAGAGAACTACTTCTACAGATGCTTATACAAATCAGAATAATCTTTTTGCTGGAACCACAGTAATGTCGGGTGAAGGAAAAATGATTGTAGGAGATGTTGGAATCAATACTGTAAATGGTGATACGTTAGTTAAAATGCAGACGTTAGAAGCTCCAAAGACAGCTTTAAACATTGCGTTAGATAATTTAAGCGATTTCATTTCAAAGTGGGGAACCATTGCGGCGACACTAACATTCATTATCCTTACAATGACAGGTATTTTAGAGGTTGGTTTCGGAGAATATTTTGGAAACGGATTCCTCAATACGATTCAAGATTTAGCTCAGAACTTTTCGGTGGCGTTGACAATTGTTGTAGCAGCAGTTCCAGAAGGTCTTCCATTAATCGTAAAGTTAGTAACTAAACAGAATGTTAAAACGATGGAACGATTTAATATCTTAGCAAAGAATCCCAACAAAATTCCAGAACTAGCTTATGTAGATCTGATTTGTACAGATAAGACAGGTACATTAACTACAGGTATTATGACTCCAAAGACAATCATTGATGGAAATGGTAATGAGGTAGATCATAGTTCAGGACTGTGGAGTAACATTGAAGCCAATATTTGTTTAAATAATAGTGCGACATTTGATTCAGAGAATCATATTACAGGTGGAAATTCCATCGACAGAGCAGTTTTGAGTTTAGTAACTCCTGAGAAATATCATAAAATTAAAGATGAATACAAAGAAAAGCTAAAGCAGGTGTTCAGTAGTACGAATAAGTATTCGGCATTTACTTCCCAAGATAACATTACATACTATAAGGGTGCACCTGAAAAGCTAATCGAGAAATGTGATTCCTATTTAGATTTAGATGGTGAAAATATTCTTTCTCTTACAAAAGATGTTTTGGATAGACTGAATGAAAAAATCGGTTCTATGACCAAAAATTCTATGAGATGCATTGCTTTAACTTATACCAAGGAAGATTTGACAGAGAATATCCTTCCAGAGAATATGACGCTATTGGGTATCATTGGAGTAGTTGATCCGGTTAGGAAAGAAGTCCCAGAAGCAGTCAAGGTGGCTCATAAAGCAGGAATCCAGGTAATCGAGATTACAGGTGACTGTATTGAAACGGCAACTGCTGTAGCAAAGGAATGTGGAATTTATAAGGACGGAGATATTGCTTTAACTAATGACGAGTTTGAAAGAATGTCGGATGATGAAGTGAAAAATATTCTTCCGCAGCTAAGAGTTATTTCAAGATGTTCACCAAATACAAAGCTCAGACTTGTTACATTGGCTCAGGAGATTGGCAGATCAGTAGCCATGACTGGTGATGGAGTAAATGATTCACCGGCATTAAAGAAAGCAGACGTTGGATTTGGAATGCAGGGTGGATCTGATGTAGCAAAAGAAGCTTCAGATATTGTTCTTACGGATGATAACTTTGCTTCTGTAGTAAAAGCTGTAGAGCTTGGTAGAACATTTATGCACAATATTATGATGTTCCTGGAATTTCAGTTACCTATCAATATTTCATTACTCATTCTGAGTATGCTTTATCCCGTGATCGCAGGTACAGCTTTATTAGCTTCTGTACAGATTTTAATTGTCAATATTATTATGGACTCTCTTAATTCCTTATCATTTGGTGGAGAACCTCCCAAGGATGAGTATATGGATGAACGCCCAATTAAAAAGGGATCTGGTCTATTTATTAGAGGGGCTAAAAAGAGAATTGCGTTAAGTACAGCAAGCTTCATTGGATTATATATGATTATTACCTTAACACCAATCGCAAATTTATTTGCAAATGGCACGGAAGCATTGACTGCAAGGTTTGGTCTGTTATGTTTTATGGCTGTTTTCAATGGATTTAACATTAGAACAGAGCATATCAATCTTTTTACTGGAATCAGTAAAAATAAGAATTTTGTTTATATCGCAATAAGTATTTTAGCAAGTACCATTATTCTGTGCAATGCAGGAGAGTTACTTAAGGTATGTACATTGAGTTTGAATCAGTGGTTAGTAATTACTGCATTGGCAATCATGGTTATTCCAATTGATTTAATGAGAAAAGCATTTGAAAAAAGAGAATATAAAACCAAGGAGGAAATTAAATATGGGATTATTCAGTAAATTATTTGGCAAGGAAACGAATGATGTGGTGGCTAATACAGTCACCCATCAGGCTAATCAGTCAAAGGAGGTACATTCAGCAGAAGTAAAAACAGCTAACATGACGATTGATATGTCTAAGTCAAAAGAAAATTTGGATAAGGTTCTTATCAATATGTCAAAGAGCAGCAAGGTCGATATGACCAAGCACACAGCAAGAGTTGCTTTAGCTATGGACTACTCTGGAAGTATGAATTGGTTATTCAATAATGGTTCTGTCCAGAAAACTATCACAAGACTTCTACCAATTGCATTAAAGTTTGACGATAACAGAGAATTAGAATCATGGCTGTTCTCTAATGGAAAGGAACGCCTACAGGCAGTTAATAACGCTAATTACAAGAATTATGTAAAGGATGTAATGCAGAGATCTCGAATGTCAATGGGAGGTACTAATTACGCACCCGTTTTAAGAGATATCGTTAATTACTATAAGGATATTGAACCAAGTACAATTCCAGCATTTATCATTTTTATTACAGATGGTGACAATTTTGATAAGGAAGAAACAAATGACATTGTAAGGGAATTATCAAAATACAATATGTTTGTTCAGTTTATTGGAATTGGCGATGAAAGATTTTCTTATCTCAAGTCCCTTGACAATTTAAAGGGAAGAAACTGTGACAACACTGGATTCACAGCTGTTTCAGACATGAATAAGATGACAGATGAAGAATTATATACTGAAATTTTAAGACAGTACAAGGATTGGTTAAACAACAAATAATTATAAAGGAGAAAAAGTTATGGCAACAATCAATATGAGTAAGAATCAGAAGGTAAATATGGTAAAGGACGATGGAAGCGCAATCAAGAAGTTTTTCATCGGAGTGAATTGGGATCAGAACAGATACGCTGGAGAAGCAGATATTGATTTTGATATTCATGGTTTCGTTACTGGAACGGATAGAAAAGTTGCATATCCACAGGATATTATCAATTATAACACTTATGATAGAAATGTATATCCTTGGATTGAATTCTCCGGAGACAATCTTACAGGAGATGATTCCCGTGGTATTACATTTGATGGAAAGCATTACGATGAATATTTTGTTGTTAATGCGGACGGATTTCCAAGTGAAAGAACTGATTTCACTATTTGCTTAACTATTTATAGGGCAGTACAGAGGCTTCAGAATTTTGGAATGGTTAATAATGCAAAAATGGTTATTTGTGACTATGATAATCCAACTACAAAGTGGGAGTATGACCTTTCTGAGAATGAAAATTTTGAGAATCTTAATGCCGTAGAGATGGGTAGGTTGTATAGATATGGAAATGGATTTAAGTTCCAGGCATTAGGATCGGGATATATTGGAGGAATGACGGAATTATTTAAGAACTTTGGTCTGGACATTGATGAAGGGAGAGACTAAGCAATGTTTAACACAATCGTTCTGTTAATTTTTTTAGCGTGTTTAGTGGGATTTTTATTCTTTACTAAAAGTGGGAAACGTTTGAGACTTAGGGCTTCTGGCACAGCGGATGAGGTTGCATCGAAAGATGCAGCCAGTCCAACAGGGGCAAAGTCATATTATAATACAGCAATTAGTAAAAAAGAAGAAAGTTATAAAAGTGCGTTTTCTATCTATACACAAATGCTTGGTAAGATTGAAACTTATGAAAATCAGCTTAGAAATCTAAAAAAGGAGAATATGCAGTTAGATATCAATATTGATAACTGCATTTCCAAAAATGATGATAGTGGTGCAAAGGTATATCTTACCAGACGGCAGGAAATAAAAGACAAGATTGAGATTATCAGAGAGGCGTTGAAAGAATTAAATGATAACGCAGCAGTTCAAAAGGAAATCTTAGATAATCTGAACACTGAGCTTGATGACCTTAAAGCTGAAAAGGAAAAGGCTGTACTAATTCTTGAAACGGCACAGGTTACTAAATCTTTACAGGCCACTCCTGGAGTGAGCACAAGTGAAGAAGATAAAATGCTGGAGAAGGTAAGAGAAGGAATCCAGAAAACTAAGGAAGAGGGAATTGGGAATAAGATTGCTTATGAAAATTCCGCTTCTGTTCAACAGAAACGACTTGATAATAAGATGAAGGAAGACGAGATTCAGAAACAGTTGGATCAATTAAAGGCAGCGAAGAGAAAATGATTGTATTAAACATAGGTGTGTTCCTAATATGTATTGGAGTGAGTTTTTGTACTGGATACATTTTAGGTAGAAAAAAGAGAAATAAATAACAAGGAGATTTTCGATTATGACAAGAGAAGAAAGAATGAACAGAAGAAGAGAAGCAGGAAGGGGATATACATATAAGCCTAATCCTTATCCAAAGAATAGCCGGGAATATATTGAGGAAAGGAATATTCGAGCATCCAAGAATGTTTCTCATAAGCTTCCAACAGCAAAAATGACAAGTATTATGGCAAAACTCAAAAACTTTCTAACAGAGGAAGAAGCCAAGATTAAGAAAAGACATGATTTAAAGAACCTTGATGTGGAATTATAGGAGAAAAATTGATGGATTTAGAATTCATTAGAGAATGTATTATTAAGAACAATTTATGTAAAAGTAATAAAAGATTGATGAAATCATGTAAGTCATTTGAGTTTTGGAAAAAGCATCCAGATAAATTTACAGAATATATCTTAGGTGTAAAGCTTACACCATATCAGAGATTGTTAGTTAAATTAGTTGGAAGTAATAAAAAATAATAATTGTAAAAATGTGTGGAGTTCTTTTTTTAAGAACTTCACCGTCAGGAACCTTAGTTCAGCGGTTAGAGCGACTGTCTCATAAGCAGTAAGTCCTGGGTTCAAATCCCAGAGGTTCCATTGACAACTCAGATGGTGCACACATCGGCAGCAACATAAGCTGTGAACGGTTGTCAAATTTCTGGTTGCCGAGAATACGAATGGAGCATTAAATGATGTCAAATATATGAGAACTTTAAGAAGGCATCAGCCAGAAATAAAATGCACATCAAGGTTGCCCTGTAGCTCAGTTGGGAGAGCATATATCACATGATAAGCGATGGTTCGATTCCATCCAGGGCAATTAAATAAATAAAAACATCTATAAAGGAGAGAGAGTTATGGAATTTACAGAAATGAGAGACATGTTAATGGATCATTTTAATGAAATGGTGAAAGATGTAAACTATCTGTTTGAAGTAGCTGTTGATAAAGACGAATTATGGAATCTTTATTTAGATAGCTTCCCAGCAGGAACAAATGAAATCTATAGAGAAAGAAGATGGCATGACTGTAGTTGCTGTAGACAGTTTATCAAATCCATTGGTAATGCGGTTGTAATCAAAGATAATAAAATTGAATCCATTTGGGATTTTAAAACAAATGACACTACATATCAGCCTGTACTAAATGCGCTTTCTGATTTCATTAAATCCAATGCAGTATCAGATATTTATGTAAGTAAATTTAAGAAAATCGGGACGCAGAAAAATTATGAGGAGATGGAAAATGGACATATTCATGAATGGACACATTTTTATGTAGAACTTCCAGACAGATTTGTAGACAAAAGCAGTCGATCCGAAGGTGATATCAAGGGTGGATATAGAGACACACGAAACGTATTTAAACGCTCTCTTGATGAAATTAGCATGGATGCGTTAGATACGATTTTAGAATTGATTACATCTAATACACTTTACAAGGGAGAAGAGTGGAAAAATGCTTTAACAGAATTCCGCAGGTATAAAAGAGAGTATGACAAATTATCTTCTGATTCGGAAAAGAATTTATATGTATGGGAAAAGTCTGTTAAAGTAGGAATTGCTATTGGAAGAATTCGTAATCATTCCATTGGCACATTACTTGTAAATGTAAGTGAAGGAATGAATCTGGATACTGCTGTTAAGAAGTATGAGCAGATTGTGGCTCCTACAAACTATAAGAGAAGTAAACCTATTTATTCCAAGAAAATGTTGGAAGATGCACAGAAGAAAATTGTTGAATTAGGATATATGGATTCACTTGCAAGAAGATATGCAAAACTTGATGATATTACAGTGAATGATATTTTATTCAGTAATAAGGATTCTGCCAAGAGAATTGAAGGTGCTGTTGATATCTTTGGAGAGCTTGCTAAGAATACAAAGGGCAGAAAAACAAAGAAATTTTCAAAGGTAGAAGAAGTAACGGTTGACACCTTCATCAACGATATTCTTCCTACTGCAAGAGAAGTTGAATTATATCTTGAAAATAAACATTCCAGCAATTTAGTATCACTTATTGCGCCAGAAAATAAAGACAGTAAGTCAATGTTCAAGTGGGGGAATAACTTTGGATGGTCTTATTCAGGAAATCTTACAGACTCAGATATGAAAGATAGAGTTAAGGCTGCTGGAGGTAATGTAACCGGCGATTTGAGATTTTCCATCCAGTGGAACGAGGACGGTAAAGACAATTGTGATCTTGATGCTCATTGTATTGAGTCAACTGGATATGAGATTTATTATGGTTCTGCTAAAAAACCAAATTTTTCTCCAACTAGAGGACAGTTGGATGTAGATATTATTTATCCCAGTGGAAAGGTTGCAGTTGAAAATATTACATGGGCAAATAGAGATACAATGAAAGATGGAGTATATGAATTCTTTGTTAATCAGTTTAGTGGATCTGTAAAAAATGGATTTAGAGCAGAGATTGAGTTTGATGGACAGATTTATTCATTTGATTATCCACATTCTATGAGAAGTGGCGAAAACGTAAAGGTTGCAGAAGTTACATTAAATAATGGTAAGTTCACTATTAAAGAGTTAATTCCTTCAAGTGTTTCTTCAAAGGAAATTTGGGGAGTAAAAACAAATGAGTTTGTTCCTGTAAGCGTTATTTGTTACAGCCCTAATTATTGGTCAAATGTAGAAAATAAAGTTGGACATAGACATGTGTTCTTTATGCTCAAAGGATGCATAAATGACGAAAATCCTTCTGGTATGTTTAACGAATTCTTAATACAGGATTTGTATGAACACAGGAAAGTTATGGAGGCGTTAGCTTCTAAAATGAGAGTAGATGATACAGATGATCAGCTTTCAGGTGTCGGATTTGCAATGGACAAGAGAGCAGAAGTCGTAGTGAAAGTAATTGGCAGTGTTGAGAGAGTATTAAAGATTAAGTTTTAATAAAAAGGAGAATAAAACAATGAGAGTGGAAAACATTTTTGAGTATGCAGTAAGAAATAAGGTAAGATTTCCGTTTAAAGGAATGATTTCTGTGGAAGACCTATGGGATCTTTCCCTCACAAATCTTGATTCTATTTATAAGACATTAAACAAGCAGGTTAAACAGTCTGAGGAAGAGAGCCTTTTAAGTACAAGTGCAAATGTAAATACCGAACTTGAAGTAAAGATTGCCATTATCAAGCATATTGTTTCTGTTAAATTGACGGAAAAGGAAAATGCAGAAAAGGCTGCTGCTAAGAAAGCACAGAAGCAGAAGATTATGTCTATCATTGCTACAAAAGAAAATGAAGCATTGCAGAATAGTTCCATTGAAGAACTGAACAAAATGCTCGATGAACTTGAAGCTTAATTAAATGTGTGGTCATGTGGTGGTGTAGTGACTGCTACATGACCACACATTTAATTTATATAGAAGGATTGACTATGGAAAAAGGATTTGTTTTAGTTGATATTCCAGAAACATGTTTGGATTGTAGATTTTGTAGGGAAATAGATGAAGGAATTGAAGCTTGTTGCGAATTAGAACTTGATCCGACTGACAATGAATTGATTAGAGAAATTGATGTTAGTTATACACAAGAGAAACCAGATTGGTGTCCAATTCGGAAGTTTCCTGAAAATGATACTAAAATTATCATTCTGACGAATATCTGAATAGATATGCAGATGGTTGGAATGATTGTATAAGTTGTTTAGAAAATAAAAATAACAGATGGAATGTTCATTTTATTGGAAAGGGGAAAGAGAAATATGAAATTTAAAGGCGATATTATTGTTACAGACCCATGTTATATTTGCAAAGATGATGATTGGAGCAAAAGCAATTATGGAGATGATATGAATAAATTAGGTATTACAAATTATATTTGTAGAGATACCATTTATGGAGATTGGAGCTGCACAACATTTAATACAGATACAAACGAAGCCATTGGAGAATTTTGTGCAGACGCAGGAATGGTTGGAGTTTTTCTTCTGGACGAAGTATTAAAGTATAATCCTGATTTCAATTATCATATTGAAAGACCTTGGACAACTACATTGATTAAAAATTTCGATGGAGATGTAAACTTTGAAATTAATGAATACGATGAAGTTGAGGTAATTGGTAGAGGTAATATCAACTTTATAGGAATACAGACATCATTATAGGTTGTTAAAGTAGTTTATAGAGAATATGATAATGGGACATTAGTTCTTAATGTCCCTCTAAAATCTTAACCCCAGATCTGGGAAAATTTCATGGAATTATATAAAGAAATATTGTTTTCATTGGTAGTTGCAAATACTAATGAAAATTAGATAAAATTTTAAAATCAAGAAGGGAAATACAGTAATTCTAGGTAACAAGCGTGTACACGCCCTGTAAAATAGGGCATTTTGAATAGAGAAAATAAAACCCCAAATTTAGGTTGGAAATTAGTAAATTTTTGTGAATTTGATAAATATGCAGAGAGAAGTTATTGTGCGATTCACAATGTAGACGAAAGTTTGAATCTTGGTGATATTACTAAGGTAGATGAAAATAAATTAGAATCATTCAATATGATTTGTGGTGGAAGTCCGTGTCAGGATTTTTCCGTAGCAGGAAAACAAAAGGGGTCAGTGTGGACTTGTAAAGATTGTAAACATGAATACAATCCATTGACTGTACATTGGAACGAGAGAGATAGGTGTCCAAATTGTAGCAGTAATAATATTGAAAAAACAAGATCCTCTCTTCTTGTCGAATATCTGAGAGTAGTTAGAACTAATAAACCTAATTTTGGTATTTATGAAAATGTAAAAAATATTGTTGGGAAACAATTTAAAGATACCACTTTTAAGTTATTCACTGACGAATTAAAAGAATATGGTTACAACGTATACTGGGAAGTATTAAACTCTAAAAATTATGGAGTTCCACAAAATAGAGAGCGTGTATATCTTATCTTTATTAAAAAGGAAGTAGATAATGGAAAGTTCAAATTCCCAGAACCGTTTGATAATGGTTTGAGATTAAAAGATTTATTAGAGGATGAAGTAGATGAGAAGTTTTATGTTGATAGAGAAAAGGTTGAGCAGTTTATAATAAATAATCCTTCTATCAATTTTAATAAACCAGTTCTTGGAACTTGCCATAAACGAAATGATTTAAGTTTTGCTACAAGAGATAGAGTATATAATAATAAAATTGAATCACCGACTTTAACTGCAACAATGTTCAAAGATCTGCCAAAGGTATTACAAGTTGGCAATATTGTAAAAACCGGAAATTGGGATAATCCACAAAGAGGTAGAATTTATTCGAAAGAAGGATGTTGCCCATCTTTAAATTGTTGTACTGGAGGAGGATTAGAGCCTAAAATTATTCAAATTGGAAATATAAATCCATCTAATAAAGGGATGAATGGCAATGTTTATTCAGAACAAGGAATATCTCCAACATTAACAACTAATAAAGGAGAAGGTAATAAAGTAGCAATTAAACAAGCAACAAAACAAGGATATGTCGAATGTGAGGTTGGTGGTGTTGCAGATTTATCTTATCCAAACAGTAAAACAAGAAGAGGAAGAGTACAAGATGGTGGAAGAGTATGTCCAACTATTACAGCAACTGAAACAGGGATCTGTAAGATTGAACAGCAAGAAGAAGTGTCTGATAATACCTCTTTAACGATAAGTGATATTAGGATTCGTAAATTAACGCCAAAAGAATGTTTTAGACTTATGGGATTTTCTGACAAATCTTTTAATGCAGCACAGAAAGAGGGTATTTCTAATAGTCAGCTATATAAGCAAGCAGGGAACTCAATTGTAGTGGATGTTCTTTATTACATACTAATTCAATTATATAAAGCTATGCCATATTTGTTTAATGATCTAAGATTGGGTAGTTTTTTCAGTGGAATTGGTGCTTTTGAGATTGCATTAGATAGGTTATACGAAAGTATTAATTCTGGAAATCTTAAAGTGTAAAAGATAAAAAATTAGTTTCATTTGAAAGAGCAGGAGATAAAAATATAAGAATACAAGATATTAAAGTTGGAAATTGGTACAGATTGAAGAATACATCAGGAGAATATTGCGATTATTATGGATGGATAAATGTAATTGATATTTATAAGCGTGGCGATTACAGAAGTCCAGATAAGAAAAAATCATTAGTAAAATGTAGACATGTTGTTAATATGAATGACACATGCGGATTTATTAGATATTTTAGTCCTTCAGACATTATAAATACTGATGAATGTAAAAGGATGAATAGAGAATATTTAAATACAAATTAAATCAGAAAGGATAAAAGTTAGGGTAGCTACTAAGGACATGTCACCTTTCTGGTGAAGAAAAATTTTTATAGAAGATTATGAACTATGGCAAGGCGATTGTCTGGAATTAATGAAAGGTAGGTGTTTTAAAAAATAACTTCCAATGAAAATACAATTATTAGCTTATATATTAATGAAAAATATTCATTGAGAATGATTGCTGATAAATTTAATACAGATCATCATAAAATCAAACGAATATTAGAAAAATATAATATTGAAATTACTAATAAAGGTAGAAAAAGAAAGTCTTCAAAAGGATATAAAAGAAAACCATTCACAGAAGAACACAAAAGAAATATTAGTCTTGCTCAAAAAGGGAGAATACCTTGGAGTAAAGGTAAAACCATGCCAAAAGAAACATTATACAAAAATATGGCTGCACATTTACACAGAAATGTTTCTATAGAATGGTTGAAATCGTTTGAAGATATTGAAAAATTAAAATGTATTAATTCTCTAATGTTTAAAGATAGAGTAAGAGATAATTTTACAGACGAAGAATATGTGAAATTCGTAGAATATTTTTATTACGAGGATGGTTTTAACATTACATATAACAATTGGCTTAATGAAAATAAAGTATCATTTGCAAAACCATCATTAGATCATAAAGTTCCTTTGTCTAAGGGTGGTACATGGGAATTAAGTAATTTACAAATTATTCCTTGGTGTGTTAATAGAGCAAAATTTAATTATATGCCAGATGAATGGGAGTATATCAGAAAAAAATATTTGTCGAAAGAAGGTGGTTTTAATTATTAAGGAAGATTATTTATTGGTCTGTGGAGATTGTTTAGAAGAAATGAAAAGAATAAAAGATAAATCTGTTGATTGTATTATTACAGATCTTCCTTATGGTTAAGGTCAAACCAGCCGTAATAAATGGGATGTAATTATACCATTTAAACCACTTTGGGAACAGTATAAACGAATTACAAAAGATAATGCTGCTATTATTCTATTTGCGAATGGAATGTTTACTGCAGAACTGATGATAAGCAATAAGGAAATGTGGAAATACAATTTAATCTGGGAGAAAACTCAACCAACAGGATTTTTAAATGCTAAAAAAATGCCATTAAGAAACCATGAGGACATCTGCATATTCTATAAAAAACTTCCTACATATAATCCACAGAAAACAACAGGACATACGAGAAAAGTAAGTAAGGCTGAACATAAAGTTGGATGTAAAAGTACAACTGATTATGGAGAACATGGATTAACTACCTATGATAGTACAGAACGGTATCCTAAATCTGTTTGGAAATTTGCGAAGGATGTTCAAAAATCTGCTCTTCATCCTACACAAAAGCCATTAGCCTTATTAGAAGAGTTGATAAAGACATATACCAATGAAGGAGATTTAATATTCGATAGTTGCATGGGATCTGGCACAACTGGAGTAGCTGCGGTGAATTTAGGAAGAAAATTTATTGGAATTGAAAGAGATGAAAAATATTTTGGAATTGCAAAAGAGAGGATAGAGAATAATGACAGAGCAAGAAGCAATTAACAGGCTTAAATATAGAATAGAAACGGCAACTCAAATCGCTGGGGTAGGAAGCGGAGATTCTTTTGAAGATATGGAAATGGCAATAGCAGCACTTGATAAACAGATACCAAAGAAATATGAACGTGGTCTTAGCAGTGATGTGAGATGTCCTATATGCGGAACTTTCACATCAGATGTTTTTGAACATAGATATTGTGCCTATTGTGGTCAAAGGCTGGAATAATACACAATATATAGTATCAAATAAAACAAAAATCACAATATATAGTAAAAATTTGCTAATAAAATCCGCATTTTATTAATGGAGGTATTAAATGTATTACGATGATTATTATGAGCCAAGTGAAGAAGAAATCTTCTTTGATGAGTTAAAAGAGAAATTTAAGGAAACCCTCAAAGCCGATGTTCGTGACAAGATGAAATGTTTAGAAATTGAGAATAAAGATTTAAGGCGACAACTTGATAGCTATAAAAGCAAAGAAAGAGAATTAAGAAGTAAAAAAGATTCTCTTAAACACAGAGAAGAAAATTATAAGCGTGAAGTAGAAAAAGAATTCTATAGAAAAACTATGGAAGAAGTTTTTGAGAACCTATTGGAAGATTCAGATGTTTGGTATGCAGAACATGTACCGCACATGAAACCAAAATGCAATTTATGTAACAAAAACAGAGAATTAGTTGCTACATATCCAGATGGTACAATAACCAAAAAGCCATGTGAATGTTCAAAGAATATTTATTCGTATGAACCTGTAATTTCGCAGAACCGAATGATTAAATTTCACAAGGCATATAATCCAAGATATGCTGATGATAAAAATGTATACTTTGTAAAGAATTACAGGCCTAATAAGAATTTTGTAGAGGCTTATGATTATTATAGCGAATTTAAAATTGAAAAAATATTTGATGATTTTACAGATGAAACAAAGGAATATCATAAGCAGAAAAGATATGGCGAAAGAATTGCTTTTAGAAGTCAAGATGCTTGCCAAAAATATTGTGACTGGTTAAATGAAAAGAAGGAGAATTAACATATATGAACATTATTTGTAAGCCAAGAAATTGTGGAAAAACGTATGATTTGATTATGGAGTCAGCTAGAACAGGTCATCCAATTGTAACTGCAACTTCAGCTGAAGCTAGGTTTGTCAATGAAGAGGCAAAGCGCATGAGAGTGCATATTAAACAGGCAATTAGTGTTAGAGAATATGAAATTTTTAAAAATAATGGTTCATTATTTAATAGTCTAAGTTGGACAGGTAAAGTGCTAATTGATAATGTTGATTTAGTATTGGGAAATTTATTTGAGGCAGAAGTGGTAACAGCAACATGTACACTAGACAATATGAAGGGGGAAAATAATATGAACTCATTTGAAAGAGAATATGGAAATATTTGGGTAACACCTCCAAGTGTAAAAGTTAATAGTTGCACACAGGTAGCAGATGTAAATATCATCGTTCCAGACAAAGTAGTAGAAGTAACATTTTTAGATGGAACGAAGGAAAAGTCCGTATGTAGAGAACCTGATGTGTTTAGTCTTGAACAGGCAATTGGAATTTGTATTTCCAAAAAGGTTATGGATGGATCATCCGCTTATAACAATGCTGTTAAGCATGGAATTAAAGTTTATGAAAATAAAATTCGTGAAGAGCAGATGGACGAGGAAGAACAGAAACGCATCGAAAGAAAACGTGCTAAAAGGAAAGCTTATAAGGAGCGTAGATCTGCTAAGAGAGCGCAGGAAGAAAGAGAAAAACAAATTGAGATTCAGAAGGAAGCTTATATTAGGGCTATGCTTGAAGTTGAAAGTATGAAGAATAAGGGTATGTAATTACACACCCTTATATAAAATGAGGGCGCATAATGATATTAGTCAATGGATATTGGGAGCAGATATACGATTTACAAGATATCTCGAAGATAATTAGAGAAAACTATAACAGAGATTTAGCTGACGAATTAGACAGATTGATCCCACAATATACCGATGATGATTATTTGGAGTTAAAAGACGAATATGAAAAAAGTGAAGATAGGGTATATGATCTGGAAGCTGAAAATTACGATTTGGCAAATCAGGTAAATTTGCTGGAATGTAAAGTCGATGAATTGGAAGATAGAATAAATGATGAACAAAGAGATTTTAGATAAATTAATTATAGAACAGCAGCAGTGTAATGAATTATTTAATATTGCTTCAAAACTCAATCAAAATGAAAATACACGAACTGAATTTTCTCAAAAAGTTACTTCTTACATGTGTGATCTAATACAGACATTAAGCTTTCTAATTGGAGAGATTCAAGGTGAAATGGAGAATGAACAAATATTAGAAATTACTGAAAAATTGGGAGTAGGTTACGATAGTGAAAATTCTAATGTAATAAAGAATTGTAGAACCTGTGCACATAATGTTGAATATCCACCACCACACACATGTGATATTTGTGACAGCTTAGATGAAGAATTATATTGGATGTGGGAGCCTAAGTTATGAAGTTTGAAAAAGTTGGGAATTATTTATGGGTTACATCAAATATTTACTTCGATTATGAAGAATGTTTTTGTGGTAGACCATACATCAGTTTATCAGCATCTAAAGAATTCGTTTCTGCATGGGGAAGAGATAATACGATATTCATAGGAATAGAAGATAATGATGATTTTGATACTGGATTATTATATAAGTGTAATTCAGATAACTTCATTGATGTATTACATGAGTTAATTAATTGGATGAGAGATCACGAACAGGGGATTAGTAACTATAACGATATCTGGAATATACTTGAGTTCTTTCCGGATTGCGGATGCGAAAGGGTGTTTTGGTGATATTATGAAATGTAAGAATCATGTAGGTTATCTGAAAGAAAAATATAATTACGCTTTAAAATGTAAGAATTGTCTAGCTTGTGAAAAAGGTTTCTTTAAATCACTACCTGATAAATATGTATGTATTGGAGTGCCAGAGCCATTTATTATAAATAATGTTGATTCGTATTGTAATAAATACTTGAATGATAACTCTTTTGATTGTTGGTCTTGGAATGAGATTAATAATGATACATGGTCACATGGTACATTCAGTACAAGAGAAGATGCAATAAAAGATGCTCTTGGATGTATGGAATTTTATAAGGAGTTTAATCCAGTAATTCATCTGGGTAAATGTATATACGTTCCACTCAGGACTGATGTGGATGCTGAGAGAGTTTTACAATATTTAGATGAAGCTTATTGTAGTGATACTGGTTGTGAAGATTACATATACGAGGATGTAACGGATGACCAGATAGAATGGTTGGAGAATAAATTTTCAGATGTTATGATTGAGTTCCATGAAAGGATTGGATTAAAACCAACATGGTTTGAGGTAATAGATCAGGAAGAAATTAATCTGAAAGATGTTAAGTGTGTTAGGTAGGAGTATAAAAAATGACACTTGAAAAAATCAAAAATGCTTTAAAATCAGAAGATTATAAGTTTCTACAAGAGAATAAAAAAACTTGGTAAAAATATTATCATCTTAACGCTTGGTGGTAGTCATGCTTATGGAACGAACAAAGAAGATTCGGATTTGGATATTAGAGGGGTAACACTAAATTCTAAAGAAAATATATTATTAGGATCTGATTTTGAACAGGTAGTAGATTTAGATACAGATACTACAATATATTCTTTTAATAAAATATTACAGTTACTTTCTTCTAATAACCCAAACGTGATTGAGATTCTTGGTTGCAAGCCAGAACATTATATACATGTTTCTAATGTTGGGAGAGAGCTGTTAGATAATCAAAAAATGTTTTTATCAAAATTATGTATTCATAGTTTCGCTGGTTATGCTTCGTCACAGTTGAGACGCATGGAAAACAAGGCCGCAAGATTGGTTGGACAGGCACAAAATGAAGCACATATTTTGAAAAGTATTAATAATGCAAGATTTGAATTTAAAAACAGGTATTATCCTCATGAAGATAGCGATGTAAAACTTTATATAGATAAATCAACTCAAGAAGAATATGATAGTGAAATTTTCATGGATGTGAATTTGACTCATTATCCTTTGCGAGATTGGGCTGGCATGTGGAATGAGATGAAGTCTATAGTTAGTAGTTATAATAAAATTGGTATGCGAAATAAAAAAGCAATTAACCATAATAAGTTGGGAAAGCATATGACTCATTTACTTAGACTTTATATGATGTGCATAGACATTCTTGAAAAAGAGAAGATTATTACCTACAGATCCGATGAACACGAATTGCTTATGAGTATTAGAAATGGAGAATATTTAGATGATAATAAGCAGCCTATTCCGGCGTTTTATGATTTATTAAATGAATATGAAAAGCGATTTGAGTATGCCAAAGCTAATACATCACTTCCTGATTTACCAGATTATAAGCGCATTAATGAATTTAAAATGGACGTAAATGAACGTATAGTGAGAGGGGAAATCTTATGACAATATCCAAAAAGATGAGAGAACGATTTTGCAAAGATTGCAATATTCCAATTAAATTATTCATAGAACCTTACTTTACAGATCGATTAAATTTGTTTGATAAGTATTATGGTTCTGTAGATAAGTGGAATTTATTTTTAAAGGAATTAGAGAAGTATAACAATCAGCAAGACTATTTTGAAGAATATAATAAAGTAAAAGATTCTGCTATTCTTAATATCAAAAATTCTGAAGCATATCAAAAATTCAATTCCGATGACATGAACAAATACCGTGTAAAACATGAAAATCTTCCTGGGAAAGATATTTATAAATCAACAAATGAAGGTAAATTATTTATTAGCATCGATATGAAAAAGGCAAACTTTTCTTCTTTGAAATATTATGAATATAGCATTGGAGAAAGTATATTCGGAGGGGCTTCCACATGGGAAGATTTTATTAAATCATTTACAGATAATAAACACATTATTGATAGTAAGTATATCCGTCAGGTCATTTTAGGAAACTGCAATCCAAGAAGACATATTACTTACGAAAAATATCTAATGGATCAGGTGTTAAGCTGTTTATATGATTTTGTTGATGAAAAAAGAGTAGCATCGTTTTCCAATGATGAAATTGTCTATGATATGACATCAGCGAGTGATTTAAACACATTGAAGCTTGTAAAAGGATTAATAGATGAAAGGTTAAGAGAAAAATTTAATATTCCATTTAGTGTAGAACTGTTTACATTACATAAAATTTATGGAACAGAAGGGTATTATAAAAAGATTTTTAAAGAGAATGGAGAAACTAATATTGAGTTCAAATGCCTGGATAACTACATGCTGCCATTTGTAATTAGAAAATTTTTAGGAGAAGAGATTACAGATAGCGATAGGGTATTTTATCATGAGGGATTATTGGCACAGTTTATTAGTATACCAGAGATTAGAATAAATTAAACAGTTTTATGGAACTTAAGTAAAACAAAAGTTTCATTTGGAGAATATATAAATGTAACAAGTGAGGCAAAGTAATGACAGTAAAAGAACAAATTGATTATATGATTTTGTCTTTACAAATCGCAAAAGATGAAATTGATTATGCAGAAAAATATATTAAGGAAGAAAAGAAGGATGAAGATTTCTACTCATATGGACATATGGGATATAGCAACAGAAGTCCGAATGGTACATTGATTAGAGAGTCGTTTAAAATGGTAAGTAGAGTTGCTAACTTGGCAGCTAAAAATGACAATACTAAATTATTTAATGGGGAAGAAGGTATATGAGATTAAAGAATTGGTCTGTAACAGGAGGATTTAGTCAAAATTTTACAGCTCCTGAGCTTAGAAAATATTATTTGCAGGGAAATGTCTATGGACACCCTGACTTTAAGGATGGTGATCCCGTAATTACATCAAGAATTATAAAAATAAATGACAAAGGTAGTCATAAGGAAGCTATTACGAAAAGTGGATCTGTTTATGAGTTATACAAGGAAGATGTAGATAAGTATGCAGAAGAACAGTTATTAATGTATTAGTGACTACTGCAAGTGGAGAAGTAACTAAGGTACAGAGAATGTACAAAGGTAGTAAAATCGGATGGAGGTGGAGTCGGATTTACGGTGAGGCAAAAGCTTGGATGCTATTACCTGAATCATATAAGAAGAATTAAATAATGTACATATATCAATCTCATATGGGAGGCTTATATACCTCTGATGATGAATTAGACTATGAACAGACCTATTGTGAAACTTGTGGAGATAGTGATTGGCTTATCGGATATGCTGAAACCAGAGAAGAAGCATGGGATTTACTAAAAGATGATACGAATATAGATGGTTCTGGTGGTTGGACTATGAATATATTCAGGACTTTTTGAAAAATTGGGAGAATTAAACAATGAGTAACAATCAGTGCGAACATAAATGGATTCATCTGGATACTAAATATATTTATCTTGATCATTATCCTGGCTCATGTAGATTCAAGAGAGTTGATAGGTTCTTTTGTGAAAAGTGTTGCGAAACAAAAGAAATTGTAAAGAGCTGTATGGATTATGAGGACAGATATCCAGAGTGGTTTGATTTTAATAATTATATAACGATTAGAAATTGAGGAGATAAAAATGCCAGAAATTAGAGAATTACTAACAGAAGAACATATTAACCAGATTCAGAAAGGTATCTCAAAAGCAATTAAGAATGTTGATTTTGATAAGATTGTTAATGATTTTATTGTGCAGGAGTTTGATTATGCTTCTAATGGCTGTGAGGTTGTCAATGCGATTGACGATATGATTGTAGAGGTAATTAGAGAGCATTTAGTGAAGAGCGGATTACTAAAGGACAATGAATAAACATGAGAATTTACAAAGAAAAGCAATATTTAATCTTTGATTATGAAGATGGTCGTACAGTAAAATATGATTTTGCTACAAAGACGGCAATCGGGATTAAAGGTAAACCTGTTAAAGATTTAAGGAGCCAATTGAGATATTACACTTTAGATGAATTATATGAATACTTTGATGATAAGAAATATGCCAATTTCTTAAAATTTATAAGAAGATCAGAATATAATTGCATAAGTAATATTGGAACAATTCTCGATAGAGTACCGCTGTACTCAAAATTTGAACAAATATTTTCCGCAGGGATTGATGATATTATTAATGATGGAAAGTATTTTAAATATACCATTAATGAACTTCCAAAATCATTAATCAAATTATGCAAAGAACATGAAATAAAACTAAGTAATAATATGGTAGGTTATTTTATAGATAATCCTGCTGCATATCTAATTGCCTATGATTTAGATTTCTTGAGTTTGACTGATACTGATATTTTAGCCGTTTGGAAGAAGGAAAAAAATATAGATCGACTTAATAATACATATCAGTCCTGTTTCGGAAATCTAATCAATAATTTTGGATATAGAGCCAAGGACTTATGGCTGTATATAGATAGAATTAAAACATTTGAAGCAATAGAAGATATGAATTATTTACTAACTGAATTATGTGACTATGCAAATATGATGAAGCAACTTAGCCCAAAGTATGATAAATACCCAAGAAATTTGCTTACCACACATAGAATTGCTTGTAGAAATTATAATTTTGAAAAGTTTTCAAAAAAGGATGATGACGATGAATAATACAATGTATATTTTACGAAAGAAGAGCATGAATTATATTGAACGTAAATTGGTTGAGCAATCTGATTTGAAATTATGCTTTAAAAACAAAAAGGAAAGGATATTTAAGAATGATGAATTACTAATTACATGTAAGGATAAGTACATTGCAGTGCTTGTTTATAACGAAAGTTATAAAGATAAAGCGAATAGTGTTGTTAATCTGATTTCTTAAAAAGTGAAAGATAAAATGAATAAGAATATATTTGTGTAGCTTCATACATCGATAAAGTAATTGATGGTAAATGCCATATTTTATTCCTAAGAAAAAAGAATAAACCAGACGATAGTTTAGTAACGATTGAAGTCAGAGATGACAGAATTGTACAAGCTAGAAGACGTTTTAATGATCCAGTTACAGACGAAGATCAAATAGCAATTGATTCGTTTAATAAAAAATTCGAGAAAAAGGAGAAGAAAGTAGCATGACAAAAGGCGATCTTATTAAGTTGATAAAGCCAATGGGCGTATTTGACAATGTTGGTGAAGTTTGTGAAGTTATTGACATATCAGATAATGAATTGATCAGTTTTAGATTTGGAAGTAACAATTTAGGGTATATGTCTTATGATGAATTTGAAAGGTATTTTGAATTTGTAGAAATCGAAGCTGATTTAGAAGAAGATGATGATACTTTAGATATTGAAGAAGATAATGAAGATTTGGAGAATAAGGAATTGAGAGATTTATTTGAATGGTGCATGAAAAATGACAAACCATTTATTCCAAAACTTTATTATAGCGTGGCCGAAAAGAGGCATGATATTACAAAATCAATCTTAGGTATGTACAATAATAGGTTATGCTTGGCACAGTATAGAAATAAAACGTTTAAGGATTCAGATTTTAGTTTTGTGAAGATTAATATATGCAAATAAGATGAACCAAATGAATGAATGTTTTGAATCTACAATTCGCAGTTTTATCTAAAATAATATACAATATATAGTTTGAGATTGAACTAAAAACACAATATATAGAATAATTTTGTCAATGAAATCAAACTTTCATATGAAAGGAGAATAATAATATGACAAGTTATGAATTTGAAAAGGCTGCCAAAAATGCAGTGATCAAAGTATTGAATGAAAATATAAATATAGATCAGTTGGATCTAGTGTGGTTCGCTCATGAACTTGGTTATAAAAAGTGTACGATTTGGGGAAGTCCAATGGGTGCAAGATATGCGGAGGTTACATATAACAGAGATAAGGATGAAATGTATGTTGATATTTATAGAAAGATTAGTAATACAAAAATTCCATCCAGTGAATTTAACTTTGAAGCTTAATGTGCTTATCAAGTGGTGGCGTAAAATTGTAGTTAATATCCGCTAGTGAGTGAATGTGACGCAGGATTCTACCATTTGATTATATATTAAAAAGAGGCTACATGATAGTAGCCCCTAAGATAAAAATCAAAGGAGGAATTAAATAAATGGATGAATAAAGATAGAATTAATGATGTAGTTCAATTTTTATGTCTTTGGACATCATCTTTGCAAATGCTTTTGCTTTCTCAGTATCAACGTTATTGTCTTTGCAAATCTTAACAATGTAACATTGACCGAGAATTTTAGCAATGTAGCAGACTGCATAGATGAGTCCACTTCCCAGAAGTATACTTAAAACTTCTAACATTCTACCCTCCCTTCCTGTAGATTTTGATAGGTTGGGAATTCATTCGACCAGAACGGTCAGATATTTAATTCTAAAAAATGGGTGTGCCAAATACTACAATAGGCACTTCCACATGGTAAATAACCGAATATATAGTCGTGCAATTGGATTGTAATGTGGTGATACAATCGCATATATATTCGGTTGTAGTTTACCAGATTTGTATTGAAAATGAAAGAGGAATAAAGCAATATGAAGAATATTTTGTATAAGATATTTCAACTGATTAATATAGCATTGACGGCATATGTTGGATTATGGCTAATGTTTATTAAACCTATATTTGACTGTTGCACAGCTATTGATATGGGAACTTTAACTGGAGAATTAGTTGCAATAAGTATTGTAAAGTGTCTATTTGCTGGTTTAGTAGGTACAGTAATTTATATGATTGGAGCAATGATAATTATGGTAATTTTCAAGGAATATTAAATATTAGATTAAAAGGTATCGAAAATTCTTAAAATTCTAATTTAGATCTTATTCTAATTTTCAATCCCCATACACAACAGAATAGAGAACATATTTGCAGGGTGTAAAACAGTGTACCCTTGGGTTCGTTCACCCTAAAACAGACTGTTTAAATATAATTCACATAGAGTTACTTTATGTTCCAGTCAAGCATGGCTGTTCAATATAAAAGAGAATATATAAAGAAAGAAAAATATTTATTAGGAGGACATTTTTAATGGCAGAGACAAAGAAAAAAGGAAGATTATTTGATTTACCAGAAACCAAAGGTTCATTTCAGTTAAAGGGAATTGTTTCTGGAATGAATAAGGATTCTGTTTACAAAGAAATTAAAACAAAAAGTAATAAGGATATGAGAATTGTTAATTTTGGTACAAGCTATGCTGATGGAGAAACGTTATATGTAAATATGCAGGGCATGGAACAGGAATATGTTTATTTCTCAAAAAGGGCCGAGAAGAAAGGTGATAAGGCAGAGGTTGTAAAAGTGCCTTGGGCTGAAAGATTTTCATATAATCGTGAAGGATTTCGTTTAATTGGTAAAAACATCGGTGTAAGAAAAAAAGTGGATTCTGAAGGTAAGACCGTTAATGATAAAAAGACACTTACAGATTTTGATGCATGTAAGGAAATCAAGGATAACCTAAAGGATGGTGCAAGCGTATTTATTCGTGGTAATCTTGATTACAGTAGTTTTACTGATGACAAGGGCAATAAAAGAACATCCACAAAACTTGTTCCAAATCAGGTTTCTCTTTGTTCAGAAGTTAAGTTTGACGATGATAAATATGAAAAACAGAATGACTTTAATCAGGTGATCATCTTTATGGGTATTGACCCAGAAAAAGATAACAATGATAAACCAACAGGTAGATACATTGTTCTGGCAAAGATTGTTACATATAACAATATTGAAGATGTACAGTTTATTATCGAAGATGTAGCACTTGCTAAAAAGTTTAATAAGTCTCTTAATCCTTATAATGCTATCAAGGTGAGTGGACATATGGTTGCATCTGTACAGACGGAATCTGAATCTAATGACGATGATGATTGGGGAGAAGAAGATGCTATGGAAAAGGTATCTGCACCTGTAAAAAGAGAATTTATCATTACAGGAGCGAAGGGGTCTTCAATTGATAGAGAATTATATACAGAAGAAAATGTGATGAAAGCTATTGCTAAGATTAAAAATGCGAAAAAAGCAGAAGAAAGCTTTGGATCTGATACTTCAGATGGTTGGGGTGATGATTCTGGATTCGATGACGATGAAGAAGAACCGTGGGATTAATATTAAGTAAATAGTAAAGTGGAACGTCAGAAATGGCGTTCCCATATAATTAATATAATTATACTAGGAGGAAATTAATTTGAAAACAAGAGCAGCAAGTAAAATTCAGACAAAGTTGGTTACGCTTTTATATGGAGCTACGTTTAGTGGAAAAACAACATTAGGGTTACAATTAGCTGATTTTAAAAGAAATGATGGAAAACCATTTAGAGTTGCAGTAGTTGACGCAGAAGGAGGAGGCGTTGATGACGCTGTTGACGAATTACAGGACAGAGGAATCGATGTAAGAAATATTCATATTTTCTACACACAGAGTCTTCAGGAATTAACTACCATCCTAGATAAGATTAAGAACCATGATACCTTTTATGAATATGATGAAGATGGTAAAGAAACAGACGACCCTATCCTTGATGCAGATGGAGAGGAATTTTTTCCAGACGCAATTCTTATTGATGGAACAACAATTTTCCGTTTAACAAGTGAGCAGGGATTGTTAGAACTCTCTAAAAAAAGAAACACTATTAAGGCCGATAAAGATGGGCTTGTAGGAGCAGAAAGATTTGTAAAAATCCAGGGAGCAGATCTCGAATTTAAAGATTATAAGAAATTAAACTATTCTGGTCAGAATCTTGTTTTGGATTTGATGGCAATTGGTATTAATGTAGTTTTAACTGCGAGAGAAAAAGATGAAACAGTACAGAAAATGGACAAGAATGGACAGCAAGTATCTGTATCTACAGGCAGAAAAGTACATGATAGCTTTAAGGGGCTTGATTATAATGTAAAAACAATTTTACATATGTATCAGGACACAGAGACAGGGCAGATTTGTGCAGAGGTTGTGAAAGACAGAACCAGAGTTCATAAAGCAGGTGATATTCTTGAAGACCCAACACTTCTTGATTGGCAAACAGTTATTGATAAGAATGTAGATAAAAAAGAATTTGTATTAAAAAATGATTTGGACAAAGCAGTTGAAACTGAACAGGAAATGTATGAGAAAGAAGCAATGGAACTTCATAACTCTCTAAGAAAAGAAGCAAATTCTACAACAGATCAGACTTCTTCTGACAATGATATTGAATCTATTAAGAAAGAAATTGTTGCTAAGAGAAATTCACTTCCTCCAATGGAGAAAAAAGCTATGAAAGAAAAACTTGAAGCAGCAGGACTTCCTACAGCTTATAAGAATGTAACAGATATAAATGTTCTTAATCAGGTATTATCAATGTTTGATTGATTATGATATAGCATAGGAAGGTATGACATAATGGACAACAATGTAGGCATTAAAAGAAAATGTGGTTGTTGTGGTGAATATCTTTATGTAAATAAAACAAATCTTAATGATGTAATTTACTATGATAAAATTACTTATCATAGTAATTGCTTCATTGAGATTTGTCAAAGAAAAACTGGTAAACGAAACGCCTCAAAAAAATGGCAATGGGCGTTAGACCACATTAACTCTATTAAAAATGATACATATCTTCATTTTAGCAATTCTATTTATCGTGACGAAATTTATCAATTTATCAGAGAATCTTATAATATAACAATTATTCCAACAACGATATGGAACAAGTTGAGCGATATTTATACAGGAACATTCAAAGGAATGATTCAAGGAATACCTCCAGAGCATTTACTTGATATGTGGAGAAGAAAAATAAATTTTCTCAATAAAAATGCAAAGAAAAAAGAGATAAAGGGCGTTTATATGCGCCCAGATCAAAGAATTAATTATGATTTGACAATTTTGGTAAATAAATACGATAGTTATTTAGAATGGAAAAGACAGCAAAAATTATTAGAAGTTGAAGAACAGAACATTGGTGAACAAAATATTGTTAATCAAGCTGTGAATTATCACAAGATAGATAGTGACAATATGAAAGATGATGATATTTCAGCACTTGTAGATGATATTTTTGGATAGGAGATAGTATTGGAAAAGGAATTAGATGATTGCAATATTCAGAGTGAGATGTTATTTGTAGGAGCATTGGTAAAGCAGCCAGATTTACTTGTTAATTATAGCAATTTTATGAGAAGTAAATATGATTTTTCTGATCCTGTGACAAAGTTTTTTTATGATAGTTTTGAAACATACTATCTTACATTTTCGCAGACAGTTGATGAAACTAAAATGAATGTATTTATGAGTCAAAATGATGAACGGTTAAAGTTATATAAGCAGTACAAGGGATGGAAAACTTTACAAAGATATATGTCCCTGGCTGATGAGAATGATATAAAAAATTATTTTGATACAGTAAAAAAATATTCATTAGTTAGGGAATATGGCAGAAATGGATTTCCAGTAGAGAAAATATTATCGCATAAGAATTTCGATAAAATGACACCAAATGATATTTATAGAATCATTCGGACAAAGGCAGATAAGATTAATACTGTTATTAATGCCGGAGAAGAAGCAGTAGAATTAACAGATAAAAACTCATCTCAGATTGATAGATATCTTGAAAAACCTAATTTTGGACTTCCTTTTCCGTGGTATATGTACAATGAGTATTTTCTTGGATTGAGAGAGACAAAGGTACTTTTCGAGGGCTTTCTATCCAATGAGGGAAAAACAAGAAAGTTAGTATTTTTAGCAGCTTATATAACCCTTGTTCAGAACCAGAACTTTTTTCTTATGAGCAATGAAATGGATGAAGAAGATTTACGAAGTTGTCTTATTACAAGTGTATTAAACAATCAAGAATTTCAGGATATTCATGGTGTTCGTATGATTAAACCAGAAAAAGAAATTGTATTAGGAGTTTATCATGATACGAATGGGGAAATTATAAGAAGAAAAATAGATGACAAAGGAATCTATATCGAATCTAATGAAGAATATATTCAAAGAATTAAAGACACATCAGAAGAGTATTGGAACGTAAAAAAGGTAACAGATTGGATTGATAGCAATGAGAATAAAGGTAAACTCATGTTTAAAGATGTTGGAGATGACTATAGTCCTGAGAGGATAGAGTTTGAACTTCGCAAAGCCAAAATGGTTCAAAATATCAGATATTATGGATATGATACTTTAAAAGGATATAATACAGATGACTGGTCACAGATTAAACAGTTTGCAACAAAATTAAAAGAACTCACCAAAGAGCTTCGTATGAGTGGATATGCTGTTTTCCAATTAAGTGATGATACAGTATTTACTGACATTTTTAGTTTGAGTAGTAATAATATTGCTAATGCAAAACAAATTAAGCATGTCGCAGATATTTTAAATATTGGAAAAAAACTTAATAGAGAAGAATATTACAGGTATCAAGCTGTTTTAGAATCTGATTCTTGGGGTGAACCTATTACAGAAGATTTAGATGAAAAGAAACAATACTTTTGTATTAAACCAGATAAGAATAGAGCAGGAAGCAAGGATAAAATTATGCTTTTTGAAATAGATTTAAATCTAAACATTTGGAGAAATATTGGGTACATTGTAAAGAAAAGAAAAAACGATAATTAACTAGAGGTGGCAGCTTAATGGATAGTAAAGAATTAAAAAACTACATATACGAAAATAAATATGTGGAGCAAATTTTAGAATCAGTTGGCTGCCATCATGTTCAATATCATACGATGGGAGAATATTGGACAGCTTGCAATCCTGATGGCGATAATCGTCATGCTATTATTTTGTACAATAGCGAACCATTGATTTGTTTAAATAAAACAAGGCAAATGGTTAAGACTAACAGAACCACAGATATTATTGATTTGGTATGTTATGTAAAAAAACTTTCATTTCCGCAAGCTTTAAAAGAAATATGTAGTGAATTAGGTATTTCATATTATCATGATTTTGAAGAGGATATCCCGGAAAGTTTTAAAATTCTACAAATGCTAGAAGATATGGACTCAAATTCTGAAATTGAAAAGGAAAAGCCGTTAAAGCCAATATCTGAAAACATATTGTCATACTATTTACCATTGGTTAATGATTTATTTTGTGAAGATCATATCAATTATACGACTCAACGTGATTTTGAAATTGGGTTTGATCCTGAAACCAATAGGTATACAATACCAATTCGATCTGAGATTGGCGATCTTGTAGGTGTTAAGGGGAGATATTTTTATAAAGATGTTCCTGATTGTGAAAATAAATATATTTACTTAGAGCCATGTTCTAAGTCAAAAATTCTATATGGATTATATAAAACAATGCCATATATTAAAAATGCAAGCCGTGTTTATGTTTTAGAATCTGAAAAAGCAGTAATGCAACTATGGTGTTATGGATATAAAAATTCAGTTTCAACAGGAGGAAAAACTCTTTCAAAATATCAGATTGATATGATAGTGAGATTAGGTGTACAAATTGTTTTATGCTTAGACAAGGACGTAAAAAAAGATGAAATTGATGTTATTGCAGAACAGTTCCCTGATGGCATACCGATTTATTATATCTATGATACTAATAATATTTTAAATCAAAAAGAGTCTCCTTCAGACGATCCCCAAAAGTGGGAATATTTAGTTCATAACAATATTTATAAGATACGATAGAGAGGTTATTTTTTTGAAATATAGATTATATGAAAATGCAGTAAATGATACTTCTAATGTCATAAAAGAAGTATTAAAGAATAGGGGTATTAATGACTGGAAAACTTATTTGGATTTGGATGAACGTGTATTAATACCATACGCAAATTTACAGAATATCAATAAAGCAGTGGAGATATTTTTAAATGCAATTGAAAATAGAAACCCCATTTCAATATTAGTTGATTCAGATCCAGATGGATTTTGTTCTACTGCAATGATGTATTTATATATTAAACGATTGGACGCAAACTATCCAGTTCACTATATTATGCATAAAAAAGCTAAGACACATGGACTTGGTGATGATATAGAGATTCCAGAAGATACAAAGTTATTAATCATTCCAGATGCAGGCACTAATGATGTAGAAGAATGTAAATTGCTTGTAGAAAAAGGTATCCAGATAATTATATTAGATCATCATGAGCAGGAGAGAGAGAATCCCTGGGCTATAATTGTTAATAATCAAATAAGCAATAAATACTCTAATAAAGATTTATGTGGAGCTGGGGTTGTTTATAAATTTTTACAAGCTGTTGATTCTGAAAACTGGAATGAATATGCGGATGATTATTTAGATTTATGTGCATTAGCCAATATCAGTGATGTAATGGATATGAGATCGTTGGAAACACGCTACCTAACCAATGTTGGCCTTGAGAATGTAAAAAATAAGTGTTTTCAGGCTTTAATCCAAGCGCAAGAATATAGTATGAATGGAGAAATTAATATTCATAATATTCAATGGTCTATTACCCCTATTTTAAATGGTATGATTCGTATTGGTTCATATGAAGAAAAAGAATTGTTATTTAGAGCTTTTATTGAGCAGGAAGAACATTTTGAATATAAGAAACGTGCCACCAAGGATAAACCTGCTGAAATAATTCAAGAAAGTATATTTGATAGAGCTGCGAGATTATGTAAGAACGCCAAAAGCAGACAAGACAAAATGAGAGAAAAATCAACAGAATTAATTTCAGAAATGGTAAAAATAGAATCATCTGAGAATAAAGTTATTATTGAAGATGTGACAGAAGTATTAGACAATGGTTTAACAGGAGTAGTTGCTATCAAGATTGCTGAAAGATTTAATAAGCCATGTATTTTGTTAAAAAAACATAAGACCAATGATAGCAAAGTAAAGGTTGGCATTAAAAACGATGAAAAAAATAACAAGTCATATATTCTTATAAAAAAAGATGAAGTAAACAATGATAAGATAGTTTATGGTGGAAGCGGAAGAAATATAGATAACAGTCCAATTGAAAATTTTAAGGATATTGTGAATAGTACAGGTGTTATAAATGCTCAGGGACATGCCAATGCATTTGGTATAGTAGATATGCCGATAGAAGATAAAGAAAATGCTATTCATGCATTAAATGATCGATTAAAAAATGTTATTTACGATTCTACATATAATGTTGATTTCATTCTTTCATATCATGAAATTACAATCCCATTTATTTATCAATTTGAAATATTTAAAAAAATATCTGCACAAGGAATTGGTGATCCTTTAATTGCGATAGAGAATATTTGTATAGGTCGAAACGAAATTGATGTATTTGGTAAAAACGAAGATACAATAAGCTTTATCATAAATGATATTAAATATATTCAATTTAAATGCAAAGAGGGGATGCTACTTTATGATTGGGTACAAAACGCATGGGATGATGAAGAATGTGTGACATTAAACTTGGTTGGTAAGCCTTCTATTAATGAATATAACGGCATTAGGACACCACAAATTATTATAGAAGATGTCAATATTATTCAAACAAATAGTAATGACAATTCTGACTGGTAGGAGGAACAATTGTGTATAGTTCATTACATAATCATTCATATTACTCATTGCTTGATGGATATGGAAGTCCAAAAGAAATGTTGGATCAAGCAATAAAGATTGGGATAAAAGCATATGCTGCGACAGAGCATGGAAATGTATATTCATGGATTTATTATGATTTAATAAAAAAGGAATATCCAGAAATTAAAATGATTTATGGATGCGAACTATATGAATGTGAGGATGTCTCTGTTCATGATAAGAATAATAAATATTTTCATCTTATTTGCTTGGTAAGAAATGAGCAAGGTAGAAAAGACTTAAATAGAATTATTACAAAAAGTAATTTTGAAGGATTTTATTTTAAACCACGATGTACTATTAAAGATTTAAAACCGTATGCTAAAAATTTTGTAATTACATCTGCATGTTTAGCAGGTAAATTAGCAAGAGAAGAGGATTTTGAAAAATGTATTGAATATATAAATATATATAAAAATACTTTTCCATATTTCTATCTTGAAATGCAGTCGCATAATCATCAAGACCAATGTCTATATAATCAGAAAATCTTAAAGTTATCTCAAATAACAAATACTCCATTTATTATTACAACGGATAGTCATGCACCAACAAAGGAAGATTTATATTACCAGGATAAGCTCATTAAAATAGGTAGAAAAAGTACCAATTATGATAAGGATTCTATTGAGAATACAGAGGTGTACGAAGGGTGCTATATGCAGTCTGAGGAAGAGATACATAACTGTATGGACGCACAAATTGGCTATGATAATGTGTGTATTGGTTTGGAGAATACAAATGAGATTGCGGATTTAATTGAAAATGTAGATATGCCATTTCAAAAACCGCAGTTACCAACATTCCCACTTCCTAATGGATTTAAAGATAATAATGAGTATTTATGGCACTTAATTAAAAAGGGTTGGAAAGACAGAGGATTTGACAGTTTAAGTGAAGAAGATAAAGATATTAGAAAGCGGCGTTTAGCATATGAAATGAAAGTAATTCATGAGATGGGTTTTGATGGATATTTTCTATTTGTATGGGATTTTATAAATGCTGCACACAAGCTTAAAATTGAAGTTGGCAAGGGGAGAGGATCAGCAGCAGGCTCACTTGTTTGTTACTGCTGTCATATTACTGATTTAGATCCAATTAAATATGGACTAATCTTTGAACGATTCCTAAATCCTGAACGTGTAGGACTTCCAGATATTGATACAGATGTTGGAGATAGAGATGCAATCATTAAATACCTGGTTGATAAATATGGAGAAAATAGAGTATGCCAGATCATTAATTACTCATATATTACGCCTTGTGTGGCAATCACAGACGTTGGTAAAATACTTGGATTTCCATATAACCAAATGCAAAAATTATCTCAAAAATTCACATTAGACAAATGGGAAGATTGTGTAAAAGCTAACCCTAAGTTATTGTTGGATAATCCACAATATACTGAATTGTTTGATATTGCAAAACATTTAAGCGGAAGAGTAAAGACTGTATCAATTCATGCTGGAGGAATTGGTATTGTAGATACGGATATCAATGATTATATGCCAATGAGGATTGGTACAAAAGGTGAGCATGTAATACAAGTAGATAAACATTATATAGAAGATATTGGAATTGTAAAATTTGACTTACTTGGTGTTGCTACACTAAATCTTGTTAAAGAGATTAAAGATGATCTACATTTAGATTCATGGCTTTATGATATTAACAATCCTGATTTTGAAAAAGACAAACCGACATATGAATTATTAGCAAGTGGAAAAACTAATGGAGTATTTCAGGTTGAATCAGCCGGTATGAAAGATCTGCTTATCCGATTAAAACCTAAGTTAGAACAATTAGATTTTGAGGTAATTTCTATTGTATTGGCGTTGTATAGACCAGATAGTATGGGTGCACTTGATGAATATGTTGAAATGGCTACAGGAGGTAGTAGACCCAAATCTATTCATCCAGACATGGACGAAATATTAAAAGATACAAATTACTGTATGATCTATCAGGAACAACTTCTTGATATAGTAAAAAAATTTGGTGGCAGAACATATGGAGGAGCAGACTTATTCAGAAAAGCAATAGGAAAAAAGATTCAAGAACTGGTTCAAAAAGAATCTGAGATTCTTAGAGGTGAGATTGTTGCAAATGGTTATCCCTCCAATATTGCGAATCAGATTGCAGATGAATTATCATCCAAAGGTGGTTATCTTTTTAATAAAAGTCACAGTTATAGCTATGCCGTATTATGTTTTGAAACTGCATGGTTTAAGGCACATTATCCAACTTACTTTTTTAAAGCATTATTTAATCAAAATAAAGATAAGGCTGGAGCAATTAATAAATATATCCTTGATGCAAAATATTTCAACGTGAATGTCGCACCTCCCAATATAAATCATTCTGGTATGAATTTTACAGTAAGTAATGAAAAAGTTTTGTTTGGATTATCTGCTATTAGTGGAATTGGAGAATCTTTATCTACACAGATTATAGATGAAAGGAATAAGAATGGTATATATCAGTCATTTGATGATTTATTAGAGCGTGTGGCATTGAGCAAATCGTCTGTAATTGCATTGATTAAATCTGGTGCTATTCCTTGTAAGAGTAAGCGTGAGAAATTGATACTATATCTAAAATCACAATATCAACCACTGAAATTTTGTGAAGTGCAATCATTGCCAACTTATAAAAAATTAGAAGACGATTGGGGAATTAATTTAAATAACTATATCATTTCAACAACGGGGAAAAGAGTTGTATATGATAAGGCTAATTTGTTGACAGAATATAACGAACTTAGGAAAGAGAGATTTGAAGAATCTCAAAGATTACGATATCAAAAATATATCGATGAGAATCAAAAATATCTTGAAGATGAACAATTCTGGGAATTTCAAACATTACAGGTTTTCATCAACAATAATCCCTTTGATTCAGCTTATGAATATTTAACACCATTTGAAGACGTTATCCTTGGAGAAAAATGTACATTAGTAGGAATCATATCTAAGGTTCAAAAGAAAAAGGATAAGAGTGGAAAACAATTCGCTTATATTAATATCTATTCAAGCTTTGGACTTGTTGAAGGAATCGTTTGGCATTCACAGTTAAAAGAGTATGAAGATTTAATTAAAAAGGGACAACAAGTAGCCATTCTCTGTAAAAAGGATAGTGAAGATAAGGTAATAGTAGAAAAAATTAAGCCATATTGTGATTGGTTAAACTATATTAAAAAGAAGGGAGTGACAATATAATTGGATGAAAATGAAATCTTGAAATTTACAGTAACTATAACATTTGAACAGTATTATTCGGAAGATACATCATGGGGATGCTTCGGATTTTCTACAAAAGATGATATTCCGTTTTATATTCAAGAGACAAAAGAATTTGACCCATTTGAAAACATTCAAACAGATAGTGATAAAAAGTTTAGTAAGCTTGTAGGGAAAATGCAACATTTGATTGTTGGTGGGGAATATGTTGTTAAAGCAACATATAAAAAGGATAAAAAATATGGAGATCAATATGTTCCAATTGCTGTATATGCAGTTATCCCACAGGATCGAGAAAGCCAATTATTATTTTTAAAATCAATGATTTCAGAACAGATAGCCGAGAATCTTATTAATGTATATCCAAATGTAGTAAATGATGTGGCTAATGGTACTCTTAAAACAATTGATTACAGCTTAGTTAAGGGTGTTAGAGAAATCACATGGAATAGAATCAAAGAGAAAATTATTAATAATTATCTTATTTCCGACATTATTACTATGCTTCGTCCAATTGGTGTAACTTACACAATGATAAAAAAATTACTTTCAGATAATCCAAATCCAATATTACTGAAACAAGAGATAGAATCTAATCCATGGACACTTACAAGAATTGATGGACTGGGGTTTAAACGTGTAGATGAATTAGCATTAAAGTTGCAGCCGGAGTTGGTTGATTCCACACAGCGTTTAGTAGCATTTATTCAATATTTCTATCAAGAGCTTGGGGAAAATGAAGGACATACTTGGTGTTCTAAAAAAATATTGAAGTCTGCCATAAGTAACAATGTACTTGAATGTAATGATAAAGTTGACTGGTTATTGGAGAATAATGATTTTTTACACATTGAAAATGATAAGGTTGGACTGAAATATTATTATGATATTGAAATGAAAATCTATAATATTTTATATGAAAAATCAAAAAAACAAACACCTATCTTTATTCCAGACGATAAAATCAAAATGGCAATTCATCATGCAGAAGATGAGCAAGGATTTAAATATGTTTTAGAACAATTACAAACAATCAATGATACTCTTCACAGAACAGTTAGCATTATAACTGGAAAAGCAGGAACCGGAAAAACCTCAATTATGAGAGCAATTATGAAAGCATATTCAGAAAATCATTATACATTAACTGCTTCTGCGTTATCAGCAATGGCAGCGCAACGTATTACGGAGGCAACAGAATATCCAGCAATGACAATCCATAGAACTTTGGGGTGTAAAGGACTAAATAGATTTGAGTTCAACGAAGATAACCATATGATTACAGATGTTGCTTTTTTAGATGAAGGAAGTATGGTAAATGCAAGCTTATTTTTACACTGGTTAGAAGCTATAGGTGAAAATACAAGAATTATCATCTTAGGAGATCATAAACAGCTGCCTCCCATTGGTTATGGAAATATATTTTCTGATTTGATTGAAATGTTTGATGATTCTATTGTTAGTAAACTTATTAAACCAATGAGACAAGCTGAAAAATCTGGAATTTTGGTAGATGCAAATTTAATTCGAGAAAATAAAAATCCGATAACAGAAAAAATCCAACCAAGAATGATACATGGAGAATTACAAGACATGTATTATATGTTCCGTAATAACAGGCAGTCTTTGTTTAATATAGCTGTTAAAACATATTTAAAATCCATTAAAACAGATGGAATAGATAATGTGGTTATTGCTGTACCACGAAAGAAAGAATGTTTAAATAGCACTAATGAATTAAATAAAGTAATTCAAGAAAAACTACTTTCTGATGAATTACAGAGCATTGAGGGGAATAATATAACGTTCAAGCTTGGGGCTAGAGTTATACAGGTTGTGAATGACTATGATAAAAATGTTTTTAATGGAGAATTGGGATATATCATAGAAATTGGAGAGCGTGAAATAGACAATAAAAAGGTGGAATATTGCATAGTTCGATATACAGACAACTTGGGACAACACAAGGATATTGAATATTTAAAAAAAGAATTGGACGCATTAGATTTGGCATATGCTATGACAGTACATAAGCTTCAAGGTTCAGGTAAAAAAACAGTAATAGGAATTATTGATAATACACATTATCAACTTTTAGACAACTGTATGTTATACACATTGCTTACACGGGCAAAGAAAAGATGTTTGTTATTAGCAGAACAACAAGCTTTTTTGAAATGTATTCGTACAAGCCATAATAGCAGAAATACATGGATGTCTTTAAAAAGCACAATTTAAAATAATATAAAGAGGTACATATGCAGGAAGTAATTAAAATTTTTAGAGAAATTCAGGAAACATCAAGCCTGAATCAGAAGAAAACGATTATTGCAGCGAACAAAGATAATAAATTGTTTAAGCGGTGTCTGGTATTCTTACTGGACACCAACATCACAACAGGAATTGCAGAGAGCAAAATCAAAAAGTTTGCTGAAAGAACGTGCCTTGCTTTATCGAATGTTCAGCTTTCTTCCTTTGAAGATGTTATGGAATATCTAAAAGTGAATAATACTGGAAGAGATGTAGATATTGCAAATGTTAAGAGATTTATTTGTAAGCATGATTTGAGCGATGAAGAATCAACCTTTTATCTTCAGATGGTTACTAAAAGCTTAAAACTTGGATGTGACAAGAAGGTTGTAAATAGTGTGATTCCAAATTTAATTCCATCATTTGATGTAATGCTTGGAACACCCATTGAGAAATGTAATTTAAAAGATGGTGAATGGATCTCAATCAGTAGGAAATTAAACGGATGCCGTGCTGCATTTGTCGGAGATAAGATTATGACTCGTCAGGGTAAGGTTTATTCCGGCGTAAATCATATCATTAAGGATCTTCAGAACTTAGGTTACTCCAACATGTTCGTTGATGGAGAACTTTTATATAAGAATAAAGAAGGATTATCTGATTCTGAGGCATTTCAAAAAGGTACTGGAATTGCAATGAGTAAGGATTTAGATAAATCAAATCTTAAATTAGTAGTCTTTGATATGTTCCCTCTCGATGAATTCTGGACAGGAAAATCTAAGCTGTCATATCTGGATCGTAACAATAAATATCTAATGCCATTTAAGGCACTCTGTAAAAATTCTGAAAATCTTGAAGTTGTTCCTATGGTATATGAAGGTTTTGATCATAAAGAAATTTGGAAATGGCTTGATTATGCAGAAGCCCATGATTGGGAAGGTTGTATGCTCAATCTTGATACTCCCTATGAATGTAAGCGCACAAAAAATTTAATCAAAGTCAAAAAGTTCTATGATATTTCTCTTAGAGTTATTGGATCAGAAGAAGGTACTGGACGCAATAATGGTAAGCTGGGGGCTTTAGTTTGCAAATATTATGATAACACAGTAAAGGTTGGAAGTGGATTCAGTGATGAAGAGAGAATGAATCTATGGAAGAACAGAGATGGTTTAGTAGGAAAGATTATTGATATTCGATATAAAGAAATCACTGTAGATAAAAAGACCGGATTAAAGAGTTTACAGTTCCCTACATTTGGAGGATTTAGAGATCCAGCAGACAAAGCTGTAGCAGATGATGAACAGGAGGAATTTAATTGATTTCATGTAAAGAATATGTAGAGATAAGGAAAAAAGAGTTAAGAGAACAGATTTCAATCCTCAGTAAAAATAATCGTGTGCCCCATTTAGGAGTAATTCAAATTGGAAGTAATGATGCAAGTGAGAGATATGTAAAGGGTAAGAAGAAAGATTGCGAAGAGGTTGGGATCGTAGTTACTCATCTTATTTTTAAAGATTATAGCTCTTATGATACTAATGATTTAAAACAAGTGATCAATGACATGTGTGACATTTCTAATTGCGATGGAATTATTGTTCAGCTGCCAATTCCAGATAAATTTGATGTAGAAGAATTACAGAACTCTATCCCTGCTAAAAAAGATGTAGACGGATTTAGAAGAGATTCTATGTTCACGCCATGCACTCCAAAGGGCATGATCGATTATTTGGAATACAATAATGTCAATTTATCTGGAGAATTATGTGTTGTCATCGGAAGAAGCAAAATTGTGGGTAAACCTATGGTAAATCTGCTAATTGATAGGGGAGCAACCGTAATTTGCTGTAACAGCAAAACGAAGGACTTAAAAACCCTTACCCAGCAAGCAAAAATCGTTGTTTCAGCAGTGGGAAAACCAGAAATCTTCGATTTTTCGTATTTCAATGAAAGTCAGATTTTATTGGACGTTGGAATCAATTTAAATGCCTCTGGAAAGCTCTGTGGGGACATTTCAAGGGACGTAAAAGACAAGGTGACTCATGCTACACCTGTACCTGGTGGAGTGGGTCTATTGACCAGATTGGCGTTGTTAGAGAATACCTTTGAAGCGTATAAAATGAATATGGGAGGAATTAAATGCTGACAAATATTACAAGGATTAATGCCGATTGGATTGACGTAAAGAATGAATGTAGAAATACAGTAAATAAGGGAGTGTCTAATAAGGATGCTACTTCTGATTTTAAATGGAAGCTTTTAATCAGTGAACATTCACCAATTCGTTTGATCGATGTTAAGTGGAGATGGGAAGGGATTAAGTCATGGATCAGCGTTCATTTCGCAAGACATTGGTTAGGATGGGACAAGTGGATTAGTACGCAGCGAGACGATAGAACAGGTGTTGATCGTAATGAATCCAGACAGGATACTCCAGTAAATTATGATGGAAAGGGTAATGCTCAGGCTCTTATCAATGTGGCAAGATATCGGCTGTGTATTGGGTCTGCTCATCCTGAAACCAGAAGATATATGGAAGATTTGAAAGTTTCCATCAAAGAAAAAGGTGAAACGGAATTATCTGATGTAATGGTTCCCAACTGTGTATACCGTGGTGGTTGCCCTGAGTTTACTTCATGTGGTTATTGGGAAGCTTTCGTTAAATGGTGCAATACAGAAAAAAATGTAAAAATTGGTGACTGTACAATTAGAGAACGCTATGAATTATACAATGAATATTTTTACGAGGGGAGATAGTAAATATGCTAACTTTCATTATGGGTAAGACCTGCTCTGGTAAGACCAGAATTGTCGAAGAGCTATGTAAAAAATATGGATATCATAAACTTGTTACATATACAACCAGACCCATGAGAAAAGCTGAGAGGGATGGAGTGGATTACCACTTCATTTCAGCCAAAGAATTTATGGACAAAATCAACATGAGATTTTTTGCAGAATATAAACAGTATGATACAAATAATGGAATATGGCTTTATGGAGTTGCTAAATCAGATATTGAAAATGCAGAGAATAAAACTGTATTGATTGTCACACCTGATGGATATAGAGATATCGAAAAGGTATATCCTGATTTAAAATGTAGGTTGTTATATATCTATGCGAATAATAAGACTATTAAAAACAGAGCTTCAAAGAGAGGGGATAATACAGCAGAAATGACACGGCGAATTAAAGCCGATAGTGAAGATTTCAAAGGCGTAGAATCTCTTGCTGATAAGATCATTTACAACAATGATTGTGATGATTTGGATATGGTTCTGGAGAAAATCAATGATTATGTGGAGGCAAATCAGTAATGCTGAAGAAAATATATTTAGATTTTGATGGATGTATCGTAAACAGTATTGCAGCGATCGTTTCATTATACAATGAAGATTTTTGCTATTATAAAGATTATCATCCTGTAAACTGGTGGGATGTTGAAAATTGGGGATTTTCTGAATGTAATTGTGCCAGTGAAGAATACATCAATTCATATTTTAATCAGAAGCGTTTCTTTGATCGACTGGAATACATGCCTTGGGCGAAAGAAGTAATTTCAATTCTACAAAAATTCTATGATATCACTGTGGTTTCTCACGGATACTCACCAAATCTAAAATTGAAAGAAGAATGGATTAGAAAAAATCTCCCTGGGGTTAAATTTATTGGAGTTAATTTAAAGAACCATAAGGACAAGTCTTGTGTAGATATGACGGGAGTTGCCTTTATTGATGATAACAGTTTAAATTTACAAACCTGTAATGCGAGATATAAGTTTCGTTTTGGAGATGAATATGAGTGGAATAAAGATTGGCGAGGAAAATGCCTATATAACTGGACAGATGTTTATAACACATTTATTGGAGGAGGAAATACTAGGAGTTGATAACTACAAGTGGAATGTTAGCACGAGAATTGCTAAAAGAGGAAGATGATTTTGTAACCGTTTTGCTTAATGGTAGAGAATATATTATTGAAAGCATTGGACGAGTATTCGATTATGTTGACTCACCTACTTCACACAAATGTTTAAAAATTAAAGAATGTGGAGAAGGATATATAAAAAGATAATTTAAGGAAGGAGATACTTAATGAGAGTAATAAAAAGAGATGGAACATTTGAAGATTACAATGAGCAAAAGATCATTAATGCGTGTAGTAAAGCTGCAAGCAGAGGAATGGTTGAATTAAGTGAAAAAGATTATGCGAAAATTGTAAATGATGTCTGGAGTAAAATTGAAGAAATTTATAACGAAAACGAAGACATTGAAATTTATGATATGCATAACATTGTTGAGGCAGTGTTAGAAGAAGATTTTCCTGTAGTTGCTAAGATGTATAAAGAGTATAGAAATTACAAAAAAGACTTTGTACATATGATGGATAATGTATATGGAAAAAGTCAGGCTATTCGATACATTGGAGATAAAAGTAATGCTAATACTGATTCAGCATTGGTGGCTACAAAACGTAGTCTAATTTACAACGAATTGAGTAGTGAGCTTTACAAAAAATTCTTCTTAACAAGAGATGAAAAACAGGCAATGAAAGATGGGTATATTTATATCCACGATAGAAGTGCGAGATTGGATACTATAAATTGTTGTTTGTTCAGAATTGGTGAAGTGATGAGTGGTGGATTTGAAATGGGAAATGTTTGGTACAATGAGCCAAATTCATTAGACACTGCATTCGATGTAATGGGAGATATTATTTTGTCTACAGCTGCACAGCAGTATGGAGGTTTTACAGTACCAGAAGTAGATAAGATTTTAGAACCATATGCTGAGAAGTCTTATCGAAAATATTTTGGAGAATATTTAAGTATTGCTGATGAAATTGAATACGAACAGCCTGCAATAGTTCATTCAGAAAAAGCTTGCAAATATGCTATTGAGAAAGTCCGTAGAGATTTTGAACAGGGCTGGCAAGGAATTGAATATAAATTAAATACTGTTGGAAGTTCCAGAGGGGATTATCCGTCAAAATTACAGGCGGCATAATACAGTGATGTATTAATGAAAATATGGTGAACCTATAAATATAGGGTGTGTTAATTAATGATTAATGCTAACGGTATCAGTTAAATAAGATTGTTCATATGACAATTATGAACCTTTATAGAGTCCATAAGCGAATACACTGACTAAGAGAGCCTACGGTCTTTTTATAAGATAGCAGGTAATACCGTGCCTTGAATAAGGGTGTAACGACTAAATGATTTATAATCGAAAGCATATAGGTGAAATTCCTAATGTGTAGCACCATACACGAGATGTCCTTATTTAAGCCTATGAATAGACATAGGGTGATGAGATAGTCTACTCCCACTATTTGATAGTGTTAAAGTATCAGGAAACTGAGGGTGTAAGGTTGTAACAATGACGATTGGACTTGCAACAGGTACATTTGGTAAGATGGCTGCCATTGAATTATTAAATGTTCATAAAGAAGGACAGGGTAAGAAAGGGTTTAAACGTCCTGTTTTATTCCCTAAGATTGTGTTTTTATATGATAAGGATCTTCATGGGGATGGTAGTGAAAAATATCCTAATGCAGATGTATTCAATGCAGGAATTGAATGTAGTAGTAAAACAATGTATCCAGACTGGTTATCTTTAACAGGCGAAGGATATGTATCTGAAATGTATAAGAAATACGGAAAAGTAGTTAGTCCTATGGGTAAGTGCAAATCAGCCCATGTAAAACGGTATTAAACTGTAAGCTTAACAGGTGTGGCTTTTAGCTGCTAACAGATAGGTCTATTGGAGAAGAAATTCGGTATTACTATAGATGAAGCTGTGCCTTAAATATTAAGGTCAATCGACTAACGGTGATGAGTGTAGCCGTGTAGAAATAGAGATAAGCACTATTTCCAAAGATACCGCCCAATGACAAGGATTAGGACACCTTAGAGGGAAAAGCTAGTCAGTGCGTATGGTGACATACGATTAACATGTGTAGAGCATTTCTATCGCCTTGGTATGAAAAAGGTGGTATGCATCCAGCAAATGAAGATGATAAACCAGTATTTGAAGGCCGTTTTAATCTTGGTGTAGTATCTCTTCATTTACCTATGATTCTGGCGAAATCCAGAAAAGAATCAAAAGATTTTTATGAAGTATTAGATTATTATCTTGAATTAATTCGTAATCTTCATAAACGCACATATGACTACATTGGAGAATTACATGCAAGTGTAAATCCAGTAGCATTTTGTGAGGGTGGTTTATATGGTGGATATTTGAAACCAGATGATAAAATTAAATCCATTCTTCCACCAATGACAATCAGTTATGGAATTACTGCATTAAATGAACTTCAGAGATTATATAACGGTAAATCCATCAGAGAAGATGGAGAATTTGCGTTAGAAGTTATGCGATACATTAATGAATATGTAAATCGAATTAAGGAAGAAGATCATATTCTTTATGCAATTTATGGCACTCCAGCAGAAAGTCTATGTGGATTACAGGTAGAACAGTTTAGGAAGATTTATGGAATTGTTGAAAATGTATCAGATAGAGAATATGTAAGTAATTCTTTCCATTGTCATGTTTCCGAAGATATGAGTCCTATTGAAAAGCAAGATAAAGAATATAGATTTTGGGATTTGTTTAATGGTGGAAAGATTCAGTATTGCAGATATAACCTTGGATACAATAAAGAGGCAATTAAAACATTGGTTCTTCGTGCTATGGATATGGGATTTTACGAAGGTGTAAATTTAGCAATGTGTTATTGTGAAGATTGTGGTTATCAGCAAGTAGAGATGAATGTTTGTCCCAAGTGCGGAAGTAAAATGATTACTAAAATCGACAGGATGAACGGATATTTAGGATTCACTAGAGTTCATGGAGAAACAAGATATAATGACGCTAAAAATTCTGAAATCAAAGATAGGGTGAGTATGTAGTGAATTATCACAATTTAACATATCCCGATCAAAATAATGGTGATGGTCTGAGAGTTGTTTTATGGCTCTCAGGCTGCTCTCATCATTGTTTTAATTGTCAAAATCCTCAAACATGGGATGAAAACAGTGGGATTGAATTTGATATAGAAGCTAAGAAAGAATTATTTGATGAGTTAAGTAAAGATTACATTTCTGGAATTACTTTTTCTGGTGGAGATCCACTTCATGAAAATAATATCATTGAAGTAAACAATATCATTCAAGAAATTAAAAAACAGTTTCCCAATAAAACAATTTGGCTTTATACAGGATATACATGGGAAGAACTTTTCCCAACTGTAATACCAACTGTAACATTAGATTGCTTAGACATTGACAAATTTGTGCGTCAACAAATCATCAAATCCTGCAATGTTGTTATTGATGGCCCATATATAGATGATCTAAGAGATATTACACTTAAATGGAGAGGTAGCTCCAACCAGAGAGTAATTGATATACAGAAAACTCTTCAAAATGGAGAAATAGTATTATGGACAGATTGAATGATATATCTTTGGCGTATTTCAGGGAAGAAATATATCAATATGAAATGATGTTAAAAGGCTGTTTGAATGATGAATATCGAGAATATTTAAATAAGAAGTTGAAGATTTATAAATACGCAATCAGTTTAATAAAAGAATACGGAGGTGATAATAATTGATTTTAAACTTAGACAAAGATGTAACCCCAGAAAAACTTGTCAAAGCAGGTTTCAGAAGTAGATCTGATAACAAGCGATTCTATACATTAAGGGAATATCTTTATAAGGATACAATTTCTCTTTCGATTACCATTGATTTCGCAAAGGATGAAGATGAACAGTTAGAGTGGTATGTAATTGATAGTAATACGGGGACTACATATAATACATTTTATTTTACGCCTAATACCTGTAGAGATCTGGTAAGAGAAGAAGTAATCAGAAGTTTTAATGAAATAATTGGAGAATTATCAAAGAGAAAAATTTTATATATTGTGGAGGAATAATAATGCAGAGAGTTGGAATGTTTCATAAAGTGAGTTTTGAACAGTTTAAAAAAGATATGACAAAGACATTTAGAGATATGTTTGCAGAGGATGTTCTTTTAAATATTTATAAAGAAATTAAGCTTCCAGAACGTGCTACAAGTGGAAGCGCAGGATATGATTTCTTTTCGCCTATTTTCAGTGTTGTCCATAAGGGTGAGAGTGTTGTGATTCCAACGGGAATCCGATGTGAAATGAAGAAAGGATGGTTTTTAGGAATTTATCCTAGATCTGGACAGGGATTTAAATATGGTATCAAACTTGCTAATACAGTAGGAATTATTGATAGTGATTACTACCATTCAGATAATGAAGGTCATATCTTTATTAAGTTTGTAAACGATTCTTGTATCGGGGAGGATGTACCATTAGCTCCAGGAATTGCGATGGCACAGGGAATCTTCATGCCATATGGTCTTGTTTACAATGACAACGTTGATGCTAAAAGAAATGGAGGCTTTGGATCTACAGATGGTAAATAATCCAAATAATAAGTGTGGTAACTGTATCTATTACAATGGAGAAGAAGAGGAAGAATACCAGTTTTGTGATGTCAATGAAACGTGGGTTTCATCTCAGGGATATTGTTGGAGACATACATTTAGAAAACCAGTAGAAGAGGAAGAATAACATATGAGTTTATTAAACGCCGGAATTGCAGCATTTTCATTAATCGTCATGCCCTTAACGGGGCAGACGAACATAAATCAAACAAATATAATTGACACAGTATTAACAGTAGAAGAAATTAGTTGTGAAGCACATTATATGTACGCAATAGCAGAGGGAGTGAATATAAGAAATGCTCCCAATTTAGAATCCACCATTTTAGACCAAACTCTTTTAAATACTCAATTTGAAGTTGTAGGTGAATACAATGGATGGAGTATGATTACAACAGAAGATGGTTATGCTTACATATCATCCCAGTATTTAAGTGATATACCAGTTGGCAATAGATGGAATATTTTGTTAAATGAATCAGAAAAAGATTTATTGGCAAGGATTGTAATGCTTGAATCTGGAAACCAGTCTGATAAAGGACAACAAGCAGTTGTAGAAGTAATCTTTAATCGTATTTATTCCGATGAATGGCCTGATACCTTATATGATGTATTAAGTCAGAAAAGACAATTCTCAACATGGAAAAATCGTAATTCTAAAAGAGCAATCCCAACAGAACAAGTTAAAAGAAATATTGAATTAGTATTAAGTGGTAAGACGGATATATTACCAATGGACACAGTGTATTTTTCCCGTGGTGGAGAAAATTCAAGAGTGGAACGAATTATTGGAGATCATGTCTTTTGTAATAGGTAAGAACGTAAGGGCTATATTGGTTTATGGCCCTTACTTTCTATATTTTATATGTGAGGAAAATATGGATAATATAGATAGATACTTGAAAGTAAAAGATATCCAAAAAATTATAGGTTGCAGTGAAAAGAAAGCATATGCTATAATAAAGAAGAAGTCCTTTCCTAAAATTAAAATAGGAAAGCAATACTATATTCCAATAGCAGCTTTTCATGAATGGGAGAGGACGTATATGTTTAAGGAATTTAAAATTGAATAGTGACCTCTGGTTGATGAAGTGTCACCGAAAGTGTCACCGATTTTTAAAAAACATAGTATTTACAAGGAAAAAGGGGATTTTCTTACGGTCTCCAAAACCGTAGATGGGGGTTCGAGCCCCTCTTCCCCTGCTGGCTATTTGAAAAAATAGCCCAACCCGCAAGAAGTCCGGAGTACTGTAGAGTATTCCGGTTTTTTGTATTTAAACAAGGAAATCGGAACAGGAGATACAGAAATTTATGAATAAGAAGGAATGTAATGAGATCAAAAAACTTTTTACCCCTGCAAACTGTGCCATCAGCCGGATCTGCGGCTGCTATGTAGATTCAGAGAAAAACAAAAAGACAGAATTAAAGGAAGCCTTCCTTTCTTTGCCGGAGGAGGAGGCATTTAAGTATTTTACCATTTTCAGAAACGGGCTTTCGGGAACAGTGGGGAAAAATCTTTTAAATATGGAGTTTCCTTTACATACGGAATCAGAAGGGGGCACCCAGAACTTTCTTTTAAAGCTGAGAGACAGTGAATTAAAGGATGAGGCGCTCATCGAGGAGTTTTATGATAAGATTATTGCCAATTTTGATTACGGTGAGAATTATTATATCATTCTCATCCACTGTGCCTATGATATTCCTGCAAAGGCCACAGACGGTTCGGAGATGTTTGACGCGTCTGATTATGTATATGAGTTTATCCAGTGTACCATCTGTCCTGTGAAGCTTTCAAAGGCAGGGCTCTGTTATAATTCCATGACAAATGCCATTGAAAACCGCATCCGGGACTGGCTGGTGGAGGCGCCCATCAACAGCTTCCTGTTCCCGGCTTTCAATGACCGGAATACAGATATTCACAGTCTGCTCTTTTATGCCAAAAATCCGGAGCAGCTGCCGGACAGCCTGATTGACGAGGTATTAGGCTGCGGGATTCCCATGTCGGCCAAGAGCCAGAAGGAAACTTTTCAGGCGATCGTGGAGGAAACACTGGGAGAAAACTGTGATTTTGAAACCGTAAAAAATATCCATGAAAATTTAAGCGAACTGGTAGAGGAGACAAAGGACGAGCCAGTGCCTTTGACTCTGGATAAGTACCAGGTAAAGAAGCTCCTTGAAAATAACGGCGCATCGCCGGAGAAGCTTGAGGAGTTTGAGGAGCGCTATAAGGATGTGGAAAATACGCCGGAAACAAGCTTTGTGGCAGCTAATGTGGTAAACACAAAGACATTTGAAATAAAAACACCGGACGTGACCATCAAGGTGGCTCCGGATAAGACGTATTTGGTGGAAAACAGGATGATCGACGGACGCCCCTGCATTGTCATTGCCATCAATGAGCATGTGGAAATCAACGGTATTTCCTGTCGTCCCATTGCAGTACAGAAATAGGCTTTCTGCACACCCAAAGTAAGGCAGTCTATGCACACTTTATGCTGTATGGACAAAAAAAGTAATAGTTGCTATAATGACTACAGCCATATTACAAAAGGAAGGGTGAACTTACAGATGAGTCGTACAATTAAAGCAGGTCATGTATATCGACAGTATTCCCGCGACGGAATGTTTATTGCAGATTATAAAAGCTCCCGTCTGGCTTACGAAGCGACAGGCGTATCGTTAGGTTCTATCGCCAGAGCTGCCCATGGAGAGCGTAAAACAGGAGGCGGTTATCTGTGGCGGGTTGTTCCTGAAAATACTCCCGAAGATCCGATCAGCGTAGATCTTACCAGCCGGATCGGCTACCATGACAAGCGTCCGCTGATCCAGATGACGTTAGACGGCGAACCGGTTGCTGAATTTATTTCTATTGCTCATGCCAGCCGAAGTCTGGGCATCAGCAGAAGAAGCCTTTCCTGTGCTCTTACCGGAGCACAGAAAACGGCCGGAGGCTTTATCTGGAAGGAAAAAGAATCAGAAGAAAACAAATAAAATTGTATAATATACATAAAACACAGCGCAAAATACGGGCATAATCTGAAAAAAGTGCTGGAAAAATCCCCTTTCCTATAGTACAATAAGGACACGAGGCAGACAGCCGGGACGGTTAAAGGTTCCCCTTCGTCTGTAAGGTTGTCTGTCCATGAACAGGAAAGGGGATTTTGTT